AAGAGGTAGTCTGAGCCTGCTCGATGACGCCGGTCGTGGTCCTGTAGATGAAGAACTGCATCGTCATGTCTCCTTACGACGCCTTGATGCCGACGTAGTTGTATTCAAAATAGACTGTATAGACTTCTCTTTCGGAATTGCTGTCGATTGGAATTTTGATTGTAGCGCCAGGGCCAACTTTAAACCTGTAACCCGCTTTCCCCATTGTGTAGCCAGAATCCCTACCACTGCCTCCGTATGCCGGGAACTTGATATAACTTGTATCGCCGCTGCTATTAAGAAGCACCGAAACCTCATACATATAATCTGCGGTGCTGGGCAGGGTGAATATGGTTACGGAGGTGCTACTATCTGCACTCAATGCCGCCGACCCACTCCCAGACCCGCCCAAGGTATTCACAGTCATTTCGCGTTACCTCCAGAATCCAATGAAATCCATTGCGATGACGAAGCCGGCACTGGCACCGCCGCCACTAGAAACCTGACCGATCACGTCCCAGGCAGAGCCGTTCGACCGAATCTTCGCGCTTTCCCCCGCCGCAAGCTGACTGGTCGCCGCGCTACCAATCGTCTGCGAGCTGTAAGGATCGATCGTCACGGTGCCCGAACCGACATTGGCAATCTCGACCCACCAGCCGTCGCCGACCGTCGAGGCGCTCGGCAGGTAAACCGTGAAGGTGCCGCTACAGCGCTGGAGCCGGCCCAAATCCGTCTCGCTCAGCGTGACGCTGTAGGTGCGGTAGGTCTGGTCGATCAGGCGGCGCGACAGACCGACGGTGCTGAAGTTGCTGCCGTCGCCGTAGATCAGGCAGCTCTGGCCGGGATAGAGCGTCAGCGCCGAGGCGCCGTCGATGGTCTGTGAGCTGTAGGGATCGATCGTGATCAAGCCCGAACCGTCGTTGCGCACGGCAAACATGAAGCCGTCGCCCAGCGTCCCAGCCGCATCCAGATTCAGCGTGAAGGTGCCGGAGCACTCGAACAGCCGGCCACGATGCGACTTGTAGATGGTCATGCCCGAGGTGCGCGGCACGGTCGGCATTCGCGGGATCATACCGGCGGCCGACGCCGCGCTGGGTGTGACGGCGTGCTCGGCGTCGCTGCCGTTGATCACCTCGCTCTCGGTCGCCACACGCTTCGTGCGCCCGAATAGCCTCCAGCCATTCGCCGCGCGATAGACTTGAGCCTGTTCGCCGGCAGCCAGCGTGACGGACGTGCTGCCATCCACCGTGTCGGTGCCCGTGCGCGCCAGGGTCACGTCGCCGCCGCTGGCGTTCTTGACCAGAACGAACATGCCCGTCTCGACACTGGCGTCGGGCAGAGTGATCGTTACGGCGGCGGTCACGTCGAGAAAGCGCGCATGATGCTCGCGCGTGAGCGTGAGGGCGCTATTGACGGTCTCGACGGTCACATGCTCGGGGAGAGGCTCCCAGACGGGCACAGCGGCGTCGAGAAGGCGATAGGCGCGCTTCAGGTCGGCACGGTAGCAGATCATCCCGACTTCGAGGTTCGCCGTCGGAAACGCCGTGCCGGCGAAGTCGGACATGACCGAGTAGAAGTTGTTCAGGATCAGCCCGCGGCTCTCCTGAAGCGTCCTCGTTTCTTCGATGTGCGTGAAAGACTGCATTCTGTTCCTCAGTCAGCGTTGACTTATTATCTCGTGCGAGGCTGATCAGGTCAATAGCCGTGGGCCACCCAGCTCACCGTCGCATCAACCACGGTGTTGTTCGGGTCGCGCACCTCAACATCAAAGCCGTTTTCGGTGACGTTGCTGATGATCGGCACCGAGAGCGGGCTCGCCGAGGTGCTCTTGAGCATGACCAGCACCTCGGGAACGATGGTGAAGCGCCGGCCGAAGGTGACATGCGTGGAGCCACCGTTGGTATCAGTCAGACCGCGCTCCAGCACGTCGGGCACGTCCACATAGGTCTTGATATCGCGCAGCCGCAGGCGGTCGGCTGTCGCGGCGTCGGCGACATACTGGATCAGCGCCTTCTCAAAGGTGTATTCGCCAGGCTCAAAACGGCGAAACGGCGCGTAGCCCGGAGGCGAGCCGTAGAACATCATGGCCTGAAACTCATTGTCGCTGATGCCGTGATCGAGGATCGAAATGTCGGAAATCACGGCATTGGCCTTTTGCAGCCTGGCGTCCACGACCTTAAACGCGCTGTCGAAGCCGAAAACGATCCGCTTGCTCGGCGTTTCGGCCACGTCGATCGTCTCGGCGATCGAGCGAACGAAAGCGATCTGGCGGTTTATTCCGTCGTCGATGGTCGCGCTTTCCTGCACGTTCTTGGTCAGCGTCTTGACGAACGAGCTCGCCACGTCAAAGGCGCTTTCGAAACGCTTCACGTAGCGCTTGTCCATCAGCTCGCCAACACCAACGACCTCGCTGATCCGACGGCTGTAGTTGATGTCGTCCATGTAGGTCTCTGCGACCTTGATGGACTCGGAGACCCCCTTGTCGAAGGCGTCGTCGTAGCCCGTTTCCGTCACCGACAGGCCCGAGGACAGCTCCAGCTTGAACCCTCGGATCACACGATCGGACAAACCGATCGTTTCGCCCACCTCGAACGTGAAGTGCCAAGAGGCGGCAGTCGCCCAGGACCGCGCCGCCAGGTCGTCGGACCAGGCGAAACTGCCGTCGCTCCAGGCATAGAGCGCGTCGTTCTGGCGGGAGACGGTGGTCATCAGGACAGCGTGAAGGTAAACGTCATGTCGATGCTGTCGTCGGCGCCCTTGTTCACCACGTCGAAGACCACGCGGTCGAACATGGTGCCGGCGGTGTCAGCGTTGAAGACGCCCGCTTCCGTCAGCGCGCCGGTAGCTTCGCCGGTCGCCAGTGTGGTCGACAGCGTGAAGGTCTTGGTGCCGGCGGTGTGGGCGTAGGTCGCGGCCTTGCGAAAAATCTCGCTCAACAGGGCGGTCTGCCCAGCCGCGGCGGCGGTGTTGGTGTTGTCGTCACCAACGGCGATGTGGGACAGCAGCGCCGGGCGCGTCGGGCTACCCAGCGCGTCGGCGATCAGGTCGAAGCCGGCGTCCACGATCATGTTCGCCTTGCGCTTCTCGACGATCTGGCCGTCGGCCTTGCGCAGCGCCAGCGAAAGCTCGCCGTGAACCTTCATTCCTTCATTCATGTGATGATACCTGCCTTGTGTTAGTCAGCGGTGATTTATCTTATCACGCGATGGAAAGCCATGTCATCCCTCCTAGCGGCGCGGCATCGGCGCGACCGACACTTTGCTCGCCGGTCACGGGCTTGCCGATGCGCAGCACGCGCTCAGTTGCCGTCTGGGCAATGGCCAGGATGATGAGCTCGTCGGCGTTCAGCGAGACGTTGCCGGCAACCACATTGACACCATCGCTGCCGCGCAGGGTTAACGTTCCGTCGGCGCGGTTGTAGACGACTTCCATCTTGATAGCCGGCGTCACGCCATCGTCGCCCACACTCATGATGATGCCCAGGTCGATCTCGCTCTTGGGCCTTATCCACTCCACCACGCTGAACTCCGGGCTCGTGGAGATCGGCCAGGTCAACGTGGTCATGTCGTTGACCAGCACGCCGTTCAAGAAGCGGCCCTCAGCGAACGAGACGCCGCTGCTGACGCTTGGCGTGGCGCCGCGGATGCCGGTGGTGTCGCTGTGCAGCGTGAAACCCTCCAGCTCCTCGGCGACGGGGCCGCGGTAGAGCGACATGCGTCGGCGCATGGTGACGGTTTCGATGTCACCATCATCGATCCAGGGCGTGATAGCTTCGGGCTCGGTCCAGTCGAAGTTGGCCTCGGTCCAGTCGAAGGCGGTGGACAGCAGCACAGCCTCGGGCGTGTCGCTCATATAGACACGCGCCTTCTCGTAGACCTCCGGGTGCTCGGCCGGCAGATCGATGAGATAGGTGTATTCCGCGTGCGCCCGACCATCCTTCATGATGAGGTGGTTGTCGAAGCTCTGGAAGAACCCGTTCTTGGAGCCCGACCAATTGATCGCTCGCTCATCCTGGTTCCAGATGAGGTTGTGATCCTCATGCTCGACCAAGGCGATCGTCGAGTAGGCGGCTCGCGTGCTGTAGAAGCCCAGGTCGTTGATCGCCTTGATCCAGTAGGTCTCCTCGGCGCCCACGACCAGCGGCACCGTGATCCGGTCGCTGTCGGTCACACCCACCTTGTCGCCGGCGCTCCAGTTGTAGCCGCGACGCACCTCGTATTTCTGCACCAGGTCTCCGGTCGGGTTTTCGTCCCAAGCCATCACGACACTATTGGCCACCTGAGTCGCCTCGAACTCATTCACGACGGCCGGCGGCGGGGCGTCAACGGTGATCGCCACCGTCCAGGATTGCAGGTTCACCACATCGAGAGACCGGATTTCGAAGCGGTATTCACCCGGCTCTTCGATCCCCTCCCACTTGAAGTGGGTGCTGTCGTGGTTGTGGGCGATCTTTTTACCGTTGGCCCAAATGTTGTAGCCCGTCACGTCGATGTCGTCAGGCGCCTCCCAGGTCAGCTCGATACCGCCGATGACACGGCGACCCTGGAAGTTGGTCGGCGCCATGGGCGGGCGGTATTTTCCCAGGACATAGTGCCAGCGACGGGGCGAACGCCAAAGAGGCATACGGCCGCCACCCGAGCCTAGCGAGGCGACACGCACGTCGATGGTGGACTTGTCGTTCGCCTCAAACTCAAAGAAGGACGAGCTGGCGCCGAGACGCTGCTTCATCTGATATTCGCCGCCGTTGGTGGCGACATAGACTTCTGCGCCGCCGTAAAGGCCCTCTGTCGGGTTTTCCCAGGAAACGGTGACGAAGGTGCGGATTTGTCCGTTGACTCGACGGATCGTGTCAGCGACGTAGAGATTCTTCACTGCCGGAACACTGTCAGGCAGACTGGTGTAGCTCTCGACAACGGCGTTTTCCGGGTCTTCGTAGACGCTCTCGTTGTATTCGATCGCCTTGATTTCCCGCTCATTCTCGCCGTCGCCGTTGACAGCCAGGACGCGGAAGGGCTTCGATGTCTTTTCGACCGGGCCGAACATGAAGTTGGCGCCGGGCTCGATCGTGCCCTCCCAACCCGAATAAAGCTGGATACGCCGGCCCGAGCTGCGCCAGGTGATCACGTCGCGCTCAAAAATAACATCCGTGTCCCACAACTCCACGGTCAGACCGGCATAAAGTCCATCTGTGCTTTCCAGAGCGATCTCGGTGCCGCCGGCGCCCTCGTAGATACCTGTGATGCCAATATCGCGGCTCCCCGAAATGACGCGCTTGGCCTTAATCTCGGGATCGACGCCGCTGACCACGATCACGTCGCCCACCACATTGCTGATCGTCGCGTTTTGGCGCCGCAGCGCGCTCTGATGCACCAGCAGCTTGTGAGGCTTGCTCATGTCGATCTCGACATCCTTGTCGAGAATGACCTCGTTGTTCGACACCACACTTTCGATGCGACCACCAAAGCCCCACTTGGGCATGTCGTGCTGCACCAGCACCAGATCGCCCGGCACGCAGGCGATAGCCTCTAGCGGCGCCGAAAACGTCACCGTCTGGTGAATGAGACGGTTCATCTGGAGGTGCAGCCACGCCTCATAGACGGCCTGCGTGCGATTGGTCACGCCGATCATATTAACCGGCGCGGTGCGGCGCGGACGACCGTCATCGATCGCGTCGGGACTAGCAACACGGATGGTGGCCTGACGGTAGTCATCCTCCTCGTCGTAGAAGGACATTTCGATTTCGTTGGCGCGGTCCTCGATCGGCAGCCATTCGATCGAGAAGGTGTCTTCGATCATATTGGACACGCCGAACATCATCACCGGAGCTGACGGCGCCTCGGTGACGACGCTGTAGCGCGTGCCGACGCGGTTGACCTGGGCATGACCGACGCGCAGCACGCGCTGGATGGCATCCCAGACGTTCGCGCCCCAATCGAACACGCCGTTGAAGGTCAGACCCTTCTTCTCGCAGAACTCGGCCCACTCCACGAACGAGGGAATGTCGATCCGCTCAAGCGGCACCTGCGCGCCGTAGCGCGCCGTCAGAATATCCAGCGTGATCCATGCTGGATTGTTCGACCACTCGTAGGCCGTCTCGTTGCCGTTGTAATCGAACTTCCGCAGCTTGCGCCCTTTCACCAGACCCGTGATCGTCGGGCGCTGGTTGAGCTGATCCGTCACCAGAATTTTCGTGCAAAGCAGCGCCGTGTAGCGATAGCCGACCGGATCGCTGATGATCTCGTTCACATCGACCAGGTTCACTTGCTCCTGAACGCGCGTGCTCGTGCTTTCCGAACGACCACGCCGCACGGAAATCTCGTAGCGATCTTCGATCAGGTTCTCGATAACCAAAGAGTCGCGCACGGCGCTGGTGGAGCGCCCCCCAAAGATGTAGGACTCCTGAATTTCGGCCGAAATCGTCTGGATTTTGGCGTAGCGAACCGACGAACCGGCGATTTCGACCTTAAAATAACGCTGGGCGGCGCTGTATGTTGGCGTCTGGAATGAAGCGGTTACGGAATGAACTGCGGTCGTGCCGTAGTGTGGATTATGGACCACCCTTCGCTCGACAAGCGACCAACTCGCCCCATCGGTCGAAGTGTAAAGATCCATATCCAAGTAGCGTTCCGAACCTGTGGCGCTGGATCTGGCTTCAACCCGCGCTCTCGTCATCGCCTCTTGGATGTAAACGACAGAGGAGCTCTGAAAACGAGCTGGGCCGCTGCTGACAGGATAGCCGCTTGCTACGGAGTCATTGCGCCCGGTCTTCCAGATTGTAGCCCCGATGCTGTTCCAGTTTGTCGTCCCCAGGCGACGATAGTTGATGATTAAAGGCACATCGCGACCATGCAGACTGCCCTGGTCGTCGAAGTAGGAAAAGCCTCTGGGTGCCACGAAGTCCAGGCGCAGCTTGTCTACCTTGCGAACGGTCGTGTGAAGCACATCCTCATCATGCTTCAGGCGCATTCCCTTGTGCTCAGGGATAACTGTCTCGTTGAACCAAGGCGTGCCGTATTGGTCAGCCGTGCCCGGCAGGAAGCGTGTTTCCACATCCTGATAGTTGTCGATCGGCTGATCGTTGATTTTGATGTCGGTGATGTCCTCGATCTCGCCTTCCGAGATCACGTTCATCAGGAAGAGGTGCTGCTTTGTGCCGTCGTTTTCAACGTGGATGCCGGCCATGTTGCCGCCGTAGCGGTGCAGGCCGTAGACCACGGGCACCTTGACGCCTTCCTGAGAGCTGTTTTTCGGCCCATCGACACCATAGGTCGGCGAGCTTTTCTGCGCCTCGTTGATGCTGGCGTCGGGCGTGTCGAGCATCGGCGGCGGAAGTAGAGCATTCACCAGCATGGCGCCGGCGGCCGTAATGACTGCGCCGGCGACGCCCGAGATCACCGCAAAGGACGTGGAGGCCGCGGCGGCGGCTGACCCGGCTGTCAGCCCCGTCATGCCGGCAGCGATCGCAGGCCCCGCCCAGGCCGCAAAGGCGGCAACTGCGATCATGGCGACCAGGCGGATGATGCCCTTGCCGCCACCACCACCACGCGGCACCGGCGTTGCCGTGATGTAGTCGCCCGGCGCCAGCGTGACCTCGCGCCACTGCTCGGCGTCGATCACCTTGCCGTTGATGCCGACCGCCCACTCGACGGTATCGGGCAGGCCATCCATGTAGTCCGCCAGCGTGCGCTCATGACCCCACACCAGCTCCGCCTGCTCGCGGTCGGTGAGGTCCATGGGGTTGTAGCAGACCGCGATCTTGACGGTCTGCTCCGGGTCCGCGAGCGCGTAAAGCGGCTTGTGTTCTGTCACGGATGACTTACCCTTTCAACTCGTAAAAGCCCAGAACGAGGTTCTTCCAGGTGTCCAGCTTCTCGATCATGACGCCGCCGGACTCTTCCCAGGTATGAACAAAGCGCCGACCGTCCGCCAGCAAGTAGCCGACATGGGCGCCGTAGCCCTTGATGCGGAACAGTATAACACAGCCGGGCCTCTTTTCGCACTGGCTCCAGTCAGGCCTGACTTCATCAATGACACCTGCGACCTGGCGCGGATGACGTGGAGCTCTGTTGTATTCCGGCACGTTCTCAACGCCGTCGCGGCGCAGCAGCTCCATCACCAGGCCGTAGCAGTCGTAGGTGTCGGGGCCGCGGCCGGCGCGCTCGAATGGAATGCCGATGAGATCGCGGATGTCGAACATGCTCTGCGCCATGATTACTGCCCTCTCAGGCCGGGGAAGCCGCCATAGTTGATGGTGTTGCCGTGCGCCGCGCAGCCGTTGGGGCCTTGCAGGGTCAGATCGCACGTCTTCTGCCAGCCCGTGTAGCCGCACTCCTCGCTTTTGTAGCGCCAGCGGCACTTGTCGGCATACTGGTTGTGCATGGGGAAGCGCTGCATGAGCGGGTTCTCAGCGCCAAGGGTGAACTTCACGACGTAGGACGAGGCCGAGGCCCCGGTGATCGTGAAGGTCTCCATGGCTTCGGGCGGCTGCTCGATGTTGGCGGTGTTGATCACCATTACGCGGACCTGAAAGCCGACGCCGCCGCGGTAGTTCTGCATCCGCATCTGGAGAGCGCGGCTGTAGTCCACGGCGCTGAGCTGAATTTCCGGCACCTCGCCGCTCTCGCGCTTGATCTCCATGTTAAAGTTGGCTGCGACGTAGAGATTGCCCTGGTATTCGACCGCCTCCTCGTTGCGCGCCATGTATAGCGTCTCTACCAGGCCGCCGGTGGCCGGATCGATCACGTCCACCTCCAGAAGCACGATGAACGCCTCGGTGGACGTGATGCGGTTCTTCTCGATGACCGTCGCAACGGAAAGATGGGCGGGCATTAGACCTCCTTCAGCTCGATGCCGCTGATGTCCCAGCGATGCTCACCGCCGCGCCAGCCGGCGTAGGAAAATTGCAGGCTTTCCATGTCGAAGCGGACGTTGTAGCTGCCCAGGCCAGCCGGGTGATCCCAATAGAAGGCCAGGGCGCGACCCTGAACCTGATCCCAGAACGCCTGCAAACGGCGCTTGTCGAGATCGCTGATGTTGGTGTAGCCGGTCTTGAACTTGCGCCGCGGGCGGCGGGTCGTTCGAGGGCGAGTGAAGACATACCCGTCCTCGGACTTGGACATCATGGTATTGTCGATGCTGCCTTCGACGAAGTGCTCCTGATCGGGCTTCGCATCCAGGGTCGGGAAGTAGATCGTCATTTCGAGATCGCCGTCTTCAGGTTGTTGCGGAAAGCGCCGGGACGCGAGGCGTGCTTGAGCACGATGTCGAGCACCATCTTCTCGCCGTCAAAGCGCGGCTGACGCTGTTCGGCGCTCATGGCCTGACCCGACTGGTTGATCACGTTGACCTGCACATCGTTGCCGCCGGAGCCGCCGAGGGCGCGCATCTGCTCCTTGGTGAAGACACCCTCGCCCTTCTGGAGAATGGCCGGCACTTCATCGCTGCGCAGGCCAGGAAAGCCGCCGGCATGGAAGCGCTTGGCGCTGCTCAGAAGACTGGCGATCGGCATCATGTTCTCGACGCCGGCAATGCCGCCGGTGTGATAGAGGCCACCCGCCTGCACGCCGGCGATGGGCGCATTCGACTGCACCATTCCGCCGCCGTAGGACGCGCCAGAGGGCAGCAGACTTATCGGCCCACCACCGCCGCCAATCATGCCACCAATGAAGTTGATGGCGCCGCCCATCAAATTGCCGAGGAGACCGCCGCTGCCATCTTCGCCCATAATGGACTTGGAAAGTTGCGCCTGCATTTGGATCTTGAGAATGCCGGCCAGGATCTCTTCGATCAGGCTGCCCCACTCCATCTTGCCGGTCTTGGCTGCCTCGACGAAGCCGTCGACCATGCTGTCGAGCCAGTTGGCGGTCAGGTCTTCCAGGTTGCCGGTAACGTCGCTCCAGTCGCGCGCCATCTTTTCCAGCGACCCCTCGTTCTCACGCGCCGTCTGCTCACGCAGAGCGCGGATATAGGCTTCGCTGGCCTCGACGACCTCGCGCTTTTCTTCCTCGGTGCCCTCAAACTGCGCGACGATGCGGCGCAGACGCTCCTCCTCGATGCGCAAGCCCGCATTGGCGGCAGCGCGGCGCTCCTCGACGGTGGTCGCCAGGCTGGCCTTGATGTCGCGGGTCTTTTCCTGCCAGGCCGCGGCATTCTCGTAGACCGACGTGTTGAGATAGACCTGCTCGATCTCCTGCGTGCGGGCCAGAGCGCGCTTGTATTCCTCAGGCGACAGGCCCTCCTTCACCTCCTTGAGCGCGGCTGCCATCTGGCGCTGAAGGGCACCGAAGCCGCGGTTCATGTCCGGCGCGTTCGGATCGGCGAACTGACGCTTGGCCTCTTCCATGGCGATCGCCACGTCGTTGGCCTTCTTGGCGATCTTGTCGAGGGCGTCCATACCCTCTTCCTTCTGCTCAAGCGCCTCCAGAGCCTCGGTGAGCTCCTGGGCCTTCTTGCGCGCTTCCGCCAGCTTGTCGGCCGGCAGCAGGTCGGGATCGCCCCAGGTGCCGCTCTTGAGCTTGCTCTCCAGCTTGGCGAGTTCGCCCGACGCGCCCCGCATTTCCGCTCTGGTCTTGGCCAGGCGCGACTTCATGCTGGCGAGATAGCGCAGGAAGCTTTCCTTGTTTTTGTTGCTCTCCGTGTCTTCGTCGCCACTGAGGAAGGTCGTCGGCGTGCTCAGCTTCTCGCTGCGCTCCAGGTTGCCGGACAGGTCGTTGAACAGCTCCGTCAGGCGCGTGATGATCGCTTCCTGCTTCAGCCATTCCTCGGTGCCCTCCTTGGCGGCCTTCTTGGCCTCCTCGGCGACCTTCAGGCGGGCCTGCACGAAGTCCATCATGTTGCGATACTGCGCGGCACGGATCACGCCAAGCTCGCGGGTGCGCTGCTCGGCGTCAAGTTGCTGGGCGTCAGCGAACTCGGAATAGGTCTTGGCGTGCTGGTTGTAGAGGCGCTGCTCGTCTTCAAGCTGACGGCGCAGACTCAGCAGAGCGGCATCGGCCGAGCGCTCGGCCGCCTCCTTGCGCTCCGTCTCCCTGATGTTCGCAATGCGCTGTTCGCCGTCGCGCACCTTGTTGGCGGCGGTGTCGATGGTGTCCTGAATGTCCTTCAGAAGCGCGGCGGCCTGGCGCTCGTATTCGCGGCGCTTCTCCTCTGAGAAGAACATGGTGCCGGCGCCGAGCTCCTTCACACGATCGATGAGCTCCTGCGGGACAAGCTCGCTCGCCTCAAGACCGTAGAGGGCCTTTCGAGGGTCGCCACGCTGCTCGATCAGCTTCATGGCGTTATTGAGCTTCTCGATGGCCGTGGCGCTGTTGTCGATGTCCTCTTCGACCTGGGCGATCACTTCGCTGTTCGTGATGCCCTGCTCCAGCTTCTCCCAGGCTTCCCTGGACTGCTCCAGCTTGGACTCGAACTCGATCAGGCCCATCACCCAAGCGTCGATCGCCAGGCCCACGCCGATGCCGATCGGCCCGGCCAGGGCGCTCAGAACCTTCCCCAGCCCGCGCACGGCCGTAGAAGCGCCAAGCGCAGCGGTGCGGAAGCTGCCGTAGCCGCGGGCGCCGGCCAGGCGGGCGACGGCGGCCTGCTGCACTCGCATCTGGCGCCCCGAACGCTCCAGGTCCATTCGGAACGTGCCGATTGCTGTGCGCGCGTTGCCGATCGCCTTGCCGAAGCCGCGAATGATCTGAACCGCCTTCATGGTGCCGTAGAGCACCAGGAGCGCCTTGCCGAGCTGAAGGATTTCGTCCTTGAACTTGATCACGAAATCGATGCCGTCGCGGATCGCCACGGTCATGTCCTTCAGGGCGACGCCGATCTGCTCGGCCGCAGCCTGGCCGCGCGAGCTCTCAAGGACGTAGATCAGGTCGCGAAGCTGTTCCTTCGCCAGCTCGAAAAAGCTGAGACTGTCACCCTCGGCGCCGGCGCCGGCGCTGCCGATGTCACGCTGAAACTCCATCCAGACCGTGCGCAGCTTCGCGACCTGGCCGGTCCAGGTCGTCATCATGCGCTTGGCGGCGCCGCCGTAGACGGCTTCCATTTCCATGAACATGCGCGCCAGAGCCGCCTTGGACTCCATGGTGCCCGATGAGATCACATCCACCATTTCTCGCATGGACATGCCCGTCGCGCGGGCCATGAGGTTTATCGCCTGCGGAACCGCCTCACCGAGCTGCTGACGCAGCTCCTCCATACTGATTACCCCCTTACCGGCCATCTGCTGCACGGCAATGGCCGCACGGTGGAGGAGCTGGTCGTCGCCGCCGAAGGCCGCCACGGAGTTGAGCAGCGCATCCAGGCCGCCCTGCATGGGGTCGATGCCGCCGGCCTTGATTTTGACCATGGCGTCGGAAATGCCACGCATCGAGAACGGCGCATCCTTGGCCTTCTCGAACAGCATATCGATCTGGCTGTTGGCTTCCTCGATCGCGCCGGCGGCCGTGTCGGCGTCGCTCATCCCGCGCATGAGCATGGTCATGCGCTCGATCTCGGCGTTGGCCTGGATCACGGTAAACACCAGGCCGGTCGTGACGGCATGAAGGTTTTCGAGAGCCATCTGAGCAAGGCCGACGGTGACGGTCACGTCGCGAAGCGCATGACCGAAGCTGGCCGTCTTCTTTTCAACCAGCTCCACGTCCTTGATGTTGCTGCGCACCGTCCGCTGAAGGGTTTCCAAGCTGGTGCCGGCGCGCACGACGCGCTGAACGAACCGACCGTCGTCCAGCTCCAGCTCTACCCTGATCTTGCCCGCCTTCATGCCGCTCCCTGTTCGTTAAGCGTTGATTTATCTCAGACGAACTGCAACTGCCGCAGCTCGTCCAGACCCTCGCGATCCAGGGTCTCATCCATCTTGGCTCGCGCCTTGCTGTAGCCCTTGAAGGGCTCGCCCATCTGGCGCTTCAGGTCGTCATGCAGCGTCTCGACGCCTTCCTGATCGCCGTGCTGAGCCAGGCGCATGATGCGGAAGAGACGCATATCTTCTTCCGCTTGGATCTGGTCGATCTTCCCACTCAGGCACCAGAAGGTCTTGAGCGGCAGGGCGAGGGTTTCGCGGTGAGTCATGCGGAAAAACCGCATGACCCTGGCGAAGACGAACGAGAAGTCGATCTCCTCGATCAGTCCGCCTTCGCCGCCGGCGCGTTTCCCTCAGACTGCGCCTCCTTCTCGGCTTCCTTACCGAGCTCCTGGGCGAACTGGAAGATCGCGTTGAGGTGCTGGAGGGACATCTTGTGCCAGCGCGCGGCCGGGACGCTCGGGAAGGAGCGCGCGACCATTTCGATGAGGATCTCGAACTGCTCGATCTCGTCCTTGGTCGCCTTCATGCGGTCGGCGGCGCGAGCATTGGCGATGACATCCTCGACGGTCAGCACCTTCAGATTATGCTCCTCCCCATCCAGCTTGATGACGCGCTCCTCGGCCGGGGCGATCTCGTCGAGGTTCAGCATCTTAGTCATGAGTGTCGATCCTGGTTCCTGGTGTTGAAAGAGAAAGGGTGCCCGCCGTGGCGAGCGAGCACCCTCGTTCAGCGCTGACTTATTATAGCGCTTAGGCGTTGGGATCGCCAACCCGGAAGACGCGCTTGGTCGTCGGGTCCGGGTAGCCCGTCCATTCGCAGTTGAAGATCCGCTCCTCGTCCAGCTTGTAGCTGAAGTTCATCTGGCCGGCGGTCGCCGCCAGAGGAACGATGAAGTCGTCGGAGTAGTCGTCATCGGCGTTCGCGACCGGATGCAGGCGCAGCTCCTTGGCGCGAGCCAGCAGGGACATGCCGACGGCGTTGGTGACATCGACACGCTTGAGCGGATCGACGCCGCCGCTCATGTCGGTGACGGTCGCGGTGCCGATGCTGGTCGCCAGGGTCAGGCTGTTGCCCTCGACGCCCTCGGTGTCGTAGGCGACGCTCACGGTGTCCACGCCGTCATCGCTGTAGGTCGCGACCGAGACGGCCGCATCGGTGGAGGTGTTCAGCTTCGCGGCGGCGTTGGAGACCGTCTCCACCAGATCGACGCCGATGGCAATGTCCGTGGCGGCCGAGGCCGAGTTCTTGAAGGTGAAGGCCACGCCGCCGATGGTGATGGTATCGCCGTCGGAGGGCTGGCCGGCGAACTGGATCGAGCCGGTCGCAGCCGTGCCGCCCGAAGTCGTCAGCGTGGCGCCGGGCATGACGTTGACCAGGTTCTCCAGGGTGGTCTCGGCCAGCGGCGTCGTGACCTTGATGGTGCGGCCCAGAATGTATTCGTTGATCTCGGACTCGCCGAACTGGTCGACCATGACCTTGTGCGTCGAGGTGGAGACGGCGACATCGACGCCGCCCTTGGTGTAGCCGAGGTTTTTGCCATTCCAGGTGATCTCGCAGACCCCCAGCTTCACGTTCTTGGTATCGGACTTCATGCTCTAATCACTCCCTTGCAAGGTTTGAGCGGTTGCAACCGTTTAGGCGCCTCGGGTGGCCGACACATCGAAGTTCACCGAGAACTCCCGCATGTTGCCTTCCGAGCGCGGAAAGGCGACCGGCAGGTGCCGGGCCAAAATCCAGTTGAAGGTCCAGGCGCCCAGCGCCAGGCGCTTCTGCGTGTGCAAAAGATCAAGGATGCGCTGGGCGCGGTCGTGACCTTCCTTGTAACTCACGTCACGCACCACAACCTGAAACGACGCCCGGTGATAGCCGGGCAGCTCCGGGTCGACGCTGATGCCCATGAGATCGTTGGTTAGCAGCACGCCGCGCTTGGCATCCACGGGCATGTGCGCGATGAAAAGATCGGTGCCGAGCGCACCCTCGCCGGCGGCGACAATCTTCTGCGCGATTTCGTCCAGCATCAGGTCAGCTCCCCTGCGATGGCCTGGCCGACGCGTCGGAGAATGCTCTCCTCACGATCGACAGCGGCGCGTTCGAGAAACTTGCGCCCGACCATGCGGCTGAGGGCCTCTGCCTTGCGACGCGAGCGCGGGCCGAGATTGTAGGTCGGGTGTCCTTCCCAGCCCTCGTGCATGAACATGGCGTAAGGCGCCTCATCGAGATCAACACCGACCTCGACGACCTTCCGGCGGTAGCGGCCCTCGTAGCGCACCTCGACGCGGATCGCCTGCTCAAGATTGCCGGTGTCCACGGGCGCGTTCAGCCGCGCCTCGTCGCGCAGCTTGTAGCCCTCTTCCTCGATCACGCGGCGGCTCTTGCGCGTCGTGCGCTCGGAAATCTGACGCAGGTTCACCTGGACGTTTTCGACGCCGCTGATCCGCATCGGCATCACGCGCCCTCCTGCCAGTAGTCGCCATCAACCTCGTAGTGGTCGAGACGGCCGGGGATGGCATAGCGAGGGAAGATCGCGGTGACACGGATCGCCTGGCCGGCGATCTCCACCTTGTCGCCCACGTCGGGCGCGAAGGTCGCCGGGAAAAGCAGGCGCGCGTCAGCCTCCATTTCGGCCGCGCGGCCGCGCGATGCCGAGGAATCTGTTCGAACGGAAGTGCCGTCCCGGCGCGCACGCAGCGTCACGATGGCGCAGCGCAGCCGCGTCACCTTGCCAGGAAGCCTTTGACCGTAGGCGTCGAACCCTCCCGACTTGGTAACGACGCAATCCATGTTCGGAATAAACGGCATGAGCCCATTATATCCTATGTTCAGTCAGTTGTGAATTACCCTGGCGCAACGACAGCATCCGAATTGGGATGAAAAACCTCGTCGCGCAGCGCCAGATATTCGTCACCGATCTCGAACACGGTGCCGGCGTGCCGGTGTTTGGGGTCGGGGTGCTCGATGCGCGCCTTGCGGCGGCCGAACTCGGCCAGCGTGAACAGCATGACCTCGTTGTAGGTGGTCAGCAGATGATGCCGCCAGATGGTTCGAATGTGCTTCTGGCTCTTGAGGCGGCGGCCGCCGCGGTCGCGGAAGTGAAACTGCGGGTCAATGCCGCCGGCCCGGCGCCGCGCCAGAGCGTTCTCGTAGGTGATGCCGCGCAGCCGGGCCTCTCGATCGGTTTCCAGAGCGAGCCGCTGAAGCTCCCGCTTGAGGGTCACGATGTCGCGCTCTACTTGCGCTGCAATCTCATCGCGCAGATACCCCGAGAACGCGCCCAGGTGCTCGCTCAGCGCAGGGTCGCTCTCGGGCTGCATCAGCGACGCCCCGAGACTGTTCCCTGCGATCTCGCGCGCTCTCAGCGCGATCTCGAAAGTGGCCTGTTCGATGTGCCGGGCCTCGTCTTCCAGATAGTCGCGACCGACGGCGTAGGCTTGCGTGACCACCTGGTCGCGCCGACTCATGCTCCAGGTGTCCGTCGAGGCGCCCGCGAACAGGCCGCGGAAGGCCGTCAGCATGATGCCGTAGCGGGCGGCGGCCTGTTCCGCGTGCTGGTGAAGAAAGCCTGTCAGCATCAGCGGCGCACCACCCCGCTCGTGCGGACATATCCGGCCAGGTGGTGCAACGCCTCTGGGGAGACGGGTCCGAGAACAGGCTTGCCGGGGCGGAACATCTGAGAGACCTCGCCGATCGTGTGGCTCATCAAGCCCATGCGGCGCTGCTCACCGACCACATCGCCGCCCAGCAGCACGTCGGCCTCGGCGACCTGGGCGCGATGAATGGCGCCGACAAACTGCGCCGGCAACCGGGCGAACTCGGCGGCGTCCAGATCGGTGATGTCGGAAATCTCACGGATGATGCGGCCACCCTGATACTCGGTTTCCCACAGACGGTCAACGATCCGGTTCTGCGCGTTGGGCCGATCGACCGTGAAGCGCAGCTTGACGATGTTGTGGTAGGCCCCGACGAGGGCCTGGCGCTTCTCATAGTCGGTCTTGATGCCCCAGCTCGTCAGCGAAGGAAGCTCGCTGGCCGTCAGCTCCGCCTGGGCGAAGGTCTGGAACGTGTTGCGCATGATCTCCAGGGTGCGCGCCGTCTCGATCAGAAAGGTCGTGGAGTTGGCCACCGTGCCGGCGTCCGTCGCGAAATCCACCGTCACCGTCCGTGCGCCGCGCAGGGCGCCGTCGGCCAGCGCCATTTGAGTCGGCGTCAGGGTGATGACGGCGGCGCCGGTGCTGATGTCGGCCGGGCCGGTCGCAACCTCGGTGCCGGACTCATCGGTAACGATGAAGGTGGCGCTGTTGGGCAGAACGACCGAGCCCTGCTCGTCCTGGGCCTCAACGGTGATCTCGGCAGAGACGCCGGCACGGTAGACCTCCATGTTACGCCTCCTGGGCCTTCAGGATGTCTTCGATCAGACCCTCGATGCTGCGGCCCTTCACGCCCAGGCGGTCGCCGACATCGCGCAGGCCGTTGATGCCGTGCTCGTCCGCGATCTCCTCAAGCTGCTCGCGCGAGAACATCTGACCGGCGGCCTTCTTGACCTTCTCGGCCTTCTTCTCGGCTTCGCGCCGGCGCTCGGCCTCCAGCTCCTCAGCCTCGACGCGCTTCATGTTTTCGGCGACCTCGGCCTTGCGCTGGTTCTCGGATACGAGGCGCTGGTTCTCGGGCACGCCATCGATGACCTGAACGCGCATGGTCGCGGCGATGCGATCGACCTGCATCTGGTTGAGCTCCTCGACGCTCTCGCCGTTCTCGAACTTCACGCCGTTGAGGTATTCGCTGTAGCGCTCCCAGCCGGGTTCCGTGATCTTGACCTTCAAGGTGACTTTCTCCTGCTCTTAAACAAGGAAGGGGCGAGGTTGCCCTCGCCCCTATTATCAGTCAGTCATGACTGAACCTCAATGATGAACTTAGACGTTCGTCACGCCGGCGACGCGGGCCAGCGACTTGGTGGACTTCAGCGCCGTGCCACAATACCACTTCAGGCGGGTGCGGCTGGCGTCCTTGTTCTGCACCGTGCCGATGTCCTCGACCACGATGCCGGCGGACTCGCCGCCGTAGATGCCGTGCAGGCCGTCGGCCTCGTTGAAGCGCGCAGCGTAGACGGAACAGGTCGCGCTGGACGCGCCCTTCGTCTCGTCGCCGGGCAGGAAGTCGTTGACCAGGATGGGCACGCCGTTGTGCGCCAGCATCGGGCGGCCGAAGTTCTCCATCATGATCAGGTTCGGCTCGATGCCGCCGGTGTTGCGCAGCAGAGCGCGGTAGGCGCGGATCGTGCCGGAACGCATCAGGATGGCGTCGGCGCCGTTGGGCACGGCGTCCAGCAGCTCGTCCAGCATGGACAGCGACAGGGCGTTGCCGTCGGTGCCGGCGTCGATGACCTGGTTGGAGTCGGTCAGGGCCTTGATACCGTCGAACTCCTTGGCGTTGGTGCTGTTGGAGCCGATGGCCAGGGTGCGGCGGAACTTGCGGGCCAGGCCCTTCGCCTTCTGGGCGATCTGGACGGCCTTCTGCGGGTTGTGATCGGACTGCGTGGCGTCGAGGAACTTGTCCACATCCACGTCGCCGGCCAGGACGCGCAGCTTAGCGGTCACTTCCTCGAAGGTCGCCGCGCCTTCCGGCACGGTGTCGTTGACCGGATCGATGAAGTCGCCTTCGGACAGGGTGCTCTCGCGATTGTAGACGTAGGCCTTGCCGTCGACCTTCATGAACGGCAGCACGGCGAAGAGATCCTCCTTATCGATGATCTCCTCGATGACGCCACGCTCCAGCATGTTGTTCGACAGCTTCTCGGCTTCGGCGCGCAGAAGCGGCATATGCTTTACTCCCTTTCTTGAGTCACGGGACCATTTGTTAAATCAGCCGTGACTGATTATAGCAGAGGCCAAAAGGCCCCTGCCATCACTTTTTCGAATTGCCGGCGGTCAGCGACGCCTGAATGCGGCTGACGCCGTAGGTGTCGGGCTCGTTCTTCGGCGCCTTGGCGTCAGTGGTCTTGCTGTCGGCGCCCTTCTTCAGCTTGGAACGCAGCAGATTGTCGCGGTCCGGGTCGGCATCGACGATCTTGCGCAGGGCCTCGTCGAAGCCCATCGGCTCGCCCTTGCCGTCCACGAGCATGTTGCGGTCGTCGGCGCCCTTCGGCTTGTCATAGGCGATGACCTTGCCGTCTTCGATCTCGAAGTGGTCGCCGTAGACGACGCGCGCCTTGCGCGGGGTCAGCAGAAGCTCTTCGCTGATGAACTTGGACGACGTGAACGACTGGCCGACGGTGAGCTCCATCAGCTTGCCGTCGCGCTTGCCGAGCTCGCTCTCCAGCTCCTCGATGCGACTCTGAAGCTCGGACTTTTCAGCCTCGTGCGCCTCGTTCATCTGCTTCTTGAGGGCGTCCCACTCGCCCTTTTCCTCCAGCTTCTTCTGCTCGGCGGTCTTCTTGTCCTTCAGGAGCTTGCGCACCTCGTCGGGGTTGATGCCCTCGAACTGCTTCTTGAGGTTCTTCACCTCGTCCTGGGCTTCCTTCAGGGCCTTCTTCTTGGACATGACCTCCTTCAGAAGCCGGGCCTCCTCGTCGGTCGGGCCGTCCTTCTTGTCCTTGTCGTCGGCGTCATCGCCGCTGGGGTCGTCACCATCGGGCTCGTCCTGCGGGTCCGGGGTATCTTCCGGCTCATCCGCGGCCTCACTGCCTTCCGGCTCGTCCTGGGGCTCGTCGGCGCCGCCCTTGCCTTCCTGCTCGAACATGACCTGCGGGCCGAAGCCCAGCCGGCCGAAGCCGATCATGGGGCCGACGGTCGTGGTCTTGTCGCTGGTGGCAGTCGCGATGCTGCGGTCGTTCATGCTGCTAAGCCTCTCTCTTGGCTTGATGGTGGATACGATGTGGCTGACCAATCACTCGGTCGTGGACCCAAGGCGCCCTATCACTCGGCCGCTTGGGGAGGTTTGGACGGCGGTTCGTCCGCGTCCTTGTTGTTTTGCCCCTGCTCGCTGTCTTCGCCCTTGATCAAGGTCGGGCGGCCAGAGGCGGGCGTCGGCGCCGGCGCCTCCTCGGGCCACTCGTCGAGCTCGTCCTCGATCTTGGAGCGGAGATCCTTGCTGAGCTGGGGCCAGAGCTTCTCGACCACCTGCTTCATCTGCTCGCGCCGCATTACCTTGGGCGCATCCAGCAGAGAAAGCTGGCCGGCGATCTCGAACTCGTCGTAGAGGGACCGAACATCGAAGTTGTCCGGGTAGGTGACGAAGGCGTCATCGCTCGGCTCCTGGCCGTGCCAGAGCAGGACCAGGTTGGCGATGTCGTTCTCCGCGGTTTCCAACGTCTGCGCCTTGGCCGCCAGGAGAGCATTCACTCGCTCGAAGTCGTAGGCCTTGGCGACGCCGCTGGAGTTGTCGATGCCGACGGCGTTGTCCTGCTTGGTCCGCTCCCCAGCCATGCCGACGGAATGGTAAATCTCGTTGATGATCTTGTTGATCACCGTGATGATCATTTCCGCCTGCTTGGGGTCGGGCGACAGATAGAACGGCTGTCCGCCATTCTCCCCGTCGAACACGAAGGCGCGCTTGGTGCCCGCCTCGATCAGCTTCTTGTAGGTGTCCTCGCCCGGCAGGATGCCTTGAGCCGGCATGGCAAGCTGCGAGAACGTCTGGTCCTGAATGATCGCGTCGAGGTTCGACAGATAGTTGGCGATCGCTCGATCCAGATAGGCGATGTCCTGAATGAGCGCCTGACCGACGTAGGGGTCGTCGGTTTCGGCGTGATCGGCGAAGACCACCGGCACGACGCCCAGGCCGTGCTCATCCTCATCCGCCAGCTTGACCTCGACCTTGTTGCCCTTGCGGGTCACTTCGAGCAGGTGCCAGGCATTGCGCGTCCACAGGCGATACCGCTCCTTCTGGCCGCCGGTCGAGGTGAGGGGATCGTCGTCGTCGCGCTTGGGCTCGAACAGCAAAATCCACAACAGCTCGCCCTCGTCGTCCAGGCCGAAGTCGAGGATGTGCTGCGGCTTCACCGCGTAGCCGTAGACGCGCGCCTTGATGTTCTTCTCGTCGGCCTTGCTGATCGCCTCGCCGCGATTAGTGCTGTCGACCACGATCGCGACGCGCCCGAGCATGGAGCTCTTGCGGCTGGTCTCGCGCATCAGATGGCCAATCGGGCGGCCAGAGCGCGTCGCCTTCTTCCAGAACCGCTTCAGCTCGGCCGGCGCGTCCTCGGAGCGCACAGGCTCGACCTTGAAGAGATACTTGTTGACCAGATCCACGACCTCGCGGGTGTGGTTGAAGCGATAGGCGCGTTCCACGCGGTCCTCGAACTCCTGCTCGCCCTCCTTGAAGTAGCGATGGATGTTCTGGCCGAACCAGGCGCGCGTGCCGGCATAGGTGTCTTCCAGAAAGTTCCAATGCCGCAGCAGATCGTCGTAGGCGGGGTGCCGGCGCTTGATGAGTTTCTTGAGAGCTTCCTGATCCATCAACCGGCTCCGCTAACCTTTACCCAGATCGCCAGGCCGGCAACCGTGACCGTCCAGACGACGCCGGCCGCCCACAGGACGCCCTTGAGCATCCCTCGCGCGGCGGCGATCTCCTTTTCGGTGTCATCGACGCGCCCCTCGGTCTGACGGAACCGCATTTCGGTCGCCTCGCAGTGCTGCTGAAAGCGACCGTCTTGCTTCCGAATGGCGTCGAAGGCGCGCTCGATCTTCTGCTCCTGGTGCTGGGCGCGCTCGTCGGCACGCGCCTGCTCAATGAACAGATCGTCGAAGCGGTCCATCTTGTTATCGATGGACTCCACGGCTTTCGAGAGCGCCGCCACTGATGTCGTGAGGCCGGTCATTCCAGCTTCCAAGTTCGCTAGACGCTGTTCCATCGTCTTCATCGGGCTCGTTTCGGTGGGCATAACTGGCGCTCTCTTGCCTAAACCTGTTCACCTATTATAGATCAGCGCTGACTTATCAACAAGGTCAGATCGAAATTCCGACCGGCTGGAACTTCCGGGTCGGGAACTCGATCTCGATGCAGTAGCCGAGCGCGTCGGTGATGTGCTCGACGCCAAGGCTCTTGTCGATCTCGCGCGAGTTGGGCTTGTAGAGCGTCTGCTCCAGGCTTCCGATCAGGTTTCGGCACTTGTGATCGACGTAGAACCGCACCTGACCATCCGCCGTGCGCAGCATTCGGTTCACAGCGTTCACGCGATCGGACACGCGCGGGTGCTTGCGTCGGAACTTCAGCCGCCTAAAGCCCTTTTCCCGAAGCACCTGAAGATCGGACTCGCCGCGGGCGTGACCGCGCGCCGCGCCGGCCGGATCGGGGTAGATGGTCAGGCGCTTGACCATGCGCCAGAGCCGGCGCTCCAGCTCCTCGGCCATTTCCTCAGTGTTGGAGCTGGGCAGCACAATCTCGTCGACCGCCCAGACCGAGCCGTCGGGCTGAGGCTGCAAGATCACGGCGGACATGGGATCGACGTTGAAGTCCATCCCCACCCAGATCGGCAGCTTGGGGTTGAACTTGAAATTGCCGACATGAACGGTGCGGTCGAAACAGTGATAGACCCGACCGGACATGGTTTCGAAGCTCGCCAGGTATTCCTGGTTGAAGCTCTTTTCGTCCATGTCGGACTTGGCCGCCTCGACCTCGGCCGGCGGGATGAACGGACTGTCGGCGGTGCGAAACTGCCAGGACTTCCAGGTGTTGCGCACCCGGCGGCCCTTCTTGTCGCGGTAGATATCGCCGCGCTGGCCGAGCATGAACACGTCATAGAGCCAATTGAAGCCCTTGGGCGTATTGTGGCTGATGAAGCCGTTCGACCAGAAGCTATGCGTGTCAGGGATCGTGAAGTCGTAGGTGTTTGCTCGGCTCTCCTCAAGCGACACGATCTCGTCCCAGAAATATCCCGAGCGCAGATGCGCATCCAGAACCGCGAGAGCCTCTTTGTCTCGCGCGACCTGGTGCGTCTCCACAAAATCCTTCAGCGTGCGATAGCTGATGTCCGCGCCCGTGTCGATCGCCGCCTGAAAGCGCCCCACGGGGATTTTCACGCTCTGACCGAGCCGGCGACACGATCGGCGAACGCGCGACAGCCACTCGCCCATGTTTGGCACACCATCGCGCCGCGACCAGCTTCCGACCGTTGCCTCATCCAGCCGCTTTTGCTTCCGCTCGATTTGGAGTGCCACGTTGTCGCGAAACAGACCAACGTCCGGTCCCTGGATTGTCAGTCGCCACTGATAACTCGCTTTTGCAATCTTGGTCGCCGGGATGGCGTGGCCCGTGACGCGCCCGACGATGCCGATGTTGGTCATCAGCAGTTGTAGGTCGCGCACAAGCGCCTCGGATGCCGAATAGTAAACGACCGACGTGCCGGTCCGCTTACTGATGACGGAACCGTCGCCGTCAAACATGCCAGCGACGAAGGCCATCGCCCACTCCCGACGACCCTGCCATACCCAATCGGGGATGAACTTCTGCGGCGCCTTGACGACGGGCATCCCGAGATAGCGCAGAAGCTCGCCGAACATCATCGAATTAAGGGTCCATTGATCAGTCCGGCCAGATGCCGCGGTGAAGCCGAATTTCTCTATCAAGAAATCACCCACGCTGCTGTCGCCGCATGTGATCTGCGTTCGATAGATGTCCTTCTGATAGCTGCCTTCGGCCACCCAGATGCCCAGCAGATAGGCCAGATCCTTGGTCATGCCGTCAAAGTTCAGGCGCCGCACCAGATGCGTCCTCGACAGATTGCCAATGAACTTCTCCTGATGCTCCTGCCAGCCGCTTATGGGGTCACGATCGCCCCAGACCTCCATCTTGCGATCGATTGCGACGCGATCGCCAGTCTGAAGGTCTTTCATGCTTCGCCAGGCCGGGCGGCCGCTCTTGTCCATCACAAGCAGCGGGTGCGGCTTGCTCGCTTCGATGCGAAAGCCCTTCTGTGTCGTCACGACCCTCGTATCGACGACGCCATTCTCCCAAAATCCATCGGCGCGGTGATAGGCATTGTCGATGCCGTAAAGCTCGTAGCTCGCCGGCGTCAGCGTCTTCTCGCCGCGCTCGGGCGACAGCGTTTCGATGCGCCAAGCACCATCCCGACGCAGCACACGCGTATCACCTTTGACGCAGCCGATGATCAAAGCCTGACCGCCCGTGCTCGAAAGAGTCGGGCGAAGCACCTTTGTCCAAGTGTCTCTACGAATATCCTGCGCCTCATCAATAACGAGATAGTGAAGACCGACGCCACGAAGCGTATCGGGCTTATCAGCACCCTTCAACTCAATCCTCGTCCCATTTTTGAGGCGAATTTCTAGCGTTGTTTCGTTGGCTTTTGTGATCCACTTTTGAGGAATGGCTTCGATGATCTCTTGATACATGATCGTCTTTGCCATTCGGTAAGTCGGAGCCACATACCAAATGAGAGATTTCGGCTGACGAGCAGCGCGAATGATGGAAATCTTACTCACCTGTGTTTTGCCCCAGCGTCGCCCCGCAACCACAACTTTAAAGCGGTGCTTGGCGTTCAGGACTTCAGCCTGCCCGCTATGGACATACAGCTTCTCGATGTGACGCCTGGTTAACGGCGGCGCGTCAAACGGAGCAGCCATGATCAGCCCTCCTCCACGACGCCATCGCCGAGATCGAGATCACCAAGGTCGTCAAGCTCGCCGTCTTCGTCCTCGTCGCTTTGCTTCTGAAGATCGTTGATTTGGTCCTGCGTCAGATCCTCGATGTGCAGCTCGGGGATTTCGTCGTCACCCTGGATGTTGTCGATGCCGAGCACCGTCCAGCGCTCCTGGCGCACGGTCGCCAAAGTGGAGGCGGCCTTCTGAAGCGTCTTGATGTTGGCGTCCACCGTCGCAAAGGGGCGACCATCGCGCTGTGCGTTCGCCAGCTCGCGCATGACCAGCTTTGCGATCTGATCGGCGAACTTGTAGTGCTCCTCCTTGGTCGCCTCGATGCGACGCGCGATCTCGCCGGCACGCCGGACCGCCTCGTCGGCCAGGGAGTCCTTGATGGCGCCAGCCACCTCCTCAGCTTTCGAGCCGCGCTCGATGCCGCGCTTCTTCATGCGGTCGAAGATGGCCCGCCTACTGACGCCGAAGCGATCCGCGAGATCGTCGGCCGTGGCGCCGGCTCGCTCCCAAATGCTCTCGATTTCAGCCCACTGTTCTTCGTTTAGCCTTGCCATGGGTTCCTCAAAGAAAAAGCGCCGCCCTTGGTTGCGGGCGGCGCTGACACTCACGGAAAGAGACTTTCAAGGTCTCTATAGTGGCACCCACGTCGCCCCTTGTCAATCAGCAATGACTTACCTTTCGAGACGCACTGCTGACGCAGGAACCGCGCATTATTGCTCCTACACGGGAAAGAACCCGTGCCCCTTATATATTATATAGAAACCTTGTTATAAGTTAGTATCTATATTTCATATTTAAGGGGCGCGGGTTCCTACCCGCAACTAACTCTACATCCCGGAACCGGGTCGCATCACCGCGTAGCAGTGAGGTGTCGGTGCAACGACGCGACGCTTGCGGCCCCGACGAAGCTCGGTGTCGCGGCGCTCCAGCATCCCGTGCTTTTCCAGATAACGGATCGAGAATTGAAGCGCCTGCTTCGAGCACTCGTAGGGCACCGCCTCCAGCAGCTCGTTCATGTCGGGAAACTCGCCGCGGCTCGTCAGGTCCATCACCGTGTCGAGGATCACCTGCTGCTTGCCGGTCAGATAGAAAGTCCGCTGACGATCGCTCATTCCAGGCACTCTAGCTTCAGCGGCTCGCTGACAGCCTGATTTTCGAAGGCCGTCATCGGGATGCGCTCGGGCAAATCGCGACCGCGGTCGGGGTTGCGGTAGACGCCATACATGGGCGAGGCCAGCACCATCTGCTGAAGCTGCTTGATCAGCAGGCCCGGCTCCATGGCTTCGACGCGCGAGGTGCCCTTGTCGCGGTTGTTGCCGGTCTTCTCCAGGGCCGAGTGCCGGTAGTAGAAGTCTCGCGTCTTGGCGATCACGCGCTCGCGCACCGCCGGCGGCAGACAGTTCAGCTCGGTCATGATCGCCTCGTGGTCGGCCGGGTTGGCGTCGAAGGTCTGCCGCATGAATTTCAGACCCACCTCCCACTTGTTTGAGTTGGAGGGCTTCACGAAGCGGAAGCCGGCCTTCTGGGCGAAGAGGTTGTATTTGCTCATGGAGCTCTGGATCTCCATGAACGTGTTGCCCTCCATGCGGCTCGCGATGTTCTGGAAGCGATAGGCCACGCCCACGCCGCGGAACATCGTGTCCACCACGAAACGCGAGATCACGCGCATGTTGGCGTTGATCCACTTGTAGCGGTAGGTGTTGGTGATCTTGGTGTCCTTGCCGTCGGGCTTGAGCTGCGGGAACGCCTTGTGGCGCTCCTTGAGCAAACCCTTGGGGCTGCCGGTGACGATGACACCGATCGTTTCGCCATCCAGCGCGCAGCGCCAGTAGCGTGCGCCCGCCGGCGCACCTTCGGCCTTGTAATGAAGCTCGTGCAGAAGCTCCCAATCATCCTTCGTCCCGCGCTCGACATACATGCGGTCGAGCAGGGAGAAGCGCGGCCGGGGCTCTGCAACACGATTTGTCTCAAGCATAGTCGTTTCCCGTCGATTTCCCGCGCGCTCATGCGTGCTGGGGCATGTTTGCGTTCAGCGTGTCGCGATGACGCACCCCAGCGCTCAGCGCGCTTCCCAGCGCTTTCTCAGCACCCGCCGTCAAAACCGCCGGACGAGCTGCTGCTCGACGAGCCTGAAAGGCTCGATCCGTCGCTCGTCCCGCCCACGAAGGCTCGCGGATAGGAGCACCCGATCTCCCCCGGCATCAGGCCGATCGTCGCGCTTTCGACATAACCGCCGCGAGCCAGGTCGCCGCGTCGCCTCGAAGGCAGCCCTGCGGCCGACAAAAAGCTCGCCTGACGGGCTTTCTCGGCTTTGCGTCGCCGTCGCGCTTTGACCAGCGTTACCACGACGATGAGCAGGGCGGCCAGGACGACAACGATCGGGTAGGTGAGGATTTCCAGCAGGTTCATCGGTCTTCTTTTCCTTCCATCAGAGCCGCCAGATCATCCAGGTCGATCTCGCTGGCGTCTTCCGGCCGGGACTCCGGCATTTGCGCATCCTCGGGCATCTGCTCGGCGACCAGCTCGCCCGTTGACTTCACCTTGCCGCCGCGGCCGATCCGATAGCCCATGTCTTCCGGGTCCACGGCCGGCGTCGTGGCTTCGTCGCGGTTTTCGAGGATGTCGATGCGATCCTGATAGCGCTTGTGGACGACCAGGTTGGCGCCGAGCTCCTCTTCGAGATCGGTGTGCGTCGTCGCCACGATCAGCGTCTTGCCGAAGCGGCGCGCGGCCTTCTGCATGTTAAAGGCGACCACCTTGGCCGTCGTGCGGTCGAGCACGGCGCCGAACTCGTCGGCCACCCAGACATCGGCGCTTTGCTCGATCAGCTTGGCCAGGCGTAGTCGGTAGCGCTGACCGTCGGACAGCTCAGAGGGCTTGCGCAGCAGCAGATAGGCGTCGTTCACGCCGGCCATGGACAGCAGCCCGACAGCCTCATTGGTGCTGGCGCCCACCTGGTCAACCAGGGGCCGGTCTTCGAGCTCCACATCGTCGATACTGACGACCTGGCCCCATTCGGCCTGCCCTTTCATCTGTCGCGCCAACTCGCGTAGCAGGACCGACTTGCCCGAGCCCGACTGCCCGGTGATGTAGACGACATCGCCGGCCCGCACATCGAGCTGCACGCCGTCGTAAAGCGTGAACTCCTTCTCCGACAGGCCGATGCCGAACGCTTCGGCCACCTCCAGCACGCGCGGCGTGCGCTCCACGCTGGTCGCGAACTTCTTGGTGATCTTAAACGGCATCGTCGGTCTCCTCGGTTGCGGCTTCGCTCTCCTCTTCCTCGTCATCACCGAAGAAGTGCATACAGGCGATCGCCGCGAAAACCGTGGCCGAAACGCCGGCGGCCGTTGGCCAGAAAAAGCCGCCCAGCCAGTAGGCGAGCAGACCGACAATTGCGCCGGCGGCGGCAGCCACCAGCGCGGTGAAGGTCATGTTGCCCAGGAACATCGTGAGCTTGAACATGAACATCAGGCGCCGACCTCCATGTAGAAGCTCTTAGCGCGCTTCAGCCAGCCGTCCAGGAAGATGCGCTGGTCGCGATCGCGCTTGACGATCTGCTGGTAGAACTGAATGCGCTCCTGCACGATCTCGTCGTTCAGGTTGACCAGGCCGAACTGCTGCGTGACCGCTTCCATGCCGCGCCGCGTCTTGGGGCCGTAGACGCCATCCTCGATCAGCGGCTTGGTCACGGCGTAGCGGTTGACGGCGCGCTGAAGCAGAAGCACCGGGATCACCGGGCCGGAGTTGACGGCGATGTCGAAAAGCTGCGGCTGAAGGATCAGCGGCATCCGGTTGATGCGCGGCCGCCAGTAGAAGTCCTCCATGTAGAGCTCGATGGCCTTTTCGGGCGTCACCAGGATGATGTCGTCCTTATCGGTGTCGCCGTCGCCGTCGAGATCAAGGCCGATGCCGCGGGCGTAGCGCAGCGAAATGCCGTAGTTGGTGATGCCGCCGCGGTCGTTCTTGTGATCGACCAGGCCGCCTTCGTGCTGGATGATCTCTTCGGCCATGCTGCGCACGCGCGCCAGCATGGCTTCAGAAGTCAGCGGTGATTTATTCATGTGGACACACTTACCTTTCGATCCAGGAATTGATGTCGCCCTTGAGCATTTCGCAGCCGGCCAGGCCTTGCAGGACTTTGTTCTTGAGGCCGCTGGTGCTGAGGTGCCCGATCGAGCCGTCCTCGAAGACGATGAAGGCGCCCAGCGCGACGGCGCCGTTCTTCACGGCGTCATCGAGTCGCAGCTTGACCCAACCAAAGTCTTCGCGGACCTGGGCGAGCTCGTCATCGTGCTCGGCGTCGCTCAGCGGCTCGGGGCTGGAGACCAGGCGGCGCCCGGTGCGGATGTCGAACACGTTCTCGTGGAGCTCTTGCGGCTGGCGCGGGAACAGCTCGTGCTGGTCGCTCATGCCGCACGCTCCTCCAGCCAAGCGATCAGCGCCGCGGCGCCCTCCTTGCCGGTCTCGGCAGTGGCGGTGTCGACCAGGCGGCCCAGCTTGCGCGCCTCGTCGCGCGAGACGGCCTTGAAGCCCAGCGCCTTGGCGACCGGCACGGTTTCGCCGTCGAGCTCGCGGGTCTTGTCCTCGTTTTGCCGGCGCTGCTCCTCGACGCCGGTCGGGATGTCCTCGACGAAAGCGCTTTCGTCGAAGTCGTCCAGGCTGGCGGTCAGGAACTCTAGCTCCTTCTCGTCGTAACCCAGGCCGTCGAGATCGACCTCCAGCTCATAGAGGCGCTCCAGTTCGGCCTGCACCGCTTCGGTGTCGTAGTCCGTCGAGGCCGTCTGGTTGTCGGAGAGCCGCAGCGCGTCGGCCTCTTCCTTCGAGAGATCGTTGCGCACGATCACCGGCACCTTCTTCCGGCCCAGCTTCTTGAGCGCCAGGCGCCGGCCGTGGCCGCCGATAATCACACCGTCGCGATCGACGGTGATGGGGTTGTTGAGCTTGTGCCGGTCGATCGACTTCGCCAGGTCGTCGATCTGGGCGTCCGTGTGGATCTTGGCGTTGTTCTCGTAGGGGATCAGGCGGTCGATGTCCCACAGCTCAACCGACACCTTCTGGTCACTCATCGGACTCATCCTTGATTTTCTGGTGAATGCGCTTCAGGCGCGCGATGTCGGGGTCGTGGCGGAACTCGACTTCCGGCCCCTCGGCGGGCTGGTCGAACATCTTGTCGAGGGTGTCGCCGCCGGTGCGCCCCGCCGAGCAGCGGTCGAAAATGGGCACGTCGCGAGCCATCAGCCGCTCTCCCCGCCGAGCAGCAGCGCGATCAGCGCGTCGCCGGCGTTGGTGAGCTCGTCGGCCTCGGTGTAGCCGAGGCGCTTCTTGGTCTTTTCGATGAGATCGGAGACTCGCTCGTCGTCGCCGATGGCGACCTTGAAGCGCATGATGCGGTGGGTCTTGGGAGCCTTGGGCTCCGCCGGCTCGTCCGCGGGTTCGTCGTCCGCGTCGTCAATGTCGAGATCGTCCAGGTCTACACTAGAAGCAGACATCATCAGATCGAGATCGGACTCGGACCACGGCATGAACTCGGTGAGGTCGTCTTCGCCCAGCTCCTTGAGCAGCTCCGCCAGCTCGCCGGCGTCGTCGGAGCCGTATCGGGCATTGTCCAGCAGGCCGATTTCCTTCGCCTTCACGTCGTCGATCTGGCCGACGTTGAAGACTGGAACCTTGATGCCAAGCTCCGCGGCGACTTCGGCGCGATGTTCGCCGCCGAGGATCTCCAGCTCGCCATCCTCAAGCTCGCGGACGATCACGGGCTTGAACATGCCGACGCGCCCAATCGAAGCCTTGAGCTTCTCCCGGTTCTCGGCCGAGACGGTGTTGGTGTTCCAGGGGTTCGGCCGCAAGCTCGCGGCGTCAACCTCGGGGAATTGCTGCATTACTTGCTGTCCCTGTCTGAATATGCGATAACTCACTGCTGACTTAACATGAAAAGGGTGGAGCTGACAAGTGTCCGATAAGAAACTGATCCAAATCGCGGCAAACGCCGTGAAGGCGAAACTGGTCAATGCCGATCGGGACGCGAAGCTGATCGTTTCGGAGCTGCTCAGCTACGAGGTCGAGGGCGCCGAGCATATGGACGCCTTCAAGAAGAAGCGATGGGATGGGCGCTCGACCTTTTTCACCTTCAAGGAGGCCACCTTCCCGGCCGGCTTCGTCAACAGCGTGCAGTCGGCTCTCATCAAACGCGGCTATCAGGTTCAGCTTCTCGTCAAGAAAGCGCCGGCGCCGCTAGGAAACCGTCACCCGAAGGTCGATGACTTCCCTGTTGATCCGCGCTACGACTATCAGGACAAGTCCGAGGATGTGGTTGTTCGGCACAAGCGGGTGATCCTTCAGGTCGCGACCGGCGGCGGGAAGTCGCGCATCGCCAAGAAGGTGGCTGCGCGGATCGGCCGGCAGATGCTTTTTCTGACCACGCGCTCGGTGCTGATGTGGCAGATGGAGCGGGCTTACGCGGAAATGGTCAAGGTCAACGACACGCTCGGCCGCAAGATCGGCATCATGGGCGACGGCACCTTTAAGCCCAACAAGGGCGGGATCAACGTCGGGATGGTGCAGACGATCGCCGCCAAGCTCACGCCGACCACCGTCGATGCCGAAGCCGAAAAGCTGGTCGAGGCCGAGGCGGCGCGCGAGCAGAAGGAAGTCGATGAGCTTCAGCGCTCTTTGCGTCGCGCCAAAAAGCCGCTCGCCGAGATCAAGACTGAGGTCTATAAGTTACGTCAGCGCCAGGCGCGCGGGCGCACCAGTGAGGCTCAGATCATCGACAGGGCGCGCGAAAAGGCCGAGCGCCAGATGAAAGCTCGCGCCCAGATGATCGATTTTCTTCAAGGCGTCGAGCTTATCATCGCCGAAGAGGCCCATGAGGCCGGCTCAACCTCCTACTACGACATCATGCAGGCCTGCACCAACGCGCACTATCGCGTCGCGCTCACGGCCACCCCCTTCATGCGGCCCGACGGTGAAGCCAACATGCGACTGATGGCCTGCACCGGCCCAATCGGTATCCGTATCAGCGAAAAGTTGTTGATCGATCGCGGCATTCTCGCTAAGCCATTTTTCAAATACGTCACTTGTGACTATCTCGCCCCGCCGAGGGGCCGCAAGCTGCATCGCACGACAAAGTGGCAGCAGGCCTACAAGCTGGGGATCGTGGAGAACAGGGCTCGCAATCGCGAAGTGATAAAGGAAGCGCTGCGCGGTTCGAAACTAGGGCTTCGTGCAATGATCCTCGTGCAACACAAGGCGCACGGAAAGACTTTGCGGGATGCGCTGAGAAAACTGGGAGTGAAAGTTGAGTTTATCTTTGGCGAACATGACCAGGACCGGCGTGATTGGGCTATCGATAATCTCAAGAAGGGCGAACTTGATGTTCTCATTGGTTCGACGATTTTGGACGTTGGTGTTGACGTGCCGGCAGTTGATCTAGTCATCTTGGCTGGCGGAGGTAAGGCTGAGGTCGCTTTGCGTCAGCGCATCGGCCGTGGTCTGCGCGCCAAAAAAGGGAAGGCGAACGTTTGCTTTGTGGTCGATTTCACCGACCGCTGGAACTCATATCTCGCCGAGCACGCCACTCAGCGCAAACGGATCGTTACGGCCACGCCAGGGTTTGCCGAGAACATCATTTCCGAAGGTCAGGATTTTGACTTCTCGGTGCTCAAAAGAAACAAGGCCGCTTAGGATGAAACCATGAAAATAAGGCGGACAGTAACATTATCGGAAAATGCTCATTCCAGACTTAAATCTTATTCAGATCGATTTGGACTGTCGCAATTCGACATCCTATCGACTATATTTGAGAGAGCAGAAGCTATAATAAACGAGGATAAACTATCCTCGGAGCTCGAAAGTTCAAAAGAGTCTCGCCCCAAAAGACGTTTGGGCTTTGATGCACTCTCCAAGCAAATAGAGCTTTTGAGCGACGAAGACAGGGAGCGCCTGTTTAGGCGTCTGAAGGATGGCGATGAAGAGGAATAAGCAAGTCGGTCTCATGCACTCTTTCACTCACCATGGCGTTTCCTTGGCGGAGATCGAGAACCTGCGCCGGCGCAACGCCGATCTTGAAGAGGGCCTTCGCAAGAGCATCAGCCTCGCCAAGAAGTTTCAGCACCAGGCGCGCGGGCATGTTGATGCCGAAATCGAGGAGAGCTTCGAGCCGCTGCTGGAAAACCGCACGGTCCACTAAGAGGCGGGCTTGCGAGCCCGTCTTTTCTGTGTCAAGAAGCATAAGTCAGCGCTGAGCTAACCAGGAGATCGAGCAAATGCCCCTGCCCCGTTACATCGCGCTCTGCGGCCGCCCCAAGGCCGGCAAAAGCACCGTTCAGAACATCATGGAAGCGCGCTACGGCGTCATTCCTATCGACGACGGCGCCCCGCTGCGCGAGACCTGCGTGGCGATGTTCGGCGTGTCTCTGTCGGACCTGACGAGCCAGGAGGGCAAGCGGAAGACGACGCTGGTCTGCGGGCATCGCTACACGAACCGGCAGCTTCTCGGCCTTGCCGGCGAGGCGATGGAGAAGATGTTCGGCGACCAGGTGATCCCCGAGGCCGCAATCGCTCGTGCCGAGCGCATGGTGCCCGGCATCGGCAACCGCCCCGCCTCGTTCTCGTTCGGCAGCGTGCGCAAGAACCAGGGCCTCACTTACCGCAAGCGCGGCGGCCTGGTCATCGAGATTGCCCGGCCCGGCACAGTGATCGAGAACGACTTCGACCTCTACGATGAGGAGCTGGTCACGCACACCATCATCAACGACGGCACCATGCAAGAGCTGGAGCAAAAGGTGGCCGACGTGCTGGACCCTCTGCGTCACGGCGAGCAGAACGCCGGCTGGGTCAAGCCGTTCATCGACAAGGTGAAAGGAGTGATCTGATGCTGACGGTGTATCTCGAAGACGGCGGTCCCGGCGCCATCGGAATGCTGCGCCGGCCAGGCCCGTTCGTCGGCACGGCGCTGGAGTTCTCAGTCATGGAGCCGCTGCCGCCCATGGCCGCGTTCCATCCTGAAGAGAAGCTTGAGCCGGTCGCGCTGAAGCGCTTTCGCATCTCACTGCGCGACCGGCCGCTGCCGGGCGGCGGCTCTCACACCGTCGGCGTCGTGGATCTCGACACCGCTCATGAGCTGTTCGACCTGGATGATTTCGATCCGATCTAGTGCAGCACGCGGGCGCGACGACCGATCACCTCGTCGCAATGAGCACGCATCGCCATGACCAGCGGTGCGTGCTTTTCGTTGTCGCCCAGGCGCTCGATGAACGCAGTCATGGCTTTGGCAGACCGCGGCCCCGCCGGCAGCCTGGTCAGGAAGTGCTGCATCACGGCGCCGACCAGGTGTGGGCGATCCCGACGCACGACATCCAGCAGCCGCGGCGCCTGGTCGAGCGCCACGCTGTTCGGCGACAAGCGAAACAGGGCCGCCAAGCCCCGATCATCCAGCACGCGCGACATCGCTTTTCTCCTAGCTGTGAAGCACCCTGTTCCGCTCGATGACGTCAACCACCGGGCCGGTCGGTGGCGGACTCCATTCGAGGATCGCCTTGGCGGCGTTGATGGGGTTGTAACTGTCGGGCGCCTGGTGGCGCAATATGACAAGGCTCATGACGCTGATCTGCGCCAGGAACGCGGGGTCGTGCTCCATCAAGGCGCTCACCAGTTCGTAGGCGGCTTCTCTGAGTTCGACGATGGTATTAGATGAAGTCATGCAAGCCTCGCGTTTGCCGCCCTGAGTGATGGTCTAGCTTGTGCCGCGCAAAGGTTGGCGCTACATGAAGAAACCGTCTCGCTGCTGGTTTGGTCAAGGTTTTCATGAGGAACACACTCAGCGCCCATATCTTTTATGTCGCCAAGAGCGGCTCAGAGGTTTTCGCTCACGCCGGCGGCGCCTGGAGTCAGGAGGATCTCGGCGCCGTTCGGTTTGAAGTCGTCGATCAGAACGTCTGGGAGTCCGAGCGCGGCTTCGGGCACCTGTGAGACTGCGTTCACCTGGCGATCCTGCCGTCGCACTTGTCCTATCTGGGCGATGCCGTGCGCTGGCCTGGGCTGCGGCTCAGCATCGACGTGGACGGTCCCGCCGTCACGGGTTGGGCGCTGGAAGCGGCCGGGCCGTCGGGCGATCCTGTCCGGCTCATGTGCTGCGGCACCATGAGCCCCCTCTGGAACCTCTGACGGCTGTCCAAGGCGCGCACACCTCCCGGCTTCCCACTTCCCAGGCGTGCGGCTGTCCAAGGATCGGCTGCACAGGCGCCGCGGATCTTCGAGGGTGTGCGCTCCGGGATGAGCGACCGCAGGCTCTCCAAGGATTTGAGATCGTGGGCGTCGGCTCCCCAAGGAATGCAGTGCCGGGATGGGCGGTTGAGGTGGCATCCCCCTCAATAGCAACAAAACCTCTCTAAGACTTCGCATTATCAAACACTGATATTCGCTCTAAGCATTTAAGAGCGTCGCTCGCGTGCTCTAGCGTCTCTCAGCTAGTCGCACTTATGAGAAGCGCGCAACGCGCATGTGTGACGCTCTGAGAGCTTTCTAGCGCTATCGCTCAAGCTATCAAGCGCGCAAACAAAAAGCGACGCTCAAGAGAGCGTCGCTTGTCTGTGTTACGCTTCAAGCTTCAAACGTCGCGCGACGTTGCGCAAGAAAAGCAAGTCGTCTTTAGCTTCAGCGTTGTTAAAATGAAAATCAGTTGTCATTTGCATGACGTAAAATGCTATCGCTTCACTCATGCTCTTGTGTCGCGTTTCGCTTGTCAATTCGTCTTCTGCTATGTGAGTGAAAAGCGAAACGTCGCTTTCATTGTTGACGATAGTGTAAAGAAAACAAAGCGTGTCGTCTTGAACGTGTTCAGTCTTGAAGACTACGCTTTTCGCTTCAATGCGCACGTTGAATTGATAAAGCGTTTCTTTAGTGAAGTCTTGAAGCATCGTCATTGTCTTGTCTCTCTTGCTTTTGTGAGTAGAAGAGAGCGCGCGTTGTGCGCGCTCTCTTAGTTGCTTAGTCTTCGCGCATGAAGTCAAAAACTTCGTTTTCAGTGTCAATCGCGTAGACTTTCTTGCGATCGCTCTTTTCTTCGAGAACATGCGCAAGATTGAAGTAGCAAAGCATATTCATCGTGCTAGATGTTTGCGTGCTAGTTGTGCTCGCTTCATAATGCGCGCGATACTTCTTGTTGAGCTTCGTGACTTTCGCGTCTGTAACTTTCGCGCTTTGCATCGCTTGCACAAACTGCGTGCTGTAGTGCTTCACATCTGTTTTGCTCAAGTGAAGCGCTTGCTTGATGATTGCTCGCGTATGCTTATCAAGCATATCTTCATCTTGCAGCGTGATCGCGTTCAAGAATTTGCGACACTTTTCGATAAGCTTGATATTAGTGCGCGTATCTTTGTTCTCGCTCGTTTTCTTGTTGATGAAGTCGAAATTTTCGATTTTGAGCGTATCAGCGAGAAAAGACATGATCTTTTCATTGCTTGCGACTTTCTCGAAGCGTTCGAGCGTCGTCTTTTTCTCTTTAGTGAGAGCGTCTTTCGCTATCTCGTATTCGCGACGATTGTTGACGTTCTTCTTAATGTTTTCGCTAAGCTTTTGAGTGTTCGTCTTGTTCGTCATGATATGTCTCTCTTGCTTGTGTGAGTGTGACGCGCGCTCTATTGCGCGCTTGTGTGACGTGCGCGCTTGTCGCGCGTCTTCGTCTTGTGCGTTGCTTGCGTTCACGATTTTTAAGAGCGTGTCGCGTCGTTGCGACACTTGAAACATAGCTAAGCGCTGACTGGTTTTAAAGCACGGCAAACGCATATCTGTCATGACGTGCGCGCATAGCTCAAGCGCTTGACGCTCGCGCTTTTGTGTGAAGCGCGTTAATGCGAGCGACTCTTATTTCAGAATTGTCTAATTGAGATTTACGTGATTTGCGAGTGCATTCTATTTAGTTTCTACGCGCATATGACGTGTATTGCATATGCGCGTCGTCTAATTTAGATCTGCGTGATTTATGAGTGCAAACTAGATAGATTTTACTCGTTAATGACGTTTAATGCATATGCGAATGCTTCGCATTCGCATTGAGAACGCTTCGCATTCGCATTGAGAATGAGTCGCATTTGCGTTGAGAATGAGTCGCATTTGCGTTGAGAATGATTCTCAATGCGAATGCGATCGGCTCGCAACTGCGAGCGCAAAATGCCTAACGACTGCCTACTACTCCCCGCCGCCTTACTCCTATAGGTTCGCCATGAGCCGATCCTAATGCCGTCCATGGCGGCAGGCCTGCCCTATGGGTCGCCATGGCGCCGCCGTGACTGTCAGCGCCGCGGTGCATGGTGCCATGGCTGGGCGACGGCGGCAAGAAAGGCGGGCTGCTGAGAGCCCGCCTTATGTGATCCTCAGAAGCGCATGTGAAAGAGTGGACTGTCGAGGAAGTCGATAACGTCTTCAGGCTCGAAACTGCGAGCAGCGGCGGCGAAATCCTCTTCGAGATCGCTCGGCTCGAAAACGTCAAAATCGTTGGCGAAGCAGGCGGTGATGTCGTCTTCGATGAGCTTGTTGGTCTTGATGTGCTTTCCAGCCATTGTCTTGTCTCGCTTGCTTGAGTGAGTGCGTGCGTCGCTCTCTTGCGACACATTCAGTTTCTCAAGCGACGCGAGGCATGAAATTGGCAGTATGCGCGTCTCTGTAGGCTAGTTACGACCAGGCGAGCTTATGGCGCGCTCTAGGGCGCTATGTGCGCGTGGGAGCGCCATGGCGCGTGCAGGCCGGCCGGAGGTAAACGTGGTCCTTGGTGCGCGTAGGCCGGTGCTTGGTGGACGTGGTTACGCCATGGTGCGCGGGTGACAGCAAAAGGCGGGCACGAGGCCCGCCCTGCCTGCTACACGAGCAGGCCCCAGCGATCGTGGTAGCACTCCACGATCTCATCGTGCTCGCGCTTGGTGAGCGCACACTCGCGAGCGTGGTTGCGGTTCCGCGCCATGCGCCCAAGAAAGTTGGCGTGCTGGCGGCGAAAGCGCTCGGGCGTGACCCAGGCGGGACACATGGCATACGCCTGGAAGGCGTCGATCTCGCCGGCAGCGAGAGATTTCCAGAGCGGGAGAAAGCTGAACGGCATGACTGAACTCCTGAAATGCGTTGTCTCAACACATTCAGAGTCGCATTTGACCGATGGCATGTGCGTGGCAGCTCAATGGCTGTTTTCGCGCTTCCACAGCTCGAAGGCTTCCACGAGCACCTCGTTCATGCGCTTGCCATGGGCTGCCGCCGTGGTCTTGAACTCGCGATGGAAATTGGGCGTCACCTTGAAGCTCATGTCCTTGGTGGCTTTCTGAGGCTCCAGGTTGTCGCGCACGGTCTGAGGCGGGGGTGCGCCAAAGCGGCTCTTAGCCATGGGTGGTCTCCGTGATGATCTTGATGAGCTCGGCGGCGAACGCTTCCCCGCGCGTCTTGAGCGTCGGGAACGGCGCTTCCACGGCCGAGAGCCCCTTGTTGTGGGCGATCTCGTAGCCAGGCTTCACGAGAAGCGTTTGCGCGCTCACTGAGAAGCGGGGATCGCTTCTGAGATACTCGACAGCAGCAGACCCCGCCCCGTCGCTCACGCAGCGCGGGAGAGCGAAACAGAAGCGTTCCGCGCTGATGCTTTGCTTGAGAAGCTCAAGCCCGAGACGAAAGCTGGGGCGCAACTCCTCTTCAGAGCTTCCCGACGGAATGACGATGAAGTCCGACGCCTTGGCGATCTCCAGCGTGGCTTTGTCAGAAAAGGGGCGCCCGTCCATCACAACCAGGTCGTAGCCGGCGCCATCGATGTCCCGTGGCTTGTCTGCGGGCATGGCGGCGATCCTGGGGCGGATCTTGTCGCGAAGCCGGGTGGTGTTCCACTCCACGGCGGTCGTCTGTCGGAGATCAAAGTCGGCGATGAGCACCTTCCAGCCCGACAGCGCATAAGCCACGGCGAGCGCGCGGGCCGTGGTCGTCTTGCCCGCCCCGCCCTTCTGGTTCACGATGCCGATCTTTAGCGCCATGGCGAAACCCCTCTAGCCGAAAAGCGCGCTTGAGGTAAAGCGCGCCTTCCAGCTTTAGACTCCTGGCGCTTGTCTGGCAAGCTCCACAATGCTGAAGAGTGCAAAGATGGCGATGAAGAACGAGGCGAGCGCGATGCTCTCTAGCACGACGATCTTGATGCGATCCCAATCCATAGCGCTAAACTCCGAAAGCTGTCTTTCACGCTTTCTAGAATACGCGCTGGGCTAAGGTATGTCGGGTGGCAGTTTTCGCTGATTTCCGACCATGGCGGCGCCGTGGCGTTGCCTTGGCAAGCTGCACCACGGCGTTTCAATGGCCCGCGGTGCCATGGCTGGCCAGGCGCGGTGCGCCATGGACCCTGGCGGTGCAGCCTATGCCCTCGCCTTGTTCGGAGGGCCACCGAGGATATAAGGCTCGCCATGGGCCGATCCTTATGGAAGCCATGGCGGGGGCTGGGCGAAGGAGAAGGGTCGGCGTTTGCCGACCCTCTCGCTCAGAGCTCCCTGATGTGAACCTCGAAGAAGCGCTTGGGGGCAGCTTCGACAATGAGGTAGCCGATGTCCTCGTCGACCTTCTCGACGATCAGATCAGGCAGTTGACCATCGCTCTTGTCGTAGAGATCCCCACCATACACCTCGATCAGCTTGCAGATGCCGCGAGTCACGTCACTGAAGCGCAGATCCTCTTGAAACTGCACGCGCTTCCATCGCTCGACGAAATCCTCCAGCCACAAGCGATGCGCTTCATTCGCCACACCGCTGCACAGCAGCTCGTTGGCGCAAGCGTCTTGCGGCAGGCCCGCGCCAGCACAAAAGCCCTTGAGCTCCGCGTTCAGCATTTCGAGCTTGGTCATGAACTATCTCCGTTACTTGTGTCTCGCTACAGTTTCAAGAGTAGCGATCGGGTCGTGGCAGGTGGGTGGCGATCGCGCTTTAGAGCTTGGGAGCTTACGCGCAAGCGCTGCGCGGCCGGGCGGAGGTAAACGTGGTCTTAGATGCAACCCCAATAGCGCGTGTCGCCGTCGTCATCGGTTTCGATCGGCGGGGTAAAGGAGCCGCCCGGCTTGCTCGCCATCCAGACCAGCTCACCGTCGAGAATCAGCGCGATCGGAACGCACTCCATGAACTCCTCCTCGATCTTCGGCTTCAGGCGAGCGATCGCCTCTTCCAGCGTTTCATCCTTGGCCGTGAAGCGCGTCGCCTGACCCATTACGGAGGTGTTGGCGTCGGTAATGAGGATCGCGACCTGACCGGCGCGAAGACGAACCTCGGAGTCCGTCGACTTGGCGACACTCTTGATGGTCATGGTGTTGAACATTTCTCTTCCCCTTCAGACTTTGATTCCCGCGGCGACGAGCTTGAACAGCCCGCCAAAGCCGCGTCCGTAGTGCATCTTGTCGGCGATCAGATCCTTCACGATCGCCACCTGGCGCTCTGGATCGTTGATCCAGGTCTCGAAGAACTCCGCCAAGGTGAGCTGCTCGGCTTCTCCCTTGTGGGCGTCCATGTAGAGATTGACCATCACGCGCCTGGTCATGGCGGGGTTGGGGCGCGTCATGCGCCCGCTCTCTGCCGCCGCCGGCGCCCCAACTCGACGAAGGCGTCGAGCGCGTGATGACGCTCGAAGTAGTCCTTGAAGAACCCCGCCCACAGCGCTTCCCGCAGCGCATAAGCCGCGAAGGCTTCGGTGATCGTCATGGGCGTCGAATTGCCCAGGCGCAGCGCCGCGCGCTTTACCATGTCGCTCTGTTTGTCCTTCAGTCCGAGCACATTGCACATGAGAACTCTCCGATATGCGTTAATCGATACAGTCTGAGTATGTCGCTTCAGGCTAGGCGTGTGCGCGGCATTCGTCAATCATCGCTGACTTACCACCCCGCACCCATCGCTGCCCGCGCGTGCGTCTCGATCATGCATGTGGTGCAGCGCTAGAACGCTCTGAGAGCGTCACACATGCGCGTTGAGCACATCAGACGACTCGATGTAGCGCGCACGATCAAACGCGCTGTATGAGCTTCTAAGACGCTTTAGAGAGCGCTCACCTCTGAACGATCATGAGAGCGCTCTCCGCAAGGTCCGCAGTGTGTCCTGGGCACGGGCAGTTTGCTACTGCTAAGCGCGTCCTTTTATTAGTTATAGATGAGAAGGAAATCTATTTATTATATAAGGGGCACGGGTTGTTTCCGTGGAAGCTCTGACACCGCGGAACCGAAGCGCAGCGCCATGGCTTTCCCATGGTGAGATATGAGAAACAGAGGAGGCGGCTCCGAAGAGCCGCCTCGCGGTGCTTAGGCTTCAGCCTTCTCCTCGTCCTTCGTCACCTCGGGGTTCACCACCGCCTTCACCACGGGATGCTCGAAGTCGATGTCGAGGACGCGCTTGCCGTCTTCCTTCGTCACCTTCAGCGCCCCGATGGCTTCGAGCGCGGCCCGCGTGGAGCAGGTCTGGGTGTTGGCGGTCGAGCGGTCACTGTGGCGCGTCTCGACGAGCTTGGTGCGCTCGGCGGCTTCGACGCTGCGGCACAGCCCCGCCATCTGGAGCTCGGTGGTGAACTTCACCTCCTTGTCCTTCAGCGCGAAGGCGTTGCGCAGGGTGTTGGCGGTGTAGGGGTCGATCTTGTCGCCAAGCCCCTTCGCGAAGCCGATGAGACGCCGGACCTTCTGCGCGGCGTAGATCGCCAGGCCCTCGACTGCCTTGGGGTCGATCTCGTTCTCGGCGAAAAACCCCGCGTAGCCGGTGGCGATGAACTTGGCGCGCTCGCGGGTCCAGTTCTTCTTGAGGTTCTCGTTGCCCGCCTTCGCGATCTTGCCGTCGATGATCTTACCGAGGGCGGAAGCGGTGGTCTTGATCTTGTCGGCCATGATGCAAACTCCGTTGCTTGCTTATGTGTGAGTGTGTGTGTGTCGCGTTCTTGTTTTTCGTTGCTCGCGTTGTTGCGATGATTTGACTGTAGCGCGTGACCTGTGGCGTGTAAGTGGCAACCCCAGAGGCATCTGCATGTTGTCAAGCCAGTGGTTTCCGCCATGGCTGGGCCGCGGCGTCACCATGGTCGCGCCATGGCGAAAGCCCGATAGATGGAAAGCGGGGCCGAAGCCCCGCGCCTGGTCTCAGAGCGGCGTAACGGCTTTCACCACCTTCTCGCCCTCGGGGAAGTTCGCCTGACGGAGCTGCTTGCGCGTCTCGACATCGAGGCCGGTGACGCCGCGCTCGATGCGCTTCACTTCGCCGCCGTTCGCTTCGAACTCAGCCATCGCGCTCCACAGATCGTTGCGCTGCTGAGCCTTCGTCTTGAGCGTCTGCATGTTGTTGCGCATGAAAAATCCTCGCTTGCTTGTGTGCGTTCGTTTTCTTGCATCGCGTCGTTGCGATGATTGAACTTTAGCGAGCGAGAAATGGCGTGTGCGTGGCGATCGCGCTTTGGCGCTAGGCAGCTTTCACGCTTAGGCGCTTTCGGTCTCTGGCGCCATGGCGTTCCCATGGCTGACTCCGCATTCGCCATGGCGCCGGAGACCATGGTCAGCGCAGCCATGGCGTTGCGTTGGGACCGATCGCCATGGGTCTCCCATGGTCAACACAGCCATGGCGCGGTTTGCCGTGGCGTCACCATGGCTCAGCCATGGAATGCGCGGTGACATCCTACCCTAGCCTCATATTGGAGCCCACCGAGGATATAAGGGCGCCTATAGGCCCGTTTCAGCGCGCCCTTTTTCATGGCTCAACCCAAAAACCGGCTTTTCCAGAAACCGCGGAGTTCTGCGGTTTTTCATAGGTTTCGCCCTAGGCAAAAGAACCCCGGCACGCTGACCAGCGGGAGGATGCTGGAAAGCGGCCGGGGCCACGGAGTTCACACAAGCAAGGTGAGCAGCGGCGCCTGTCTCCGACGGCCTTTAAGGAGACCATGACTGGACCGTCGAAAGGTCCGCAGCAGGAGAAAGCCCGGACCTGGCGCGGCAACGCCAACAGAAGCGCTCGGTGTCGAAGCCGAGATCGCCGGCGGTGCGCTACGCTTGTCTGCGTCGCTGCTCACTGTCTTGAAGATAGCTCATCGCTTATGGGATTGAAAGCGGGAAGTCGCGCTTTGGCGAGAGATAGCCAAAGCGCTTTAGCCATGGCGCGCCGTGGTGTTCCCATGGTCATAGCCATAGAGAGGGAAGAGAGCCATGGTCGCGTGTGTGCGGGGCGTGGGCGCTGCGCAGTCGCACGGCCGGGCGGAGGTGGACTAGTCGTTTTCACCAGGGGAGGGAGAGTTGACCAAGGTGAAAGGCTTGGAGATAGGAGATAGGAGATGAGCGGCTAGGCACGGCCCCACCACTTAAATCTTGGAGAGCCAATCTCACTTCTTGAACAGGCATCTCAATCGCACACGCTCATATCACCTCACGCTCTCTTTGAACCTCTCTAGCCTATCAGTGATGCGAAGCGACCAGGGCAAGCCACTCTTCCGCACATAGTCGATGCACCATGTCATGCCGAGAGCGCGCTGTTCTGCGGCATAGGTGCTGAGCTCTTCTGTGGTGAAGGTGTGCGTCTTCTCGCTCATGCGATCTTCCTTATGCCTTTAGCCTGTGGAGCCGGGGTGTTCATGTGCTCTGTGGCTATGGTGCTCTAGCTGTCTTTCGCTCTCATGGGAGGTGGTGATGGAGCGGGTGAACTTCCTTCTCTTTTTCGGTGCGTTTCCCACACTCACCAGGTTCCCCAGACTTCACTGGTCCTTGAGGCTTCGGGCTTAGACTGCTTGTCTTCCAGCTCTCGAATTTCCTGAGTGAGCTGATTGAGAAGGTGCTGCCCTTTTTTGGTGATCTTGACCCAGGTGCGGTTCTGTTCGATCGGGTCTGGAGACACTCTTGCTGCGGGCTTACCTGAGACATCGGTGAACACGATTGCCCCAGAGTGCCACAGATCGTAGATGCTTGACGCATTGGCGGGATGCTCGGCTTTCTGGCACTGTTCCAGCAGAACCAACAGCTTCATGGTCACATGCACGTTGAGGATTTGCAGGACGGCGGCGTGCTGCATTTTGGCGATGTAGAGTGATCTGTTGAAGTCGGCTTTGCTCATCACCAGGTTCCCCAGGCTGCGGGTTTGTGAGCCGTCTGCTCTTGCTGACGGAGACGCTTGCGGGCGAGATACTCGCGGCGCATCTTGCCGCTCTTGGTGAGGATGACTCGGTTGTTCTCGTGGCTGCTGTGACCCGAGAGCTCCAGAAGATCAGCCCTGAACGCCCTCTCAAAAGCCTCATCGAGCGCTTCGCTGTCACCGATCCAGCCCAGCACTTTCGCGTAAAGTGGCTCGCCATGATCGTAGACGAATGTCAGCACCGCGAGCAGATCGTTGTCCTGCTTCTCCAGCATCACGACATCCTGGCTCTGATGCGATCGAGATAGAGCTTGCCTTTCTCCGTCAGAGTGATGATCCCCTGACTGCTCACGTCAAAGATCGGCGCGGTGATCGAGGCCATCAATCCCGAGCACATGAACAGCGCGTCCATGTAGCGACGATCGCGACAATGCACCACGCTCGTCTTGATGTCGCCGTGCTTGTCGGCCAGCCCCATGATCTCGAAGGCGCACTCGGCGTATTCGTTCTTGCTGGGGTCTTTCGATACCACGAGCGCATAGAGCATTTCGTGGAAGTCTGCCGTCGTGAGGTCTCGGTGCATACCCGATCTCCGCGCTGTCTGTTTAGCTCTCTTGAGCATAGCGATCGCGGCGTGGCGTGTGCGTGGCGATCACATCTTGAGATCGGGCATCTTTTCGAGCCGGTTGAGCACGGCCTTGGTGTCGTAGCGTCGCTTTTCGGCTCGGAAGCGCTTGATGCGGTCATTGTCGCCATTGAGCGCGAAAGTGTCGCCCTGCTTGAGCAGCACACCTTCCTTTACCAGCCGGCGCGTTATCTGGAGCGTGCCGCCGCGGGTGTTGGGATTTGTTGGCGTTGCGCGTCTGTAGGAAAGCTCTCTGAGAGTCAGCGGGCCGTGATCGTCCAGCAGAACGAGGATCTCGATTTCACCTGGCGAGTAGAAGCGTGCGACCATGGTTCTCTCCTTGAAAGCTGCATGTCCATAGCGCAGCACTTCCTGATCTGCAACGCTCGCTGAGATACAGGGCGCTTTCAAGATGACTCACGATGCGCGCGACGTTCTCCCCGCTTATCAGTGACGCGCGCAGAGCTTTATGTCGCGCTTGCCAAACTTCACTCGTTGCTGCAAGAACGCGGTGAAGCAGGGGTGAAGGTTCAGTGAGGTTTAGAAACGACAAATGGGCCAGCCTGTAGGCTAACCCATTGAATTTACTCGATATTATAGGCGCTTCAGTTCTGCATACCAGAATACCACTCTTCGCCGCGCCGCATAGAGTCCTTGTAGTCGATGCAGCCGCTGGACCCCATGCCTTCATAGAGGCTGCGCTTGCTCTCCACAGACTGTCGGAAGCCTTCATAGAAGACCCAATCAAGGTCTTGATCGGCGTAGGCTTCGGACCACGCGAAGAACCGATCGACCCACTTCTCCTCATCTTCCTTTTGCTCGCAGAAATCTGCCAGGGCCACGGTCATTCCGAACACCTGGATGATCTGCCCCGGCGTGAACTCCATGCCCTCGGGTTCTTCGCCCAGGATGAGATACTCCTTCTCGGCATGTGCCTGGCCGGCGAGGGCAATGGTGATGGCGGCCGCCATGGCGATTTTTCGTAGCATCTTTGCCTCCTGATTTTCAGGCGTTGCAAAACAAGAGACGAGGCGCCTCAAGCGCCTCGTAAGCTCTAGGTTTAAGACAGCACCGCACGGGCGCGTTCGATGCTGGCGCGGTAATCGACCGTGGTGCGGGCCGAAGTCTTATCGTTATTGCGACACTTCGAATTGGCGAGGTAATCCGGCTTCGCACCGCTCAACGCGATTCAGCCACACTCCTTGCGCCTCCCCGTAACCAAACTATCTCCCGTTGCTGAAGCCTTCGATCCAAGTGAAACTGTGGTCGAAGTTCATGGTGAGTGCCCCCAAGGCGAGTCCGACCATGAACGGTGGGGCCATCAAGAGTCATATAATGTCTTTCACGCGTTCGTCTCCCGCTCGGTTATGAGAATTGGTCGTTGGCCCAGGCGAGCCAGTCGAAGCCGCACTGGCACGGCCGCTGCGTCGCCGTGTTCGGGTCGAAGTGGAGGTCGGCCGGTTCTCCGCACTCGGGGCAGCACGGAACCTCGACGCTCACCTTGGTTCCGGCCGGGAACATCGACGCCGCCAGTTCCAAGGCGTCGGTGTGGTCGCTGTCCTTGTCGCCGTCAGCGTGCGCGTGCCAGCGCGGGCGATGCTGGTCGCACTTCGGGCCGTCGTAGACGTTCGGCGACATCGTGGCCCGCATGATCTCGTGGTAATCCATGGCCGGAGCCTCCTCGTTATTGCGACAGGGCGCGGATACGTCCAGCTAGTTTGTCGGCCATGTCCGCCGCGCCTACGCCAGCGGCGGCGGCAAGGTCTGCGTTGGGCTTCTTCAGTTTCCGCAGTTTCGTCATGAGCCGTTCTTCGGCGGCATCACAGAGCCGGGCGGCGTCTTCCAGTGCGTCGGCGCGTGCCTTGTCAACCCACCCTTTCGCCTCCCGCAATTCGATGCGCAGGCTTTCAATCAGGTCAGCCGCCTGCAACACGTCATCGCACTGCATCATGTCTAGCTGCTGAGACATGCGCCGCAGGCGTTCCACAATGTCTGTCATCTGTCGGCTCTCCACTCGTTATTGCGACAGGTCGCTATGTATGGCGAGTTCGCGTAAGTTGGCGCGTAACTCCTGTTCCAAAGCCAGCAGTCGCTTGATCTCGTCGTTGGCGCTCCTGAGGTCTCGCTCCAGTTCATCCCGCCTTGCGGTCATGTGCTTGGCGGATGACATATGCTCCTTGCAGCGCCGTGCCCAGGTGTTGCTGTCTTCCCGCAGCCGCTCAATCTCGTCGGCCGCCCAGCGAAGCACGGCGGGTTTTCAAAGCATGTGCAGCCTTCGACGGGCGGAAACGCCAGAGCACCCCCGCAGCCCTCCGGGCACTTGTCACCTTCTTCCATCGTCATTCTCCTGTGTTTCAAAATCCGGCGTTTTCAGCCGTCCGCTTCCAGCAAGGCAGCGGTAGCTCGGGCGGTGCCAATCAGGCGGTAGAGCGTTTGGTCATTTTCTCGCTCCTGCGCAGCGGCAGCGGCGTCCAGCAACTCTTGCGCCAGTGCCTTTTTCTGCTTTTCCGTCATATTCAGTTCCTTTCTTTATGGTGTTCGTTTGATGGGCCTACGCGGACGCTTTGTTTAGTGCGTCAGCGATCATCTGTGCATCATCTTCATCCATGCACTCACAGACGGCATGATACCGTCCCTTGTAGTGTTCGCCGTGCATCATCACGGGACTGTGGGTGTCAACAACTGTCGCTTCGAAGCAACAGTGTCCCGATTGTGAGTCCTCAATAACCTTGTATCGCGGCATACTTACTCTCCTGTTTCAAAAACCGGCGTTTACCAATGCTGCATCAATTTCGTCGCGCATCGCGTCCATCATTGTTTTTGCTTCGGGCATGTCTGCCTCCTGGATAGTGCGCTCCAGTCAACCCAGAACGGGTCCCAGATAATGTCGTGCTCGTCTGGAATGCCGACCAAGGCGCGCATTGTCAGGTTGTTGCGATCCTGCACATGAACAGCACCATTGATTTTATGAGTTACAGTCACACCGATGTTAGGGACCATCGTCTAGTTCTCCTGTTTCAAAATTCGGCGTTTAGGCGGCCTTCGCTTTGTCGTGCTCTGTCTGCTTTTCGGCCCAGGCGGTCGCAGCGGCGGCGATCTTGTCGGGGCTCTCGACGTAAACCCACGTCGTGTAGTAATGCCCCCAACTGCTCATCCAGCTTGTGTCGCTGCCGGAGCCGTATTGCCGAACAGGTGTGGCGATCTGCACGAGGAAGCCGTAAACGTCGCGGTCGATAAACCATTCGGCCACCTCATCGGCCTCCATGTCCTCGAAGGCATCGCGCTCCAGCAACTCCTTGATGGCGGGCAGTGTCTCGATGAGCGGCTGAACGCTCTTGTCGTTGGGTTCCGAGCCGCCCAGGAAATGTTCGTAGAAGTCTTCAACGAACACATCCGGCAGGGCTGTGCTGTCGTGGCAGGACAGCGCCAGCGGGATCATGCGCTCAACGCGGATGCTCTCATCGAACATCTGCATGGCGGTCTTGCGGTCATTCATGTGTCTCGCCTTTCGTCTCGTTATGGCGTTGCGTTCAACGGGCGTTTACCAGTTTGCGGGAGGGAAACCGCCTGTCTCATCCCAGTCGGGGCGCCAGGGGCAGTCGGGCGTCTCGACAAGTTCGGCCTCGCCCTTACCGCAGTGGCGACACTGGCGCAGCACAACGTCACCGTTGCGGTCCTTGATGGCCTCGGGGGCGTCGTGATCTCCGGTCTTGTAGATGTCGTGAAGCCACGGTTCGTTCATCTTCCGCATTGTTCGTCTCCTGTGTTCGATAACCGGCGCTTTAGAACTCGATCTCGTCGTCGGTCATAGGCTCGCAGCGAGGGACTAAGCCGCATCCGGTGCCGGTCCACGCCATGCAGGCCGACGCAATGCATCCCGATGCGTCCGAAGCGCCGATCATCCCCGGCCCGTTGTCGATCCGGTTGAAGGCGGGCTGCCCCATCGGGACTTGGTTCATCTGGCCTTTGACAACCCGCGTGAACGGGCACCACTTCTTGCGGGCATCTTCTTCCGTCACGTCGTCCTCCGTCTCACTCAAGGGGCGTCAGCGAGCCATTTCGGTTGCGAACTGTTCGAGATAGTGCCTGGCGGCCAGCCGGCGCTCTTTGTTGGTCAGCACCGCCTCGATGCCGGTCGTCTTGAGCAAATGCGTGTAGGCAGGCCAAATCAGATGCTCGCCGACATATCGCTGCCCGCGCTGTCGCCAGTCGGCAATCCCGGTGACGAAGGTCATGACGCGCCGCCGCCGACCCTGAAGTTCAGGTGTCGCCTCGATGTGGTCGACAATCTGCTGGGCGGTCAGATTTTCCGCGGTCATGCGGCGCTCCTCTCGTCGGCACGAGCATTTCGAAAGGGCACAGAAGGCCCGTTCTTCCAAAGCTCGACGATGGCGGTCTTGTCGCCGTGGATGTAGACTTGGTGGCCGTCGTCGGCGACGAGCACGCGATAGGCCGCCAGGTCGGCGCCAGGCTCAAGGCCGAGCACTTCGGCGATGCGCCGATCTGCATCACGACGGTTCATAGCAACCGCAGCGGTGACGTGGATGGGGCAAGGGAAAATCACCGACTGCCCAGGCGTCTTGACCACGAACATCAGCCGATCACCTGAACCAGCAGCGCCGAGCCGACGCAGCGATCGAGGCGCAGCACGCCGATCTCGCGCAGCTTGTCTTCGAGGCGATGAGCGGTCATGCCCAGGTTTTCCTTGAGCAGCTCGGCATTGTCGCCGCCGTTGGCTTCGATGAACTGCTCCAGCGTCATATCGCCTTCGTGCGTCTCGGTGTGATCGCTGGCGATGTTCGTCAGGCGCAAAAGCATCGCTGTCTCCGTTGTTCGTGTTCGCTTGATGATTTGACTGTAGCGTGCCGTTCGTGGCGTGTGCGCGGCAACGCGCTTTCGGTCTCAGGCTATTTCGCGCTTGTGCTGGAAAGCTCTCTCGCGCTCGCTGATAAGCGGGAAAGCGCTTTAGCTGTCGTGACAGCTAGAGAGCGCTCCCTGCGCGTCAGCGACGCTTAGAATGCTTTTGTGATGATGCCGAGTGTGATTGCGAGCGCGATCAGCGCGAGCGTCCCGACGATGAGGGGGGCGAAGCGGTGTGAAATCCACGGTTTTCCAGGCCGTCATCGCATCACCTTCAGGCTGGGCGTCGGCGCATTGCTCGGACGCGGATCATCGTTGTCAGCGATCACCTTGAAAGCCTGACGCCGACGCTGAGCCTGCGCGGCGCGTTCAAAATGAGAGTCAGGCTGCACCTGGTCGGCCGTCATCGGCTTCACGCGCCGAGCGCGCTTGCGGCGGCGCTTGAGCGGCTTGTGATCGCACGGGATACCGATGCCGCCGCGGCCCTCGCCGAGCTGCATCGTGACGATCGGGCGGAAGCCCTGACCGAGACAGAATTGACAGGTCATGGATTACCTCTTCAGAAAGCGGTGATTTTCGATCATGGCGGTTTGCTGAAGCTCCGCGGCCCAGGCGGGCTCGACCTTCGCGGGAGCGTAGTAGTGGTCGGCGCCAAGCGTCGGGTCGGCAACAAAGCCTGCGTAGACGTGCGCGGCGATCTCGACGGCGCCGGCCCACGGCTCGTAGCGCTTGGCCGGCAGATTGCGCTCGCGGGTCCACGAGAACTGGTGCGGGTCGTGAACGACGCCGCAGATGGTGTCGGGGTAGTGGGCGCTGCGCGCTCGCGTCAGAGTGACGTGGGCAACGGCGACCTGGCCCATGACCGGCTCACCTCGCGCCTCGCGATAGATGTTCTCGGCAAGACAGTGGAGCTCGTCGCGCGCCGGCGTCTCTTCGACCCACGGGGTTAGAGCGCCGATCATGCGCAAAACGACCAGCATTTCAGTGGTGGGTGACACGCGCTGCCTCTCCGTCAGTCATCGCTTACTGATCTTTTGTATCAGACGCGCGCAGGAGAGTGAAGTGGGAACGCGAAGAGGGCGCTAAGCGCCCACTGACTCGCTGGGAGACTCCTCGACGCGCGCCGCATCGAAGCGGGCGACCATGGTCGGGTCCATCACATACACCCCGTTTACCAGGGCGTCGCGCAGCAGCGTCGCGCCATCCTCGTAGGCGTCGAAACGCTTGTCCTCAACCAGCAGCAGATACATCGCCATGCCGTTCTCCTCAGTCAAAGGTGATCTGTCTCGCCGACCATGGCGAGAACATAGGGAGAACATACAGGCATCAATGCCCGCTGACAAGATCATAGTCCTAAACGACAAAGGCCCCGCCGAAGCGGGGCCTGGCCGTAGTAGGTGCGATGAGCGATCAGGCGATCGCCTTCTTGAGCTGCTCGGCGATCTCCTCCTTGAGCGCCGGGTTCAGCTTGAGGGTCGAGCCCTCCTTGATGGCGATCTTCATCGCCGGCAGAACGTTCATGATCTGATTGGACTGCGCGCGGGCAGTGCCGTCGCTGTAGTTCTCGCGCATCTTCTCCAGCAGATCCTTCGAGGACACGCTGCCCGCCTCGAACAGCATCTTGAGGCCGATCACCGTGTAGTTGGACAGCTTCGCGCCCGTCGTCAGGTGGTGCCCGATGTTGTTGACCTTCTCGGCCACCTTCTTCGCCAGACCCTCGACCTTCGGCGTCTCGTGGTCGGTGGTCATTTCGATCGTCGGCACGATGCTGGCGTCGAACTTCGGCTTGCTCGGCCCCTTCGCCTTCTTGGCCTTCTTCTCCGTCGAGGCGATCTTTTTGGCGTCTGCCTCGGTCGTCTCGATCTCCGCCTCCTCGGCGGGCGCGCTCTCATAAATCTTGGAGCGCTCCTCTTCAAGCTCGGCACCGGCGGCGGCCGCGGCGATCTCGTCCTCGCTGGGCTCGTAGACTTCCTCAGAGGACTCCGCTTCAGCCTCGATCTCCTCGATTTCGGCGTCATCGGCTTCCGGCTCGTCGATGCTGAGCTCCTCGTCGCCGTTCAGCAGCGCCTCCAGGTCGTCGAGGTCGGCGTCGTCGTCGGCGACGGCATCGATCGGGGCTTCGGTCTTCTCGGCGGTCTTGGCAGTGTTCTTAGCCATAGCTGACTTCTCCGTGTGAGTGTTCGCTTGCTTGCTCTCCAGCGCGCTCTAGCGTTTTCGCTCTTTCGCGCTGTCGATGATTGTAAGATAGCTCAGTCGGTTAGGGGTTGCACTTGGCAATGTCGCCGGCCGGCTTGGCTCTTTCACGCGCTTCTCGCATGGCGGCTTTCGCCAGGCTGTCGCAACGCTCATTGACCCAGGAGCGCGCGTTCCCGCCGCCTTGGTGCCCGCGCACATGCTTCCAGCGAAGCTCGACGTTCGCCGTGGAGGCGAGGCTGTGAAGCGCCCGGAGTGCCGTCATTTCCGCAGTGTTGAGACCGGGGAAGCCGCAGCGCTGCCGATGTTTGGCGCTCCACTCGCGGCGATAGTCGCGACTCATCGCCATGAGCACCTTTTCACAGTCGGTTTGCATCACGACCAGGCCGTTGCGGGCAACGTGTCCTTTCTTGATGCCAATGTGCAGCGCGTTCGCCGCGGCACTGAACTCGGCGGCCGCCGAACACGGCAGCGGGGCCTTGAAGGCCCCGCTGTAGGTGTTGGTGCTGAACTCGTTCTTGATCCAGCAGCCCCAGCCGCCGGCTTTCGTGTTAGGGCACCACGAGGCGTCGGCGAAGACCGTCGTCACCTTCGACCAACGCATCAGTCGACCGTCCAGCCGGCGCGCAGGGCGTCGTCGATGGTGGTGTGAATGGTCGAACCGTCCTCGACGTGAATGAGGATGCGCTCCTTCCCGTCCAGAGACGATGCCGGCACATCGACGTAACCGAAGACCATCGGGTTCGATCGCCGCTTCATGGGCAGCTTGTTGTGCATCGGCCAGGTCGCTTTGTCGGCGAGCATGATGCGCGTCGTGTTGTCCATACTGGTGGTGTTGGTGGGATACAGGCCCTTCATCACTGCCCTCCCTTCAGGAATTGCTGCATGGCGGGGGTGAAGTCGCCCTCGTCGTCGAAGACCTCGACCTCGTCATTGCACTGAGGATTGACGGCGTAGAGCGGCCAGGGCTCGCGGGAGTTCAGCGGCCGCATCAGGGCGATCGGCTCGCCGCGAACGACGAGCTTCACGTTGGCGATCGTCAGGCCACCGGAGCTGTCATCCTGCACGACCTGGAAGGACTCGTCGGTGCTCTCATCGAGAAACACCATCTCGGCATCGGGGAAGCTGCCCTTCTCCAGATTGATGTAGAGGCGGCCATAGCACTTGAGCAAATTGGCCTCGTTGAACAGGTCGCGAGGGATCACGCGAGGGTAGCTCATTAGCTTTTGCCCTCCAGTTCGGCGAGCGCCTCTTTGGCGCGCATGTAGGTCGAGGCCAGATCGGGCCACTCTTTCGCCAGGCCGCCGGTGGTAAAAGCCTTTGCCTGAGCCGGCGTCAGCGTGGCGTCGAACTCGTCGGGGCCGTGAACCGCCTCGACATCGGCGACGAACTCCTTGAGGAGCTCGGCTATCTTGTCAGCCATCACGCGGCCTCCTTCAGCTTCTCGATCTTGGCACTGACGTTCTCGAAGGACACCGCCGGCAACTTGGGCGTCGCGATTTCGGGCAGGTAGAGTCGCGCATCGGGCCACACCTCAAGGAGCTGCTTGACGGTGCTGACGCTCTTGAGGCTGGCACGGAGCTCGCACGTCAGGTCTTCGCGATCCTTTATAGCCTGGCGCTGCGCCTGGGTGAGTTCGTGCCAGGCATCAGCGATCTTGGTGTCGCCGGCGAACGCCTTGCGCTGAGCGTAGGTGTTGAAGCGCAAGCTCTCGGGCACGGGCATCGACTCCTTGAGGTGAAGCGCGGCGTGCATCCCGCCAATGTTGGCCCGCACATCCTTCGCCCAGTTCATCAAGCTCTCGGGCATGTTGCGCGCCGTCTCGTAGTGCTTGCCCCAGGTTTCCTTGACGATGCGCTCGCCGAGCGCGTGCTCCTGGTCCTTCAGTTTGGCGTCGATGTCCTTGAAGGCGTCGCGAACCGCGTTGCTGAGAATGCGATCACGAATGGACTGATTGAGTCGGGTCGTCATTACGCGACCTCCTTCTCTTCGGTTTCGGCGGGGAAATCGGCGCTGGTGCGCTCCAGAAACTCGCGCATTTCAGCGACAGCGGCGGCGAGCGTCTTTTTGTTCGACCGAATGGCAAAGCACAGACCGTCGTGGAGCTGCTGCATGTCGCTCAGCGCCTCGTAGTGGCCTCCATCCGGGGCGGTCAGGAACTCGCCCACATCCAGAAGCTCGTCGATCGGCGCGTTGTCCATGCGGTCCAGCAGCTTCGACAGCTCATCAGGGATCGCCGCGCCGATCGCGCAGTGACAGCCGTCGCCCGCGTCGTAGAGGCACGGTGTCGTGTTGTCACTGCTGGGCTCGATCGTCTGAAGCTGGAGCTTGCCTTCGTCCATCAGCTTGAGGGCGGCACGCGCAACATCGCCAGCGTGCAGCGAGATCGGGTATTCACCCGCGAGCAGAGCCTCGTAGGTCATGCGTCTTCTCCGTGTCTTGAGAGGTGGGGAGCGCTTGCGGGCGGCTCCCCGTCGTCACTCTTCAATCGTGACAGCCCGCTTGCGGCGTGTGCGCGGCAGCTACGCGGCGCTTTCGTCGCGATCCACGTCGCCGCTGTTGACCAGGCCGTAGCGACGCAGGAGCCCCATCGCGTCCTCGAAGCGATTATCGAAGGCGTTCATGGGGTCGCCGACCAGACGCAGATCACTCGGGTCCATGCCGCGCTCGGTCATCAGGGCGCGCACCTTGTCCGCTACGAACTCGCGGAAGCTCTTGACCGCTTCGCCTTCGCTCTGGGCGGTGATGACAAAGCGTTCGACCGCCTGCCAGGGGCCGAGGCTCATGGCGTTCTGGATCGCCTGGGTGATGTTTTCGCCCGGCGCAGCCATGCCGCTGCCGGCCAGCATCGGAGAGCCGTTCTCGCTGGTGGCGCCGTTGGCGTAGGTGACGACGAACGCCGGGAAGTCATACTCCTTGGGCTGAGGCGTCGTGAGGTTGCTGACGGCGGCGATCTTGAAGTTGTCCGTCCAGGTGGCGCCGCAGTCCTGACAGCCGACCTCGACCTGGATGGCGCCCTCGGTGAGCATGACCGGGGAGCCGGTGCCGACCTGATTGGAGCCGCAGTTGACGCAGTGCGTCGGGTTGGCGAGGTAATCGGCGATGTTCTTGGCGTTCATGTGCGCTCCGTTCTTGCGTTGTGCGTTTCGCTGTTGACGCACTGAACATCGCATGACGCACAAGGGTTTGCAATAGGTCAGCGATGACTTACGATCGAAACCCTACCAGGTGCCCCAGGCGGCCGGCGCGTCATCGTCTGGGATTTCATGGATGTCGTCAAAACATCCAGATCGTCAGAGACGGCCTCGCTCAGCCTTTTCAAAGAGCGCGCCGAGGCCACAAAAGCCTCGCTAACCTCGGACCAAGACGCAAGGAACTCTCCTGTCGCGTCAGCGCTGACTTCTCTTTCCTCTCGCTCCATGATGCTCTCCTTGGTCAAAAGAAAGCCCGACACCCAAAAGGGCGCCGGGCCAAGGATACTCACACTAGCAAACGAGGCTCACACCTCACACGAAGAACCTAGCGCGCCCGGCCCAAAGATCAAGCGGGCTCTTTCTCCACAAGCATCCCCATCAGACCCGCGACGGTCAGCACGACCCGCGCCAGAGCCCACAGGCTGAACGTCAGCGCCAAGGTGACGATGCCGCCGATCACCTGAAGAAGACCGCCGATGAGCATCAGAAAACTCGGGCCAAGCGCCGCGACGAAGCTGGTTGGCGTCCAGAACAGGTTTGCGAGCGCCAGGCGCAGGCTGTCGCGATAGCTCTTGGAGCGACCCAGGCTGATGGCATTCCATTTCGGCAGTTTCAAGATGCGGTCTCCTCGGCGCGCGGTGTCAGATGCTTGGGCTTGATGGTGTAGAGCAGCCGATCGGTCGGCAGCGGCTTGTTGACGATCATCGGCATCGTGCCGACGCGAATGATGTAGCGCGGTTTGCCGGCGGCGACCGCCACGCTGACGGCCTGGCTAAGCAGCTCCTCGGCGGTGGGCCAGGTCTTCACATCAAGGCTCCTTCCCTGATCTTCTGAACCAGAGCCTCGGCCCGGCGCCGGCCGACGGCCGCTCGAAGCGCCGTGTCTTGCAGCTTGCCGTCCAGGCTGATCGCGTAGTGCTGGCCGTTCTTCACCTCGGCCTTGCGCAGCTTCACGACGCGCCCCTCGACGTTCCAGATGCGATCTTTCATGCCGCCTCCTTTGATGAAGTCAAGAGTGACTGAACCTTTTCGGGCAGCTTGAAGAAGCCCCAATCCAAACCCTTCCAAAAGCAAGCGCACATGACCGACACGTCGTAGTCGGCGGCGTGCGCCTTGTCGGTGTCGTATTCCTCATCGCACGCCCAGGCGAGCTCTTGCAGCGAAGGCACCTTGCCGTTGGTCGTTGCCCAGCGCCCCTCCAGCATCGTGTCGAAGGGCTCAACATCGGGGATTTCCAGGCCGGCGTTCTCCAGCTCGACGGCGATGAAGGGAAGATCGAAGCTGTTGCCGTTGTGAGCGATGACCATCGCCGAGCGTTGCAGCACGCCATGCACCTTCTTGGCCGGACCGTCTTCCCACAAAGGCTTGCCCGCCAGGTCCGCGAGGCTGATGTGATGCACCGCCTGGGCCGCGGCGTTGATGGTGCGACCGCCAGGGTGAATGCGTTGCGTCCAGTTGGCCTTGCGCTTGCGGGTGGCGAGATCGAACACCTGCATGTTGATCTCGATGATCCGATCGCCCTTCTCGGCGTGCAGGCCGGTGGTTTCGATATCCAGCCCCGTAACCCAAATGCTCATCGGTATTCCTCAGTCGATGCGGACGTAGCCGTTGGCCTGGAGCTTTTTATCGAGCTCCTTGAACCATTCTCGGGCGTCCATGTGGTCGTCGAAGGTCTTGTTCTGGGAGCGCCAGTCCTTGTCGGCCGTCAGGCCCTTCATCGAGCCTTTCATCAGCGTGACGCGCTCGCTGCGCGCCCGCATGACCACCTTGACCACAAGGCCCTTGCTGTTGGCGAAAATCTTCTGGAGCACAGGCGGCTTGCGCGGCGCTTTGGCGCTGAGCTGGGTGACGATTTCGCTGATGTCCTTGTCGACCAGACCCATGACGGCGGTGAAGATGGCATGGGCGCCGGCACCGAGGGCATGATCGTCGATCTCGCCGCGTTCATGCGCGCCGTCGAGCCACTCCAGGGCGTCGAGCGTCTTGCGGTCGAGCTCCTCTTTGAGCGTCGGCCAATCACTCATCGTAAGACACCCACACCCAGGCCTGAACCCAGGCGCCATCGTCCGCGTGTGAGATCGCGGCGCCTTCGTCGATCTCCAGATTGTCGTCGCAGTGGGTTTCGCGCGCCTTCTCGACAATCTTCTCGTTGTCCATGTCTGCGTCTCCGTGAGTGTCGCGCTCTTGATTTTCAGACTGTAGCGCTTGACGCTTGGACTATCAAGTCACCCGTGACTTACCTTAATTGATAACCGCATCCTCCAGAGCCTTGCTGGTCTCCTGCACGATGCCGAGCCAGATGCGGGTCAGCTCCTCCAGGCGCTCGTCGGCGTCGGTCATGGAGCGCGGGAACATATCCACTCCGGTCACGAGTGCCGGCTCGCACATGAACCCCGCAATCAGCGAGTGGACCTGCTCCTGATAGCCGAGATCAAGCGGCGGCTTGCCATCCTCCTCGACGTAGGGGATGCCCGGCGACACCAGGACGAGGGTGTGGAAGTAGGTGTTGGCCACCTCGATGCAATCGGCGACGTAGCTCATCACCTCGATAGCATCCTCTTCCGGTCTACCCTTCACGTCGGCGAGCATGTAGGCCGCGAAGTCGATCGGCGTGCGATCGGTGATGAACGAGGCGGCCTGCTGCGCGTAGCGCTCGGTGAAGGCTTCGAGAATGAGACGCTGCACCTCCAGGCGCTTCTCGAAGGGCAGATGAGGGCCAGGCTTCAGCCCGAGCCGCTCGAAGATGCGCGTGGTGCCGGAGTCCACGAATGCCATGTCGTTCTGCTCAGCGAACGCCTTGGCGAGCGTGGATTTGCCGGTCCTGTGAGAACCTGTGAGCCCAAGCAAGTATTATCTCCTAAGCCACGCAGTCGAGTTCTTTGGCGATGAGGAAGGACAAGACCTCGCCGATCGCCATCTTGGCGACCTCCTCGGCGGTGAGGTGGCTGCGGGCCTCGACCCGCAGCTCCTCTTCGGTCATGTCCTCGAACTTTTCGGCGGCCGCGTCGGCGCCGGCCAGAAGGTCTTCGATCAGATTACCGATCATGGACGTTCTCCAGCAGGAAGAGGGGATTGAAGAAACACTCCAGCCAGATGCCGGCCAGGAGCATCGAGGACATCATCAGCGGCATCAGAGAACCCCCGTCCCGCCGAGGAAGGAGCCGACCAGGCTGCCCATGCCCTCGGCGAAACCGTGCGGGTCGGAGAAGATCATGACGCCGCCGATCCACACTTTCACGAAGGTCTGGAGACGGTCATGCCGGGCCTGGCGCCGGGCGCCGACCGCATAGAGGCTGTTCGGGCGATCCATCAACCCACCCCCGTCGAGCCCCAGCCGGCGCGGCCGCGAGCGGACCCCTCGAACTCCTCGACCTCTTCCAGCGCGACCTGCTGCACGCGGCCGATCACCATCTGAGCGATGCGGTCGCCCGGCTCGATGGTGATGGTCTTGCGCTTGTCCTGATTGCGGTTCCAGGCGGCGACCATAACTTCCCCCTGGTAATCAGCGTCGATGACGCCGACCAGATTGCCCGGCACCAGGCCCTTCTTGGCGCCCAGACCCGAGCGCGCATACAGGAAGCCTGCGTAGTTGGGCGTGTCGATGTGAATGGCGATGCCGGTGGGCACCATGATCGTCTCGCCCGGCTTGATGGTGATCGGCTCATCGATACAGGCGCGCAAGTCCAGGCCGGCGGACTTCTCGGACCCATAACTCGGAAGGCCCAGGTCGCGGACCTTCTCGTTCAGAACCTTCATCTGAACGTTCATCAGGCAGTCTCCTTGCGGTTGAGAATTGCGAAGTCGAAACCGGGATGCCACTCGCTCTCGGCGACGTGCCAAACATCGGGATCGAACTCGTCGGGGAAGAAGGTGTCGCCTTTCGGCAACTTGTGGATGGTCGTCAGATGGACCGTCTGCGCCTGGAGCAGAGCCTTCCGAAGAATGCCCTCGCCGCCGATGGCGAAAGCCTCCTCGTGGCGGAGCTCCGCGCACAGGTCGAGCGCCTCATTGAAGCTGCCGACGACCCAGGCGCCGTTGTCATCCAGGCCGTGCCACATCGTATTGGACACGACGATGTTCGTGCGGTCGGGCAGGGTGCGGCCAATGCTTTCGTAGGTGCGCCGACCCATGATGACGGCGTGGCCGCTGGTGATGCGACGAAAGCGCTTGAGGTCTTCGGGGACGTGCCAGGGCATCTTCCCGTCCAGACCAATCACGCCGTTAAGCGCGCGGGCGACGATGATGGACAGCTTCATCAGACGGCCACCGGCGCCTTGATGGCGGGCAGCGGCTCGTAGTCGAGAAGCATGATGTCCTCAAACCGGAAGTCGTCGATCTCCTCGATGTTGCGCGGCAGCAGGACGCGCGGCGACTTCGGCGTGCCGTGCCAGCGGCCAAGCTGCTCGCGCACCTGCTCGATGTGGTTTTCGTAGACGTGGACATCGCCGCCAGACCAGATGAACTCGCCCGGCAGGTGATCCGTCACCTTCGCCATCATGAGCGTCAGCAGCGAGTAGGAAGCGATGTTGAACGGCACGCCGAGGAACATATCGGCGCTGCGCTGGTAGAGCTGGCAGTCCAGCACGCGGCGGCCATGAGTGTTCTTGCGGCTGTTGAACTGGAAGAAGGCGTGGCAGGGCGGCAGGGCCATGTCGCCCAGGTCCGCGGGGTTCCAGGCGCTCACGATGATGCGGCGGCTGTCGGGATTGGCGCGAAGCAACTGGACGGCTCGATCGATCTGATCGATGGACTCTTCCGAGTGCATCAGGCGCTCGCCGGTGTCGTTGACGTAGGTCGCGCGCACGGGCCATGAGCGCCACTGGTGCCCGTAGATCGGCCCCAGGTCGCCGCTGTCATCAGCCCACTCGTCCCAGATCGAGACGCCGTTGTCCTTGAGGTAGCCGATGTTGGTGTCGCCCTTGAGAAACCACAGAAGTTCGTGGACTACTCCTTTCCAGTAGACCCGCTTAGAAGTCAGCAGAGGGAAGGTGTCGGACAGGCCGAACCGCATCTGGGCGCCAAAGATGCTGCGCGTGCCGACGCCCGTGCGGTCCTTGCTGGGCACACCGCGCAGCATGACCTCATTGAGCAGTCGCAGATACGTCGCGTCGTGAGTGTTTTCCATGTGTCTGTGTCTCGCTTCTGTGTTCGCTGACGCGCGGGCAAGAGCGCTTGCGCGCTGTCGCGCTGTTGTCTCTTACTCGCGCATTATGTCAGCGCTGACTTACGTTGTCGAGCGGCAGATTGCGATCGCCTTCAGCCGTCGACCGTATCCCACACGTCGCTCCAGGTGCCCTGCGTCGCGGCGCGGGAATACTCGGTGGCGCGGTTTTCGAAGAAGTTGACGTGCTCGATGCCGTTGAGCATTTCGTCCAGCCACGGCAGCGGGTTTTCGACGATGCCGAACTGCGGCTCGTAGCCGAGCTGGCCCAGCCGGTAGTCGGCGATGTAGCGGATGTAGCGCTTCACTTCCTCGGCCGTCAGACCCTCGATGCCGCCCATTTCGAACGCCAGGTCGATGAAGGCGTCCTCGTGCTCGACCGCCAGATGACAGTGCTTGAGGATTTCGGCCTTGAGCTCCTCGCGATCGATGTCGAAGTTCTCCGACAGATAGGTGTGGAACAGCTTAATGATGGAGTTGCAGTGCAGGGTCTCGTCGCGCACGCTCCACGTCACGATCTGCCCCATGCCCTTCATCTTGTTGAAGCGCGGGAAGTTGAGCAGGATCGCGAAGCTCGCAAACAGCGCCATGCCCTCGGTGAAGCCGCCGAAGACCGCCATCGTCAGCGCCAGCTCCAGCTTGTTCTGCGGGTTGAAGCCGTCGAGATAGTCGTGCTTGTCCTTCATCTCCTTATAATCGAGGAAGGCGCTGTATTCCGTCTCGGGCATCCCGATGGTGTCGAGCAGATGCGAATAGGCGGCGATGTGGATCGTCTCCATGTTGGAGAAGGCCACCAGCATCATCTGCACCTCGATCGGCTGGAAGACGCGGGTGTAGTGGCGCATGTAGCAGTTGTTCACCTCCACGTCGGACTGCGTGAAGAAGCGGAAAATCTGCGTGACCAGGTGGCGTTCGTTCTCGGTCAGCGACTTCTGCCAGTCGCGCACGTCCTCGGCCAGCGGCACCTCTTCGGGCAGCCAGTGGATTTGCTGCTGCGTCTGCCAGGCATCGTAGCACCAGGGGTAGGAGAACGGCTTGTAGGTCGCGCGGGGTTCGGTCAGGGACATCAGGAGCTCCTCTGATGGTCGTCAGGTGTCTTGGGGCCGCGCAGGGCGGCCCCAATGATGATCAGGACGCCGAAAATAACGGCGCCAATTCCGATGACGGCGGCCATCACTGGCAGGCTTCGCACTCTTCCTGCCCACCGGCCACGGTGCCGTCCGCGCGGATCACGTCGGGGCGGCTCGCTTCGGTCGGCATGGTGCCGGCCATGTGGCTCACCTTGTCGGCGCGCTGAATGGACAGCGAGCGGCAGTAGTAGAGCGACTTGACGCCGCGCTTCCACGCCGCGAAGTGCAGGTCATGCAGACGCTTCTTGTGGACATCGGCCGGCAGGAAGATGTTGACCGACTGCGCCTGGCTGATGAACGGCGCCCGCACCGCGGCGTGATCGATGATCCATTCCTGATCCAGCTCGAAGGCGGTCTTGAAGACGGCCTTTTCGTGATCGGTCAAGAAGGTCAGGTTGCGCACGCTGCCTTCGTCGGCGGTGATCTGCGACCACACCTTCTGCTTCCAAGCGTCGCACCCCACGAATTTCATGAGAGCGCTGTCCTTCGCCAGCTCCTCGAACTTCTCGTCCAGCAGCGCGTCCAGATGACGGTTCCGCACGCCGAAGCTGCCCGAAAGGGTCTTCTGCGTGAAGCTGTTGGCGGCGATAGGCTCGATGCCCGGCGAGGTGCCGCCGCAGATGATGGAGATCGAGGCCGTCGGTGCGATTGCCTGAGTGTTGGAGAAGCGCAGGCAGCGCCCGGTCGCCTCTGCATCGGGGCAGGCGCCCCGCGTCTCGCCCAGCTTGAGGTTCACCTTGTCGGCGACCTGGCGCAGCCACGAGAAGATGCCCTTGTTGACCGCCTCGGCCGTCTCCGTCTCGAACGGGATGCGCTGGCTCTGGAGATAACTGTGGAAGCCCATGACGCCCATGCCGATCGAGCGCTCGCGCATCGCCGAATAACGAGCGTCCTCGAAGCCCTTCATCGTCTCGGTGCGGTCGATGAAGTCTTGGATCACGTTGTCGAGGAAGCGCATCACATCCTCGACGAAGCGCTCGTTGCCCTTCCACTCGTCGTAGCGCTCCAGATTGAGCGAGGACAGGCAGCACACCGCCGTTCTGTCATTACCCAGGTAATCACGCCCCGTCGGCAGGGTGATCTCGGCGCACAGGTTGGACTGTTTGACCTCCAGGTTGAGCTCCTTCTGGTGCTCGGGGCGCTCGCGGTTCACGGTGTCGCCGAAGATGATGTAGGGCTCGCCCGTCTCGATCCGCGCGATCAGAAGACGCTGCCACAGGCTGCGCGCATCGATCATATCCACGACCTCGCCGGTGAGCGGGGAGATCAGGGGATACTTGTGCCCGGCCTGGACAGCCAGCATGAACTTGTCGTCCACCACGACGCCGTGATGAATGTTCAGGCTCTTGCGGTTAGCATCGCCGCCGGTCGGGCGCCGGATTTCGATGAACTCCTCGATCTCCGGGTGATTGATCGGCAGATAGCAGGCCGCCGAGCCGCGACGCAGGGAGCCCTGACTGATGCCGAGCGTCATGGAGTCCTGCACCTTGATGAAGGGCACCACGCCGCTGGTCTTACCGTTACGACCGACCTTCTCACCGATGGAGCGCACGTCGCCCCAATAGGTGCCGATGCCGCCGCCGCGCGACGCGAGCCAGGCATTCTCTTCCCAGGTGCCGATGATCTCGTCCAGGCTGTCGCCGACCGAGTTCAGGAAGCACGAAATGGGCAGGCCGCGCTCGGTGCCCCCGTTGGACAGGATCGGCGTCGCCGGCATGAACCACAGGTGGGAAATGTAATCGTAGAGGCGCTGGGCGTGGGCCTGATCGTCGGCAAACCACGCCGCGACACGGGCGAAGAGGGTCTGCGGCGTCTCGCCGTCCAGCAGGTAGCGGTCCTTGAGCGTGGCCTTGCCGAAGTCGGTCAGCAGGTCGTCGTTGGCGTGGTCAACGGCGATATAGACCGCGCCCGCGTAGCGATTGGGGAAAGAGCGGAGCTCCGTCGTCATTGCGTCCTCGTGTTCATCGAATTTCGGGCAGGGTCGCCCATTATACCTAGTTCAGCGCTGACTTACTATTCTTGACAGGCTACGCTGCGCTCTTGCCCAAAATAGCCGCCATCCCGAGAAACTGCTCCGTCTCGATGCCGGCCTGGACAGCCGCGGTCGCGTCCGCCAGGTGCTCGTTGGTCTTCAAGAGCTCCATCTTGCCCTTGTATTTCCGGCGCAGCCACGGGGCGTTGGGGTAGGCCGCGACCGCCCAATCGATCATGTCCTGCTTGCTCGCGGTCTTCCTGCCGACGGTGGCGAGCTTGACCTCGATCGGGCTGACCTCGATCAGCGGACGCGGGATGGCGGCCAGGATGCCGATACAGATGCCATTGGAGATCGAGCCGCGGGCGCTCTGCGTGCCGGTCGGCACCTCGGCCATGACCAGTCGGCACTGGTGCTTCTTGATGAGCACCGCCGCCGACTTGAGAACCTCACGGGCGCGGCGCAGGTCGTCGCTGTTCTTGCGCACCCGCTTGCCGGCGCGGTTCTCGGTGCTCGCCAGGTGCAAATCGATGACCTGGGTCAGCACGCCATGCTCGACATCGACCTCGCAGACGGCGAGCCCCGTGTTGTTGATCGATGGATCGACGCCTAAAACATTGATAACATTAGACATCCACGTGCCTCCAGGTTCGACCGAGCTTGATCCGAGACCTCATAGCCGGGACTGCCCGGCACAGGCCTCCACTCCTCGTTGACGTTGATGGTGTTCATGCTTCTTGTCCTTGGAACGTGCAAGTGAGCCAGGTGCCGAACAGGCTGTCGTCACCGTATTTCTTCACGTCCTTCTCCGTGATCGTGTCGCTGTCTTCGTCCATGTTAACGGGCTGATGCTTGGGCTCAGCACGGTCATGACGATGACGGGTCAGGTCATCGATGAAGCGCCCGAACTCGGCCAACACCTTGCGGGCCATGCTGTCGTCAAGCTCCACGACCTCGCCGGGCTCGTGAGAGTCGTCGGCCACGAAGCGCCACAGAAGCGGCTCGCGCCGGCCCTTGTAACAGTCGTCCAAGCGAAGCCGAGTGCCCGAGCGGATCATGCGCTTGCGAAAGCCGCGCTCGGTCTTGACCGTGTATTTGCCGGTGCTGGTGAGCGGGAAGCGAGCCTTGCTAAATCCAGGTTCAACACCTTCATGCACAAGCTGCTGGTCGCACCACTCGTCATACGCCTCGTTGATCGAGGCAATGTCGGCGTCGATGATCTTGCCCTTCTTGTCGCGTTTGATCATGCCGCGATAGCCCCCCCCCTTGCCTCTATTATTGGCCTGCTCTTTTGGCGTCGCCCATCGACAATTATCAGGCTCGTAGCCTTTGTCGTTATCGATACGGTCAAGACTCTTCCCTTCGGGCCTTTCGCCCATGTCTTTGAGAAAAGCCTCAAAACTTTCCCGCCACTTATCGCAGACCTTAATTCCGCGGCCGCCATAGCGAGGATAGTCGGGATAGTTCTTGTTGTGACAGCGAGCTTTCATTGATCGCCACGTCAGATACGTAGGAGTGCCATGCATTCCGTGAGACTTCTTTCTGCCTCTATCGCACCCACAAGACTTTGTTTGACCCGACCTCAGAGCATGAACGAAATGGATGCTTTCGCGTCCACAGTCGCATTTGCAAAGCCACTTCCAGGTCTTGTTCTTGCTCAGACCGACCTTCTCGATGGCGATCAGCTTGCCAAATCGCTGCCCAGAAATATCTACTCCTCTGCCCATTTTCATTCCCCCTCAGAGATCGTGCTGTAGCCGTCCTTCTTTCGCACGACCATCACCTGTCGAGCCCAATCCTTCAGATCCGAGTGGCTGATGACCAGCACGGTGCCGCGTTCTCGCGCCCGCTCCTCCAGCACACCCATCAGGCGCTCCAGGCCAGCGGTGTCGAGTGCGTCGTCCACCTCGTCGCCGATCCACAGCTCGATCGGCTTGGTCGCGCGGCTCGCCACCAGGTCTTGCAGCGCCATTGCGCAGGCGATGCGAGCCTTACGCTTCTCGCCGCCCGAGATCAGCCCGAACGAGCCGCCGCCAGTGGTGCTGGACACCGCGATCTGGAACTTCTCGCGAAGCTCGCCCTTCTTGTTCTCGGTCAGCGTCGACCACTCGGCGCTGATGTTGCCGTCGGAGAGCTGACCCAGGTAGTGCGCGGTGCGCGCGTTCAGGTAGGGCGTCACGGTGTCGAGAATGTGCGCCCGCACGCCGGCCGGGCCAAACACCTCAACGGCCGACTTGGCGAGCTCCAGGGCCTTCTCGGCGTCCTTGCGCTCGCCCTTCGCCTGATCACGATGCTCCTTGGCCTTCTTCGCCTTCGCGCGCACCTCCTTCACGGTGTCGGTGAAGGGGTTGGGCTGATCGCGCAGCTCCTTGACGCGCTCCTCCACGTCCTTCATCCGGCGCTCGACGCGCTCCACGTCGCGGGCGGCAGACTCGATCTCCCTGATCTGCCCGTCAATCACGCTACGGTCGCGCACAAGCGCGCTGGGGTCACTCATGCTGTCGCGATACAGCGCGAGCGATTTCCGCGTGTCAGTGACGCGCGCAGCGCTTTTCTCGTATGCTTCCTTCGCGAGCTTCGCGCGATTCACAGCGTCGCGCAGCGCTTTGGCCTGGGCGTCGCGGGCGCCGGCCAGGTCGTCCTCGTGGTAGAGCTTGCCGCACTCTCCGCAGGGCTCGCCGATCTTGGCCTCGATGTTGTCGTAGTCCTCGCGCAGCTTGCGAGCCTCGCGGGCGATGAAGGCCGCTTCCGACTTCTTGACCGACGCCTCGTGCTCGGCACGACGAACCTCATCGTCCAGTTCGCGCTCCCGCTTTTTCTCGCTTTCGAGCGCGCGGATTTTGGCGTCCACGTCCTTGATGGTCTTCTTGAGTGCTTCGGGCTTGCCGTAGCGATCGGTCAGGCGCTTGAGATCGGCATTGGCGCCGGCCAGGGCGCTCTTGAGCTCGGCGACCGCCTCCTTCTGCTTCTCGACCCGCCCCTCGCGCTCATCCTCGAAGGTCTCGCGGTTGTGGTTGGCGCGCTTGAGCTCCTCGACATAGGCCTCCAGGCGATCGTTGTGGCGCGTGACGCGCAGGTCCACGGCTTCGAGCGCGTCCTTGGCCTCGGACTGCCGCTCGCGGGCGACGCGATAGGCGTCCTCCAGCACGTTGATGCCGGCGGCCTCCTCGATCAGCAGCTTGAGGCTCTTGTCGGTCATCGCCGGCAGGTCGGGCATGTCGTCCTGACCGGCATAGATGGCGGCGCGAAAGACCTCATAGGAGCAGCCCACGATCTTGCCGACGACTTCCTGAGTCGCCTTGTCGGTGCCCTTGGACAGATCGGTGATGACCTCGCCGTCGGCGTCGAGCGAGTAGACCATCAGGCTGTTCTTGCCCTTCTTGTGCTTGCGGTGCCGGGCGATCTCGTAGATGTCCTCGCCGTCGATCAGGCGCACGACGACGCGCGTGTTCTTGGCCGCGGTGCGGTTGATGATCGCGTCACCCTTTTCGCCGCGCGCCGTCAGCCCGAACAGGCACCAGCACAGCGCGTCGGGCACGGTGCTCTTGCCGGCGCCGTTGCTGTTGGCGCTGCTGTCGTCGAGGTTCTCGCCCTGCACCAGCACCAGGCCGCGATCATCAAGGTGCAGCGACGCCGCGCCGATGGTGAGGAAGTTCTCGATGGTCAGGTCGGTGAACTTCATCGGCCTTCGTCCTTCTTCCAGCACACTTCGCTGTTGGCAACGCGCTCACCCCTGAACCGCGTGGGCTTGTTCATGTCCACGTCGAGCAGCTTGAGCAGCCACTCGGGGAGCAGACGGTTCGCGATCTTGTTGAGGCGCCGCGCCCCTTCCATGATGCGCAGCGCACCGATGTAATCTTCCTTGGTCAGAAGGTTGGCGCCGCACTTCGGGCAGGGCTTGTTGAGGTAGTAGACGTAGCGATCGGGCGTCGCCGTGCGGTCGTAGTAGTCACAACCCTCGGCGTCGCACTTGATGCCGCTAATCTGATGCCGGATGACGACGTATTCGCCGCGCTTCTTCATTCCGCAGCCTCCTTCGCTTCGGACAGGATCGAGCCGCAGAGCTTTCTCAACTCCTCGCCGCGGTCGTATCCCTTGTGCTTGATGAAAGCGTCCACCGAGCCCTCGACGGACTCGCCGCTCTTGACGGTGGCGCCGGCCCGCGTGACGGTCTTGGTCGAGCGCGTGGCGTTCACGACAACACCGGCGGCGCCCATCTTGTAGAGCCCCTCGCGCGCCTCGATGATCTCGGACTCGCTTACGTCCTCCAGCTTCAGGCGCACATAGTTGCCGTCCACCAGGTCGGGCCATTCCTCCTCGGGCTGGTCCTTGATCTCGACAAAGCGCGGCGCGTGGCTGGCGTGGAACGTGAAATCCTCGTCGTCCACGATCAGGAAGCCGGCCTTCGTGCCGATGTCGCTGAAGGTCTGGTGCGTGGTGGCGCCGATCGAGATCACCTTGCCGTCGGCCATGACCTTGTGATTGTGGTAGTGGCCCGAGAAGACGCGCCGAAAGCCGAGCGCCGCCAGGTCGTCGGCGTTCAGGCCGTGATCGGGGATGCCGGGCAGCACGCCGTTGACCGGCGCATGGATGATGGCGTCGAAGTTAGAGCCCCAGCCGCCGGCCATGCCCTTGAGATCGTCCATCAGCCTCTCGGTGCTGTTGCGCCACGGGACCATGATGCAGCGGCCATGATGGTCCTTGTCGTCGTAGTGGAGCTCGTCATGCACCGCCACGCCCACATCGCGCAGCGCCCCGAGCGCGTTGCCGAGCGTGTCGCTCTCCTTGCCCTCCAGGTCGTGATTGCCGGGGATCGCCTCGAACTCGAAGCCCGCGTTGACCAGGTGGCGAAAGCGAGCGAGCGTCGGGTTCAGCACGCTCGGCGCGATCTGACCGCGAACGTGGAAGAGATCGCCGGCGATGCGGACCTTCTTGCCGCCCTTCTTGGCGAGCACGTCGCAGGCCCGCGAAATCTCATCGAGGATGATGCGGAGCCGGGAGTTGACGCCATCCTCGTCGACCGTCGAGAAGCGGTTCCACGAGTGAATGTGTGCGTCGGAGATCAGAGCCCAGGGTTTGCTCATCAGGAGCGGCCCTCCTCGGGCATCGACAGTAGGCGATCGGCGGTGCTCAGCAGCGCCTTGGGGATACTGTCGCAGCGCGTCGCGTCCACGCCCTCGTCCGCGAGAATGCCTTCCAGCTTGATCATTTCGCGGAAGCTGAGCGACTGGATCATGCCGGCCAGGGCCTTGAGCTTGTTGTCGCGCTTGTCGCTGGCGGTCGGGTCGATGCGTCGCGTCGTCATGCGCTCTCTCCGTTTTGTGTTGTGTCAGTGCTGACTTATGTTCTACAGCGTCGTGACAGGGGTTGAAAGTCAGATTTTCAAGATTGCGTCGCTTTTCCTGAAGTGCTCAAACGTCAGGTAGCGCTGAAGGGCGCCGCCGCGGCGCTCGTAGTTCTTGATCTTGGAGTGCTTGAGCCAGGTGGCCGCGTCGGTGAGGTAAATCTCGTGGGTTTCGAGGACGTAGACGCCGAGCGCGTGAACGCCCTCGCGGATCATGCGCAGCACGGTGTCCACATCCATCGCCCAGGCGGCCTCGCCGCTCTCGACCGCTGCCTTGATGCTCTTGTTGCCGCCACGGAAGATTTCACTGTGCTTGCGCCGCGCCAGGTAGACCCGGCGCCCGTCGGGCAGGTGGCACAGACAGCCGTAGAAGCGCCGCCCGCGCTTCACCGGCTCCTGGTGAATGTCCTTTCGCAGCTTGGGTAGGACGCGGGCGGCCATCACTCAGTCCTCCTCGCGCGTCGCGTCGAGATAGGCGTTGGCCTGATCGAGTGTGCCTCGCATGGACTTGATCTCTTCCTGCGTGCCGCACTTTTCCAGGTCGTGCAGGTCTTGGCTGACGTAGTGCGCCAGGGCCTCGATCATGCCGCGACTTTCGCGAACAGCCTCCTTTAGCGCCTCGATCTGATCGTCGTTGCCGTCGAAGTCGTCATCGTTCAGGGGATTGGTCATGGTTGTCGATCCTCTCCAGATAGATCACAGTTACAGGCTTGTCGGCACTGAGCAGGTGCGGGCCGTAGTGGCTGCGCAGCACCTTCGCCAGCTTTGCGACGTGCCCGGCGGACTCCTCCAGCATCATGTGATTGCGGCTCGCATGAGCGCGAAGGATGTCCTTGAGCGGCCCGGCGTCGAAGCTCTCCACCCGCGCCAGGCCCAGGCTCTTGCCGTTACGGCCGTCGCCGAGAACGACCGTGCCGCCCACCTTGAGCCGCTTCATCCATCCGGCACCGAGCCTGAAGGTGTTGAAGCGATGCTCAAGGCCGAGGAAGGGCGGGCGAAAGCCCAGGACAGGTAGAAACTCACCACAGCGCTTAATCGGCGCGACGACCCCGTGATCGTCCTGGAACTCGGCGCTGATGATGCGGAGCTTACAGTTGGGGGCGCGGCCGCAATGGTCACAGAGAAGCGCGTCGCGGCGAAGCTCGGCGCTTGTCTCGACGGTGAACAGACCGTCCACCAGTTTGACCGGGCGCTGGTTGAGAGAAGTAGGGGGCACGAGCGTCTCCTCGGGTTACGTCATGCCCCATTATAGCGCTTTCGCGCTTGAGCTAAAGATGGCTATTACCAGAGCCCGAACCAGACGCCGATGCCATGCACCCAAGCGATCGGGAAGAAGATGGCGCCGGCGATAAGAAAGCCCCAGGCTTCCTCGGTGAAGCTGGTGTAGAGGTGCTGGAACCAGGAGGCGATCAGCGCCACGGTGAGGAGCAGATCGATCACGTCGCCCATCACGCGGCCCTCCCCAGCAGCTTCGCCTCGTGATCGCGCAGCAGACCGAACAGCTCGTCCTGAGAGCCGTCCTCGATGATCTTCTCGGCCAATTTGCCCTTGAAGTGATTTTTCCCGTCGATCCACTCGACACGCGGGCCGGACTGCTTGAGCACGCCGATGTCGCAGGCGTGATCCACGGTCGAGCCGATCACGTCGAAGAAGCCCGAACCGTCTTCCTTGAACATGAAGTTCCAGGCCGCCTTCTCGAAGGGCCGTGACACCTTGTTCTTCACGCACTCGGCGCCGATCTGCTGCCCGACGGTCTTCTTGTCGGAGCCCGAGCCGCTGGTCAACATCTTGCGACCGAGCTTGATGCGGACGCTCATGTAGAACTCGGGCGCGTTGCCGCCCGGCGTCGTCGTGGGGTCTCCATACATGACGCCGATCTTGGTTCGCGCCTGGTTCAAGAACAGCAGGAGCGCATTGTATTTCTCGGCGAGCATGGCGAGTGCCGGGAAGTGGGCACTGGTGGCGCGGGCGAGCGCCGTATTGTCGTTCATGTTGCGCTGGCTGGCGTCGCGTTCGTTGCCCTTGCTGTCGGTCAGGATCGACTGCGGCACCATCGCGGCCAGGCTGTCGAAGACGATGACGATCGGCGCGTCGGGATGGATCAGCGCCTTGTCGCGCACGACCTTCATGAGCTTCTTGGTGTAGTCCACCGACTGCTCGAAGGTTTCAGGCGTCTTGAACACCCACTTGCCGGGCGTGTCATCCAGGCCAAAGGACTTGCCCAGGCCCACGTCGAAGCTGCGTTCGTGATCCATGAAGGCAGCGATACCGCCGGCCCTCTGCGCCGCCGTCATGACGTTCGTGGCGATGGCGGTATTGTGCGACACGAAGCCGTTTGCCCAGAAAGAGTGCGTTTCCGGCAAGGACACGTCGAACGTTGGCGCTTCGTCATCCTCGATACTCACCACTTCGTCAAAGACGAAGCGACGATCCACCAGCCAGCGAAAGTAGGAGATCAGATGCGCATTCATCTGCGTCTTCCGCTTTTCGAAATACTCAAGAATGTTTTCAAGAGCCTCGTAGTTTAGACCTCGCGCATTTTCCTCCGAAGCCATGAACTTATAGCACAGATCGTTGCCTTCGCGATCCGTCTCACTGGTGTCATACAAAGACCGCAGCAGGCCGGAAACATTCGGCACGACATCAACTGAGCTGCCGCGAGTTTTTGCGACCAACTTTCCGGCGACAGTCTTGCGCTCGGTCGTCTCAAAGCCAATAACGTCCAAGAACGTCCTGGTCGACTGAGAGCCCACAACAAGTCTTGTATAGATATGCTCGTATCCCTCGACTTCTTTCGGAGCCGAACGTGCGAGAATGCCAAGGTTCAGCAACATGAGCTGCACCTGACGAATAAGCTCCTTCGATGCCGAGACGACCTCGATGATGCCATTCTCGGCATCGACATGGCACTCTAACTCGAAGTATCCACGCAGAAAGGCGATTTGCGCTTCGCGACCAGCCTGGCGAACGACGAGCGGCACACTTTTGCCCTTCGCAGTCGTCAAACCAAGACCGTATTTTTCCGCAAAGAGCGACCGAATGTTCTTGCTGTCGGTAACGTGATCGGTCGTTTTGCTGTCGATTTTGGCTGTGGTCGTCACGTTCGCGTCGGGCGCGACTAGCTTCAGCAAACGCTTGTATTCAGCCTCAACCTCTTTGTCGCTGTTGGAGAACGACAGCCGGTATTCGTTGTTCAAACTGCCGTCGGCAATCAGATAGCCGAGCAGCTTGGCCTCATCGGGCGTGAGATCATTCCGACCAAAGGCGCCGGGGCCGCGCATGACGACCATCTGATCACCCTTGACGATCTTGTCCGCGTGACGCCATACAATAAAGCCGTGCTCGTTCATGACGCGCAAGGGATGACGGTGCGTGGCCTCTACGGTCATTCCCGAAGAGGTGCGAATGCACTTAATCTTCTTCCTACCGTTCCACGTCAGATGACTGGTGTTTTCCAGTTCGCCATTCTCGTTGATCATCCCAACAGAGTGCTCAACCTCTCGGCTTGTGCATGTGGCTTTGTAGCCGCACAGCTCGAAAAGCTCACCGATGGTCGTCATGCCGTATTCGCTGAGAACCATCGTAGAGGCCGGCTGGCACTTGCCCGACGAGGGCGGACCAAACATTTCGACCAGGCGCCCGACCGGCATCCCGCCGTCATAGACGCCGCTGATCGCCTTGTTGAGCGGCATGAAGCCGGTATCGAGGAACAATTTCACCTCCTGGTGAACGTCGTTCCCGCCGAGAGCGGACTCGATGGCGTCCGCGAGAGCTTCGGTGCTCATATGCATCCTCGCTTGCTTGAGAAAGGAAGGGCGGCTGAAGCCGCCCTATTGTTTACGCCGCGTCGTCCAGGTCATCGCCGCTCAGCAGCGCTTCCAGATCGTCGTCGGAGAAGTCGTCATCGGCGCTGTCGGTGTCATTCTCAGTCTTGGCCGGCGCCAGCGCGGTCTCCTCGTCTTCGGCGTCGATCGCGGCGGCCTCCACGTCGGCGTCATCGACCTCGGGCTCCGGTTCGGGCTCGACCTTCTTGGTTTCGGCGGGTTCCGGCTCGGCTTCGATCTTGACGGTGCCGGCCGGCATCGCCAGCTCGACCGCATCCAGCTCCTTCTGCATTCCTCTCGGAAGCAGGTCATAATCTTCCGGGTCGATCGGTTCGCCCACCTTCTTGGCGGCCGCCAGCTTCTCAAAGAGCTTGCTCGCCTTGTTGCCGCGAAGCGACTTCTTGCGCGTGCCGCCGGTGCTGGCCGACGCGCTGCCGCCCGGCAGCTTGAACTCGCCGATCTCTTCGTAGGTCGGCTGCTCCATGACGGCCTCCAGCGCACCCATGACGTTCTCGACCGCGCCGGTCAGGAAGGTCCGCATCGCCTCGACCTTTTCCTCGGTCAGATGCTCCGGGTTGTTCTCGGCGGTCTTCACGATGTCCTTCATCGTGCCGCCGATGGTGTTCATGCGCTTGTTGGTCAGGCTGTTGAACTGGCTCTCGGGGATTTTCTTCATGCCGCTTTCCTCTTGGCGTTGCGCTCGTGCAGGAGCTCGAAGGGTTTGATCCAGCTATCCAGGTCTTTCAGGATCGAGTTGAAGGCGCACTCGGCGCACAGCTCCTCAAAAGCCTCGCGATCGATCTTGGATTTCTGAACCTTGAGGTTTTCAGGCTTGGGGCGATCCTTCGCGCGCAGGTCCATGAGCCGCATGTTGAGCGCGAAGCGGTCGCGACCGCCGTGGGTGTTGTCGGCGAACTCGGTCAGGCGCTTGCCGAGCTTGCCGGCCCTGCCGTCGTCGAACGCCTCGAAGAAGGCCTCGACGCTGCCCCACTCCTCCAGCAGCTTCTTCGCGCCCTTTTCACCGACCCCGCCGACGCCTGGAATGTTGTCGGAGGTGTCGCCCTGGAGCGCCTTGCCCTGGAGAAAGGCAGCGGGCGTCGCATAGTCGGTGTTGGTCGTGAAGCTGCGGTAGTTGACCTCGCGCACTCGGATCGGGTCGAACCACATGACGCCGGGCTGAACGAGCTGGAGCCAGTCCTTGTCGCCCGAGACGAGGATGATGCGCTCGCCCGTGCCGACCAGACGATCGGCCAGAATGCCGGCCAGGTCGTCAGCCTCCATGTTCTGCGAGAACATCTGCGTGACGCCGAGCGCCTTGAGTGCGCGAGCGATGCGCGGGCGCTGCGCCTTGTAAGCGGCCCGCATTTCCTTCGTCTTTTCGTCGGGCTCGCGATTGGCCTTGTAGTCCTCGAACACCTGCTTGCGCCAGGTCTTGCCATCCCACAGCATGATCGGGCGGAAGCCGTGACGCTCCGTGATCAAGCTGCGGGTGGTGCGCAGCACGCCGAAGATGGCCTGGGTCTCGATCTCGCCAGCGCTCAGCTTCGTGCCCTGGTGCGACGCGAAGCCGATGCTGTTGCCGTCGATCAGCAGCGATCCAGCCATGAAAACCTCGATTGTGTCGGTAAAGAGGGAAGGGGAGGGGCGCGCGGCCCCTCCGCTTCAGTGACCGGATCGTGCGATCAGGTCAGGTCGCCCAGGAGATCGTCGATATCCTCATCGGACATGGCGACATCGGCCTCGGCGGCGCCGGCGGTGTCATCGTCCTCGGTGGCACCGGCATCGTCGTCGGCCTCCGAGGACTCAGAAGGGATTTCGTCGTCCAGGTCCGTCGTGTCGCCGGGCTCCTCGACCTTGCCCTCCAACACCTCCGGCTTCTTCTTGCCACCCGACGGGCCGGTCAGGGCGCCGGCAGCGGACGAGCCGCCCGACGGCAGCGCGGCGACGCCGGTCACAGCGGACACCGCGGACAGGGCGCGCAGACGACCTTCGTCGTTGTCCATGACGTAGGCGTCCAGGTCGTGAAGCTGGCTCAACACGGCCTTGTCGACCGGCTTGGACTTGAGCGCGACCTGGGCGCGATAGCGCGTGTCGAAGCCCGAGCCGGTGCGCTCGATGACGACATCGGTGCCCTTGTCGAGCGACAGCGGATCTTCCTCGGTTTCGTCGAGGAAGTCCTCCAGCACGCTCATAATGTCGGAGGCCAGGTTGGCGCTGACGCCCAGGATGACTACCTTGTCGGGGTTCTCGCCGTCGCGGTGGATGGCGTTGAACAGCATCGACTTGGAGGCGCGCATGTCCTTGATCTGCTTCTGCTCGGCGTCGGACGCGGCGTATTCGGCGGCCTGCTGGATGGCGTTACACACGTCGCACGCTTCGCCGTTGGTCACGGCGTCGCAGGTGTAGACGGCCTTCACGTTGCCGTCCTCGCCCTTGATGAAGTGCTGACCGAAGTCGCGGAAGAAGGTCTCATCGCCGTCCTTCTTCCAGGACGGGAGGATGCGCCAACGGGACTTGCCCTGCGGCGGCTTCGCCGGCCGCTCCTTCTTGCCCGCGGACGCGAGCTTCTGGCGCTTGTTCTTGATGAGATCCTTGAGACTGCTCATGATGGCATGTTCCTTCTATTGTTCACCTGCCCCGTAGGGCTCAACTGCGCTATCTCTGCGCTCACCTGCGAACTGTGTCGCGAGTGTTTAAGATAGATCAGGATTGACTGATCTTCAAGCGGGAAGTCAGCGGCTCCCGAGCTTTTCCACGAGGCGCGACCCGGCCTCGCCGGCGGCGCGCTCCTTCTCGCGCTTGATGCCGACGGTGAGCTCGCCCTTCATTTCCTCGCGCTGCATCAGCCCGATCTGGACGAGCATGTCGCGGCGCTGCTTGAAGGCTTCGAGGCTCTGCTTCGCCAGATCGGCGATCATGCGCGCCTCGTTCACCTGTTTGGTGGCGGTGATGACGCGGCTGTCGCGGGCGATCTCCTTGCCGATGCCGGCCTCGGTGATCTTGCGGCCCTCATCGGCGGCCTCGTCACGGATTTCCTTGTCCACCTTCGACTGAAGGATTTCAAGGCGCTGCTTCATGTGGTCGAGCTGACGCTGCGCCCGGCTCGCCAGCACGGCGTAGTGGGCGAACAGCGACGCCTGCTTGACCATCGCCTCGCTCAGATTGGCGGGGTTGATCGTCAGGTCTTCACCGAGCTGTTCGCCCGTGACGTAGTGCTCGATGGAAGCCGCTTTCTTCGCGGGTTCGGTCATGATGTGCTCTCTCGCTTTCATCGTTGCGACGCTTTGAAAGCTACAGCGTCGCATATGGGGAGTCAATCAGGAGTGACTTACTTTTTGCTGGAAAAGTATGAGGCGCTATGGCGCCACATACCCTTCGATTTTGACCTTCGACCAGGCCAGGTGATCGGTCAGCGTTTGGTCGAGCTCCTCGCGAGCGCGAGCCTGCTTCATCTGCACGCTGTCGATCGCCGCCAGCACCGCCATCCAGGCATCGCGCGGCATCGTCACAGTCACTTCGCGCTCCATGACCTGTCTCCTTCTCCGCTGAGAGCACAAGACAGGTTTAGCAAAAGCGCGAAAGACAGACAAGGCGCTAGGGCGATTTCATCGCGCCACGACGCTTGATCTTGTCGAGCTCCGGCTCCATGCGCCAGGTGACGACGCCGGCCTTCTTACCCAGACGCTTGAACAGACGCCGGCACTCGTCTTCTTCCTCGGGGTCGACGACCACGGTGATCGGCATCGTGCCCTCGCTCTGCTTGATGGCGCCGAGAATGCGCTCCTTCAGGGTGGGCGGGGTCCACTTCTTCGCGGCCTTAGCCATTGAGCACCTTTGCGGGGTATCCGTTTTCCAGCAGGTAGAACATGCCGTCGTCCATCTTGACGGCGCTGGCGGGCGCAACGAGACCTTTGCTGCCCCACGGGCCGCGGCCACGCGCGGCCTTCTCCGCGACCTTCTTGTTGGTGGCGATGCCGACAAGCCGCTGCACGCCACCCGGAAGAGACTCCAGCGTTTCGTAGACGGCATAGACCTTGATGATTTTCGCCATCGATCATCCTCCCCAGCCGAACACCTGATGCGGGCGCATCTTGGGGCCGCGCCAGAACCAGCGCTTCGCCAGCGGACGCCCGGCGACGAAGGCTCGCACACGCATCGACCACCAGCGCATCGCGATGGATCGCACACGCTCCAGTTCGGCGTCGATCTCGCTCTGGCACTCCGAACAGACATCCTTGATGCCGTCGGCCTGGTAGACATTGCGCAACGTGTTGGTCACGCAGCCCTTCTTTCCACATCGATCACAAGCCATGTTTGCCTCCTACAGCACCATTTCGGCGACCTTGCCGAACACATCATCGAGGATCGCCTGCTTGCCAGCATCAAAGGCGACCTGGAGCGGGTTGATGCCGAGCACCAGGCTGGCGTCCATCGTCACGTCGAACTGGACCTTGCCGGCGTGATCGTTCAGACCGCCCTTCAAGTCCTTGACGAAGTAGCGGGCGGCCGCCGAGCCCAGCAGCACGATCACCGGCGGCTTCAAGAGCGCCACCTCTTTCATGAGGATCGGCCCGAAAGTCTTGATGTGCTGGTCGGAGACGAACTTGTCGTCCTTGACCACCTTCGACAGACAGGTGAAGTAGCCATCGGCCCGGCTCAGCCCGTTGACCGACAGCGCCTCGGACACCGGCCCGAAGGTCTTGCCCACGCTGATCTTCATGGACTGCTCCTCGGCCCAGGTCGGGCAGTCGGTGATGACCATGAACTTCGGCGCCTTGCCGAGCTGGATCATCGGCGCCGGGGCGTCGCCCGCCTTCTCCTGATATTCCTGCACGATCTTCATGAGCTCCCGCTTGGTGTTGCGGTCGTGCGCGCACAGCCGCTCGGCCACCACCAGACGGTTCATCAGACCAGGCATGAGCTCGATCTGATCCTTCAGCCGGTCGGGATGCAGCGCCGGCAGCTCCTCGTCATCGATCCTCGCGAACGCACCGACACGCCGCAGCACGTCCTGGTGGCGCTTGTTGCACTTGCGCTTCTCCACGCGCTTGAGAAAGTCGTCCACATCCTTGAACGGGCCGTCCTCGCGTGCCTTGAGAATGGCGTTGGTCGTGTTATCGCTGATGCCCTTGCAGCGGTTGAAAGGGATCGCCAGCGTCGTGTCGTTGAGCACCTCGAACCGATGGGTGCTGATGTTGATGTCGGGCGGCTGGACGACGATCTTGCGCTTCTCGGCATCCGCGATCAGACCGGCGAGCTTGTTCTCCTTCAGGATGGTCAGCGACGCGGCGTAGAACTCCACGGGGTAGTAGACCTTCAGCCACATCGACTGATAGGAGATCAGGCTGTATTCGGCGGCGTGGCTCTTGTTGAAGCCGTAGCCGGCGAAGGCCGCGATCTGGTCAAACAATTCGCCAGCCTTCTTCTCCTTCATGCCGACGGTCTTTATGCAGCCCTCAACCCACTGATCGCGGAACGACGCCATTTCGTCCTTCAGCTTCTTACCCATAACTTTGCGCAGCTTGTCGGCTTCGGGCAGCGAGAACCCGGCGAGCACCTGGGCGAGCTTCATGACCTGTTCCTGATAGACCACGACGCCGTAGGTGTCCGCGAGCGGCTCCTCCATTTCGGGGAAGTCGTAGCTGACTTCCTCCAGGCCGTTCTTGCGCGACACGTAGCTCTCCAACATGCCCGAGTCCATCGGGCCGGGTCGGTAGAGCGCGGTCGCCGCCGTCACGTCGTTGAATGTCAGGCGCTCGGACTGCGCCAGGCTTTTCAGCAGACCTCTCATGCCGCCGCTTTCGAACTGAAACACGCCAACCGTGTCGCCGCGGCCGAACGCATCCATCACCTTCGGGTCGTCGAGCGGCAGCGCGGTGAGGTCGGGCGTCTTGCCGTGCCGCTCCTTGATGTGATCGAGCGCCTCTTCGATCAGGTCGAGCGTGGACAGGCCCAGCACATCGATCTTGACGAGGCCCTGGTCCTCGCAGACGCGCTTGTCCCAATTGATCGTCCGCGAGCCCTTGCGCCGCTCGACCACGGCCCGCTCGACCAGGGGCTCGGCGGCCGCCACGATGCCGGCGGCGTGCTGCCCGAGCGAGCGCATGACGCCTTCGAGAGCAAGCGCGTGGCGCCACACCTCCGGCCTGGTCTTGGCAAAGGTCTCGATCTCGCCCACCTGGGCGCACGCTTCCTCCAGGCTGACGGGTTGACCGTGCTCCTCGGGCACCAGCTTCGAGCAGGACAGGTCGCGCGGGTCCATGTCGAACGTGCGGCCCACGTCGCGGATCGCGGACGCGCTGCCGAGCTCGGTGTAGTTGGTGATGCCCGCGACGTTCTCCTCGCCCCAACGCCGCGAAATGAACTCGAACACCTCATGCCGTCGGTTGGACATAAAATCGAGATCGGCGTCGGGCAGGTCGATACGGCTTGGGTTGATGAAGCGCTCGAACAGCAGGTCGAAGCGGATCGGGTCGATGTCGGTGATCCCCATGAGATACGCGACAAGCGACCCGCCGACGGACCCTCGACCGGGGCCGACGCGGATGCCGTTGCCCTTCGACCACTTCACGATCTCCTGCACGAGCAGAAAGTAGCCCGAGAAGCCGAGATCCTTGAGCACACGAAGCTCATACTGGAGGCGCGGCTTGTAGCGCTCCGCCAGGTCGCTCTTGTCCGGCTGGTGCCCGAAGACCGGCTTGGCGAAGCGCTCCTTCCAACCGAGCTTGCACTGCTCGACCACGGCGGCGTGCTCGTTCGGCGCCATCTTGGGCAGACACACGTCGGCCTTTGCCCACTCGTATTCGACAGCCGACGCCAGGTGGCTCTGAGCATGAACGGCGTTCTGCCAGTGCAGCCCTTGCTCCAGCTTCGGGTAGCGCTCGGCCAGGCGCTTCTTGGCGGCCGCGGCGAGCTGGATGAGCTGCTTGAAGGTGCGCGGGTGTTGATCGCGCGTCCACGGCTTGTTCGCCCAGGTGGCGTCGATCTTGACGTTGCGGCTGAGCGCGTTCAGCACGTCGAGGCTGTCGGCCTGACCCTCGGGGTAAAGCGCCGGCCAGGTCAGCAAGGTTTGGCACCCGAGATCCTCGGCCAGCTCGATCGCCAGGCGGTTCTGCTTGTCGAAGACGGGCGTGCCCACAGGCGCAAGCTCGCAAAACGTCTGCGACGCCCCGAGAGCGCAGGAGACGCGACGCACAATATGACGCGCGCTCTCAGCGCGGAGCGCGCTCAGCGCGTCTCCCGTCGCGAATGCGAGCGCTCCTTGCTCGACGCTTTCGATGACTTCGAAAAAGTCATCCCAGCCCAGGCGCGCGGTCATGTAGAACCGATCGTCGTCGTTGGCGCGCGTCAGCAGACGGTAGATCGCCTTGAGACCGGCCTCCTTCAGCACGAACAGCTTCGGATACCACTGAGGGTTCTTGACCTTCTTCTCGCGCAGCGTCGGGTCTTCCACGATGCGCAGGCGCACGCCGACGATCGGCTTGACCTCGGCCTTCTTGCACGCCTGGCTGAACTGAATGAGGCCCGAGACGGTCATGGTGTCGCACAAGGAAACGGCCGGGTAGCCGCGCTCCTTCGCGATCTCGGGCAGCTTCTTGGCTTTGATCAGGCTTTCGCCGATCGAAAAGTCGGATTGGCCGAAAAGAACTCCAGGCATCATGCTTCCTTGATCTTGTAGGTCTTGCCGTCCCGCTCGATGACGCCGAGGTGAACGAGGGCAGGGATGATGAATGAGACGTGGCCGCTGGCGGTGCCGCGCGACCAGCCGAAGACGTGCTCCAGGCGCTCGCGCAGATGGCTTTTCTCGAACTGGCGGTGCGCCAGCAGCACATCGAAGGTTTCGCGCATGTAGGCGGGCGTCATCGCGGCGAAGGGATTTTCGCCCGCGCTCAGCTTCTCGCTTATGGGCACGCCAGCGATCTTGGTGACGAGCTCCGCGGCCTTCTTGGGTAGGCCCTCGGTATTCACCTGCACCCGGCGCGGGCGCTGATAGCCGGCACTGGTCGCGCGAGCGCGCGGCTTTTTCACCGCAGCGGAAAGTGGCGTCAGCACGCCAGCGAACTTCGCCTGGATCGCCTCGAAACGCGCGTCGGCCTCGGCGCTGCACAAATCGGCGAAGACGCAGCCCTGGCACTCGGTCACTTCGGGGCAATAGGCCGTCGGCGACCCGTAGCAGCCGGGCGCCTTGTCATGCTGAAACTGCATGAAATTCCTCCCTGAAACGGCGCAGCTCGGCGTTGACGAGCGCGCGGCGCCGGCTCGGCAACCGGAGCACTTTCATGACGAAGGTCGGGGTGATGTCGGTCGGCACGATGCGACTGATGCCCTGCGAGAGCCCGAAGCGCTGTCGCGCCCGAAAGGCTTCGAACTCGCCACGGATCAGATCGTCAGGCTCGACAGACAGAATCAAGATCGTGCGAGCCAATGGCGTCAGACGCTTGAGCGCGCCCTCGAACGCCTGGCGCTTTTCGATGCGGCTTTCCGGCGTCGGGGCATTGTCAGGGACGGCCTCATGCAACTCCCGCCCTTCCGCGCCGACCTCATCATCCAAAGATACCGTGTTGAGCGCCTTGACTGACTTGTTCACCACTCTCCACAGGCGGCGCTGCGCCGCCTGATAGAAGTAGGTGGAGAACTCCGCGCCCTTCTCGCTGCTATAGCCCTCGCACGCCTTTACGAAAGCGATCGCCGTCTCCTGAACAAGATCGTCCAGTGTCAGCCCGAGATTGCTCGGGGCGCTCCGCAGAGCGCCCCAGGCAATCTTGCGCGCGAGAGCCTCGTAGTCCTCCCAGCGCACCGGCATCAGCCGAAGATCCGCTGCGCAAACTGCGACGCCACCTCGCGGTCGACCCGGCTCATGCGGTTCATAAACGCGAGCTCCAGGCCCTTCTTATAGCTGGCACGGCGAATGCCGATGCGGGCGGCGTTGATGAGAGCGCGCGGGCTAATGGTCGCCCCGATCTTGCCGCCGGCGAAGGCGGTGCGGATTTCGCCGGCGAACTTCACCAGATCGGCGGCATCCTTCTTGGGGATCGAGGCCTGGCCGGCGACGATCATCGTCTCCTGGTCCTTTTCCATGTAGGAAACCTCCTCGACGATGCCGAAGCGCTCGTAGTTGGCGGCGTTCTGAATGTTGGTGCCCTGATAGAGCCCCGTTTCGTCGCCGCAGCCGTTGGTGTTGCCCGTCGCAACGAAGCGGAAGTCGGGATGCGGCCGAATGATCCGGTTGTCGTGATCGGCCTCCTTGATCACCAGCGGCTTGCCCTCAAGCACCGGCTGATAGACGGATAGCACGCTTGGCATCGCGAAATCGTATTCGTCGGCGACATAAGTCAGCCCATACTTCATCGCGACAGCGAGCGGACCCAGCTCGAAAACCGTGTGCCCGTCCTTGACGGTCCACTGGCCAACGATGTGGCTTTCTTCGGTGTTGACGGTGTGCTGGACGCGCAGGAAGGGGCGCTTCGTGCGAGCGCAGACCTGCTCCCACATGGTCGTCTTGCCGGTGCCGGCGTGGCCCCAGAGATAGCTCGGAATGTTGAGCTCCAGACCCATGAGCGCGGTCTTGGCGAGATCGATGTCGAAGACGTAGTTTTCGTCCACCTCGGGCACCAGGTCGGCGAAGTCAGCCGGCGGCTCCATGATGCTGATCAGGATCGGCTCGCCACGGGGGCTGAGCGCAGCCTTCACCTTGCCGAGTCCGAAGGCTTCGTGCAGCGGCACCTTCTTGCCCGCCGACGCCCCGGCGCCGCCGGCACCCATCGACGCGACGCCGGAGCCCTTGGCCTTCTTGCGCTCCTCGATGCGCTTCTTGGCGGCGGCGCTCAGCAGCGGCGCTTCAGGGAACTCCTCGCGGTATTCCGCCAGCGTCATTTCCGGGTGCTCTTCCTTCAGATGCACCTGGATGGCATGAACCTGCGCGCCGCAGACATGACAAGTGATCTTGCCGTCGCTCATGTTTTTGTCTCTCCGTTTTGTGTCGCTGTCGATGTTCTATGTATATCGAACACGGGTTGGGGTTTCAATAAGCGCTGACTTATGGCAGCAGGGAATATGAAACCCCGGCCCCGTGTTTGCGAGCGTCACGCGAGAATGTCGGTGAGCTCCTTCATGACCTGGCCCGGCAGATCGTCGAGCTCCTCCAGAACGATGTGCTTTGGGTAGAAGCGTTTGACGGCCTCGGAGAAGATGCCAATGCCGATGCACTCCATGCCCGAGCGCGCAAAGCTCTCCACCGTTTGCTTGAGGTGGGCATATTGCTCCTTCGCGTTGCCGACGGCGGCAGGCATCCCGTCGGACAGCACAATCATCACCTTGCGCTGTTCACGCCGCTGGGCCAGGCGCAAGCCGGCGATCTCCACGCACTCGCCGTCCACGTTGTTCAGCAGCTGCCCGAAGCCCGCGTTATACGCGCAGTCGGCGAAGCGCTTCTTGGTGTCGGTCGTCAGGCGCTCGTTCCAGTCCTTGAAGATCGGCATCTGAAGCGCCTCGTAGCGGCTGTAGGGCCGCCACAGCCGGCGCTCGGCGGCACGAATGACCTCCCGGTCGTGCAGCCCTGCGATCGACGCCCGCGTCGTGAAGCCGATGACCTCGTGACTGACGCCGATCCGCTCCAGCACATTTGAGAGCGCATAGGCGCTGATCATTGCAGCCTTGATGGGCCCGCCACTCATGGAGCCGGAGCAGTCCACAACCAAGCTGACGGCGACCTCCTTGCTGCGATGCGTCTCCTTCTTGCGGAAGACGCGCGGATCACCAGCGGCGAGGCGGTGCAGGCCGGCCGCGTGCAGACGGCCGCTACGGCGACCGGCCTGCCAGGCGACGCGCGACTTCGCGGCCATCATCCGCTCCAGGGATTTCTGCATCAGGCCGGTCATGTGGCGCACCCGATCTTCAAGATCCTGCACGTCGCTCTCGCTGAACCTGCGCCCGACCTCCCAGGGCTCCACCTTGTCGTAGTCCTTCGTGAAGACGCGGTAGTCGGCCGCTTTGGTGGCGTCGACCGCTTCGTCGCTGATCTTGGCGGCGACCACGCCGTCGAAGTCGCTGTTCTCTTCCAGACCGTCGAAGAAGCTGTTTTCCGCCTCCTCGTCGAACCAGGCCTCGCCGCCGACCTTTGTCTTGTCGTCGGAGTCATCGGGGTCTACGCCGTCCGCGTCGTCACCCTCGTCGCCCTCGTCACCTTCGTCCGCGCCGCCGGCCTCCTCTTCGCGATCGCTATCGTCGTCCGCGTCATCCGCGTCCTCGGACAGACCATCGCTCTCGTGAAGATCGTCCTCCTCGGCGTCTTCATCACCCGCACCGCCGGCGTCATCTTCGTCGCCTTCGCTTGCAGCATCGGCATCGTCGTCCTTGCTTTCATCGGCGGGCGCCGGGTCGTCACTCTCGTCGTCTTCGTCCGCGGCCTCGAACTCCACCTCGTCGGGGCGCTTGGTCGAGCCGCCCTCGTCTTCGCTCTTTTCGGGCGCGGGCGCTTCGTCGTCACCCTCGTCCTTCTTGGGCTTCTCGGTTTTGACTTTCACCTTCGAGGGCGTCTTGTCCTCGTCGGAGCCACCAGCCCCCTCGCCCTCTTCGCGCTCGGGCTCGCCGCCGCCACTCGGCGCACTGCTTTCACCCTTAGAGCCCTCTTCGCTCTCGGGCTTGGCCGGGCGCAGCTTGTCCATGCCCTTGATGGCTTTGCGCGTGACGTTGAGCGCCTGCTCGGAACTGCGCACCTTCGGCACTTCATCCTTGATCGGCTCCAGCGCCTTGACGTAGGGCTCGATCAGCTTCCACTTGTCTCCGTCGTCCATGAAGTCCTGAAAGACCTTCTGGCCCGACCAGGCGCGCATCATCGGCACCATGAGCACGCTGGCGATCTGGTGAACGTCGCCGGTCGCGACGACTTCGGCCAGCTTGGGCTTCGTGAACTCTTCGAGGAAGAACTCCCCGACCTTCTCTAGATTGTGCGAGGAGCCCTTGAAGCGCTTCTGCATCATCCGCTCGATGTAGGTGTCCTCGATGATGTTGTGCATCGAGGCGACGCGCTTGCCTTCCTTGAAGGCCCGGCCGACAACCTTGCTGTCGGTGAACAGCAGATGGGCGACCTCGTGATCGAGGAAGCCTTGGATCGCGACGATCAGCGCCTCGGAGGCGTTGTCGGGAAGGTGAGGGATGTTGACGACCTGCGGCTCCAGGGTCTTCGGGTGCCATTTCACATAGGCATCGACGCCGCTCTGAGTGACGCGAATGTCGCGCTCGGCGAGCATCGGGATCAGCTTTTTCACCGTCTCCCGAAGAATGATCACGTCCTTGTTCATACTGTCTCCGTGAGCTTGTCTCTTATTAAGTCATCGCTGACTTTCACAAGCTAACGAAAAAGAGCAGGAAGCGCAACGCTCCCTGCTCTCTCCAAGATCAGTTGCCTTGACCTTCTGCCATCAGGCCTTGGCGATGAACCCTTCATCGCTGGCGCCGATCCCGCACAGGATGCTGCCGTGGTCGGGATGATCGACCTGAAAGACCTCGCCGAAGCCGAAGTCGCGCTTGGCCACGATTTCGCCCTCATCGATGAGGCTCGCCACCTCCGTGTAGCTGCGGCCCTCCATGCTGATGCTGCCCTTCGCCATGCTGGTCTAACTCCTCTCACCGTTAGCGTTACTTCGTTCGCGTCAACGCTCATACTTTATGCTTATTTTATGCGGGTTGCAGCTTGCCCAGCCCGCGCGCCCGAACTTTGCCCTTAAATAAGCGCTGACATATGCCCCAAACAAATTAGGTTCTACGTCTATCGTTTGTTCTCGTCAATGATAAATCAACACTGAATGCGTATCTGGCGGGTCTGCCCGCGAAAACCCGTTGCAGGGGTGTCGTTGGGGTGTTAGAAAATCGTTGTCAACATAAATCAGCGCTAGTTGAGACAGCGCACGGAAGTAGAGAAGCAATGGGTGCCTCGAAGAAGCTGACGGTGGCGGAGTATCTTAGCTCCCTCATCGACCTGTCCGACAAAACGCAGGCCGAAATCGCCAAGGAAGCTAATCTCGGCCGTCCCAACGTGGTCTCCATGTTGAAGAATGGCACGACCAAGGTGCCGCTTCACAAGGCTCCGGGGCTGGCCAAGGTTCTGAAAGTGGACCCGACCCACTTCACGATGCGCTGCCTGCGCGAATACTACCCCCAGGTCGCCGAAGCGCTGGAGGAGGCCGGCATCGAGCCTGTTTCCCAGAACGAGCGCGACATCCTGAACACCATACGCGAGGCATCGAACGAAACGGACCCCGGTTTGAACCAGGATCGCCGCGATGCGTTGTTTTCTGCCTTCGGAGGAAACTAACACCTTCCACCTGCTCTCTCGCTTAAAGGCTCTGCACCTCGTCGTGCGGAGCCCTTTTTTATGGCTGTGTGCAACTCGAACTGTGTGCATTCAGTTTGTTGTGCAGGAAGATACCCAGAGACGACGATTGCGGCAAGAATATTTTGCCGCCTATGGCGCAGGTTATAAGACCTTCGATCGCTCAGCGTGAGCGCACATAGCCCTAGCGCTATTTCGCGCTCTCGCGCTTGCTGACGCACGGGCGCGCTGTCGCAGCACATGCGACGCACGAAGCGCGTGGACAGCGCTCAGCGACGCTCTGGGGCGTTTGGACTCTTGTCCAGTTTTCAGGTCAGGGCGGTCTTTATCACCGGCGGCGGTGACGGTCGCAGCTCCAGGCCCTTGCTGCGCTTACCCTCTTCCCACTCCAAAACGTTCGCCTGGGGATAGACAGCCTTGGCGTAACGCAGCGCCTCGCGGGCGCGCTTGCGGAAATCCATCAAGCTCTTGTAGCCAGCGCCGAACTGCGCGTAGAGCCCCGGCCAAGTGATGCGGACGGGGCGCTCCAGCACATGCAGCCGATAGGCCAGCCACACATATAGGTCGATCGCCATGGACTGATTGCTGATCTGGCGCAGGGCGAGCTCGCTGACCGGCACCGGATGATCTCTCAGCGCCTTGAAGAACGTCTCCGACAGCGTGACGGTGTTCTCCCAGAGCTCCTGCTGGCGATCATCGGTGACGTGTGGAATGTGACCGCCCCGGATGAAGTTGTCCTTGTTGAACTTCTCGCCCGAGGCGTCATCCCAGAAGAAGGCCAGATTGCAGGCGTTGAGCCGGCTCACCTGGTCCTCGATCAACCTGTAGGTCTTGCCGCCCGAGCTCACGCCCATCTTGCCAAGCCATTCATGCATGGAGCCGCCGATCTCGATCTCGCGAGATTGCGTCTGAATGGCGCGCGTTTGAAGGAAGATCAGAATGACGCGAGCGAGCGAGCCATAAGGCACGCCGATCTGCTTGACCTTCCCCTTGATGCGCAAGGGGCCAGGCGAGACGACCAGGGTGCAGCGACCGTTGTGGCGTTCCCACATCTGATCGTCGGGCAGGCGCTTGTGCGGCAGGGCGGTGAGGCAGAAGCCGGCATAGGTGATGCCGAGCGCGTTGGCTTCGTCGGCCAGCATCGTGCTGATGATGTCTACGAGCGGACGATCCTTGGCGGGCACCATGTCGCGGGCCTTGTCGGCGCCGTGTGTCAGCACCAGCGTTTGCAGATCGTCCTCGCCATCGGCCATCCAGCACCTCTCAGCAACATGCAGAGGATCATGCCCGATCTTTTCCACCGATGCAATTTGGACTCTGGTCGCCAAAGCTAGTTGCTTGTTAGTTGAAGAAGCTATTTGTTTGTTGGACAAGAGTCCAGGGGATAACCTCGTTTTCTGGACAAGAGTCCAAAAATTCTGGACAAGAGTCCAAATTCGCCCCTGTGGATAAGTTGTCGCGCCACATCGAGGCTGGACAAGAGTCCAGGGGATAACTCGGCCTCCTGCCTGCGACTCGGGGACGGCCGAAACTGGACAAGAGTCCAAATGCGGCGCGCGGCGTGCCCACAAACGGCGACCAGAGTCCAAACCCCGCCTCGCTTCAACTGAGCGCATTTTATACCATTTGCTCTCACTCCAGAAGAAGGCTAGGGTTTCTGCGGCTTCCAGAGTAACGGCCGGTTGCCACGGCAGCGGTCAAGGATTGCATTCCCAATGGAGAGGATAAATGACCTGCACCTTTGAGGATTTCCAAAAGGGGCATCCCGGCCCCTACATCGTCGGGCGCGTGTTCAATGTTAGCGTAAACAACCTGGAAACCTGGGCAGAGCTTCAACACCGCATTCTGGCGACCCGCGCAGGCTGGGCTGGCGGAATGGATGGTTGGTGCGAGTCCGTCCGAACGCAATACGGCGTGATGTCCACCGGCGAGCGGGCGCTGCTGCTGGCGATCCTTTTTGTCTGCGACTACACCTGGCTTGCCGACGAGCTGGCGGAAGGGCGCTCATTCCTTAATCTGATGGAGTATGTGAGCGGGGAATACGCCTGGGCCGCGGCTGCTTGCATTGCACGAATCGATAAGACCCGTCCGGTGCTCTGATGGCCGGGCGTCAGGCGAAAATCGTCAACGAGCAGGGGCTTAGGCTCCTACTTTCGCTGTGTGATGAAGCCCGCTATCCTGAGCGGAACCGAGTGATCGTGCTGCTGTCGCACAAGGCGGGCCTGCGTCGCATGGAGATCGCCGGGCTCAAGCGCTGGCACGTCATGAACAGCGCCGGGGAGATCGGCGAGACCATCGACCTGACCGACGCGATCTGCAAGAAAGGCTCCGGGCGCATCGTGCCTGTTCACCCGGAGCTGAAGTCAGCCTTGGCTGACTGCTTCAGGGCTATGCCGGCGCCGCATCACTGGCCGCTGATCCTGTCGGAGCGCTCAATGAACGCCTCGACCGGGCGGCGGAAACTGCCTGGGGAACGGGTGCGGCCGGCGCCGCTCGACGAGCCCTACCACATGACGGCGGCCTCAATCGGCTATCTCTTTGATCGGCTCTATGCGAAGGCGGGGTTGATCGGCTGCTCGTCGCACTCGGGGCGGCGCAGCTTCGGCACTAGAGCCGCGCGGGTCGCGGTGAAGGCCGGGGCGTCGTTACGCGATGTGCAGTCGCTCTTGGGGCACAAACACCTGAGCACGACGCAGCGCTACATCGACACGGACACAGACGCGCAGCGTGCGCTTGTGTGCTTGCTTTAGCCCTGTCGCTCTAGCGCGAAAACGAGAAAGGGCGCCCGGAGGCGCCCTTGTTCACTCGACCAACTCGATGTCCCTCAACGTGTGTGACGGAAGCATCTGAACGTTTTGCGCCCGCGTGCAACCTCATAGCGCTTAGCCAGCTCCGCGATCCGACTTTTCTCCTGCTCGATCTCGCGAGCCACCTTGTCGAACTCGGTCATCTATCTTTTGCCTCCTCGATCTGCTGGTCCGTGACCAGGCCCATATCCTTGAGCGCGTTCATGGCGCGCTCGTTTTCCATGAAACTGGTGGTCGGCCGCACCATCCAGGGCGCCTCGACCGGCTTGATGACCCACCTAACGGCAACGCCAAGCGCCATGCCCAGATCATCGAGCCGACGTCGCGCCCATTCACAGAAGCGCTCGCCGACATCGACCAAAACGACCAGGGCTGTAAGCGGCAGAGCGAAGGGAAGGGCGAGGGTCCAGAACACCGCGTTTTGCAGGACGAAACGGGCGAGGGCGCGGCGGCCGCTGTAGCGAAACCGGAACTCCCAGCGCTCGCGCCAGGTGAAAGAGCGCCCGATGAGCTGAGACACGTTGCGCGGCGGGTTGGGGAAGAACTCGCTCACGCCGCCAGCTCCTCGTCCTTGTCGTCTCTGAACTTCACGAAGCGCGGGTGGCGCAGCGAGCCGTCAGGCGTCTTCTCGTGGTATTCGACCTCGATCAGCCGGCCAACAACGCTGCCCTGATCGTTCCAGAAGTCCACGCGCTGACCGTCGCTAAAACCGCCGCCGACACGCACCTCCTTGCCGTCCACGTCCACGACCAGGCCGCCAAGATGCCCCTTGTATTTGCCGGTGCCCTCGAAGACGCCGGTGACGCGCACGTCCACAGACTCTTGCGCCTTGATCTTGAGCCACCCGTGCGAGCGCGACTTTTTGTAGGGCGCGGCGCGATCCTTGACGATCGTGCCCTCCAGTTTCTTGCCGCGGAACTTGGCGTTGTAGAAGTGTATTTCCTCGACGCTGTTGACGATGTAGCTCGGCAGCAGCTTGAACGGTGCCTCCTTATCGAAGCGCTTGAGAAACTGGCGCAGCGTGTCGCGACGGTCGCTGAACGGCACGTCGATCAGGTCCGCGGCCTTGAAGTCCTCCAGCGGCAGAATGTCGAAGGCGAAGAACCGGGCGTCCTTGGCCTCAGTCTCCTTCTTGCGCACCTCCGAGACGGTCTTGTTGAAGCTGCCCGAGACCACCTCGCCGTCGAGCACGATGCCGCCGGCGCGGGCGCCGGCCTTCTCCCAGGCCGCGACCGCCTCCATCAGCGGCTCCTTGAGGTGGTCGAAACTGGTGAAGACCCTGCCGGTGCGGCTGACGAACTCCACGTCGCCCGCCGTCGCGATCGCCAGGCAGCGCACGCCGTCCAGCTTGGGCTCGACGGTCATGGGCCAGGTCTTGCAGCGCTTCTCCTCGAACTTGTGGGCGAGCTGGCAGGCGAAGACCGGCACCAGGTTCTTGCGCACCTTGTTGACCGTCTTCACGCCCATGCCCGCGCGCAAATCCTTGAGGATGATGCGCTTGACGATCTCGGCCGACGGCTCATCCAGGTCCGTCAGCATGTCGATCAGAGCGTCTTCAGCCTTGCCGCCGCGGAGACCGCCGTCGGCCATCGCGTAGAGGCTATACCAGGCCGATGACTCCAGGGTCAGGCGCCGGTTGCCGTTCTCGGCGATCTCGGGCATCACCCCGACGCCGAAGCGCGTGTAGGGGTCGAGCGCCAGGGTGACGACGCGCTGGAAGAACTCGTCGTCGAGGTAGCGGTCGAGCCACTCCTCCTTGCCCGACCGGGCGCTGGTGCTGGCGATCTCGTCAAGCACCTTGAGACATTCGTAGGCGTCCATCGTCACGCGCGTTTCTCCTTGTCCATCATCTTGTTGACCACATCGGCATAATCGCTGCCGCCGAAGTCGGTCTCGGCCTTCTTAGGCACGGGCTTGGTCTTCGCTTCCTGACGCAGCTCCTTTTCGCTCGGGCGCGTCAGGCTGTCGGTGCTGATCTTGTCGGGCAGACCGCCCCAGCGCTTCTCACGACCGATCTTGCCAGCCGTCTTTTCAGGCTTGACGCCATTGGCCGGCAGATCGCGCTCTGCCAGGAACTTCGCCCGGTTGGTCAGGGTGTCGCCCTCGGTCTTGGGGGCGAACTTCTCCTCGTGCGGGTAGGTCTCCTGGGGCGGAAGGCGCTTGGTCATCGCGGGCACGCGCTCGCGGTGATAGTCCTCCCAATAGAGCACCTTGCCGGCCTTCTTCTCCTCGGCGATCATCTTGATGGCCGGGCAGGTCTTGGCGCCGATGCACTTGGCGCATTCGGTGAAGGTGCCGTTCAGCCGCTTCTGCATGAACGCCTCGATGACGAACTGGCAGATGGCGTAGTTGACCGGACGCTCCAGCGTCTCGCAGCGGAAGTTGTAGGCGTTCTTGCCAGCCTTGCTTTTCGGAAACGTGAAAGCCATTACCAGCTCCCCCACAGCTCAGGTTGTTCGGTCGCGGCGGCCTCGCCGGCCTTGGGCTTGACGAACTGCGGCGCCTCGGGCGCCGGGCCGTCTTCGAGAAAGGCGCGCTGCTTCTCGTTGAAGGTCAGCCCCATTCGGCTGAACCAATCCTCGATGTCCTTGAGAGACCTGAAGTGGTTTGTCTTGTCGGTGTTTTCGTGATAGCCGTGATAGCCGCGCTTTTCGCGCTGCTTGAGAACCGACCAGAACTCCCGGCGAATTTGCTCCTCGGGGCCGGTGGACTTCTTGCTCTGGCCGAACATGCCGACCTTGCCCCAGCGCTGCACGAGGATCGCCCGGTGCGTCTCCTTGTTGACGATCATCAGCAGATCGTAATCCTTCGTGCCGCCGGGGTGCTTCAAATAACGGTGACTGACCTTGAGCACCCTCTCCTCCGTGTGTTGTGTCGCTCTCGCGATAGTGTCTTTATATCGCTTCGCGTCAGGGGATGCAATCAGCACTGACTTATTCCCTGTAGGGCGGTTTGAGCCGCCACTTCACGATCTGCCGCGGCGTCAGCGGCACCGCCTCGCGGTAGCAGCGCTGCACCGTCGCCACATCAACATCGGCAGGGTCTTTGCCGGGCGGCAGCAGAGCGATGCGAATGGCGATGCCGACGCGCATCAGGAGCTCGCCGGCCTTGATCGCGTCCTTGATGACCTTGGCCTCGCCGTCCCACATGATGACGGCCTCCTGAAGCCCGGTCTGTGCCAGGCGCATGAAGCGGCCGTATTGATCATTGCCTGATGACGACGCTGACAGATGCTTGCCGAAGGTGCCGACGGGCACCACGTCGCGCAGGTCTTCAGCCTGATCGAGCGCCCGCTTGACCGCCGCCACGTCAAAAGCGCCCTCGGCGATGACGATGCGCCTGGCGTGGTTGGCGTTGTGCCCGTTGTAAATGAACCGCCCGGTGCCCGGCAGCGCGCTCGGGAACAGGTATTTCTTCTCGCTGTCGCCGGTCACGTCGCGACCCTGGTAGGTCACGAGATCGCCGTCCAGGTCGTAGACGGGGATGATGACGCGGCCCGAGAAATTCTGCACGCCGTTGGTGCCATCGGGCTTCTTGTAGACGTGGAAGCCCTCGTGGCAGTAGCGCAGGTGGAAGTAGCGCGCGATCTCGGCGTCGAAGCCGCGCTTCTCCAGATAGAGAAGGTTCTGGCCGTCCTCGGTGGGCAGCTCGATGGAGGCGGGCAGCTTGCACGCCGTCTCCTCCTGCACGGCGTATTCGATCTTGCGCTTGGGCCGCCAGCCAAGCTCGCGCGCCAGGCTCTTGAGGTGATCTTCGACCTCGCGGGGGCCGCCGGCGCCGATGTGCGCCTTGATAAAGGAGAACTTGTTGAAGGTCGCCTGACACGAGCCCGAGAAGCAGTTGCCCAGGCCCGTGTCGGCGTTGAGATAGACCTTCCACTTCGAGGCGCCGCAGACCGGGCATTCGCGGACGTTGAACTGCTCACCCGAATGCCCGGTCGTCGCCTTGTAGTCGATACCCTCGAAGTCGAGGAAGAACTCCAGATCGACCCTCTCCAGAAGCTCGTTGAGCTCCTCACGCATTCGCTGTTTCTCCGTGTTGCTCGTTTGCTGTCTTTACAGCTTGCGCGAAAGCGCTAGGGCTTGAAAGTGGCGGCTTGCTTTTTGCGCTTCTTCGCCTCGCATCGGACGCACTTTTTGTCGGCCGTCCAGACGATGCACTTGCAGGTCCGACAGGGCATCGTCTTCACGAAGGCCCGTCGCGCCCAGCGGTGCGGGCACCGCTTCTGCTTGCCGCCACCCTGACACTGCCCTTGTGGGCAGGCGCAGGGATGAGCCACCAGGCTCACCACATCGGCGGGCAGGTCACGTTTCATTGCGCCGGTCGATGATGCAGTCGGCCGCCATGACGCCCAGGATCGCCGTCGCCGCCGTGAACCACCGCGCAACCTCGATAATCGACGGGTTAGCGAGCGCGCCCACCCAGGCGCCGGCGGTGACGATCGTCGCCACGAGAGCCAGGGTGACGATCAGAAGTCGAAGAAATCGCGCGATCATGACGCCTCACTTGTTCCAGGGCCGAAAGCTGTTCACGTCCTCGATCGACGGAAACGTGCCGCGGAAGCAGAAGCCGCGATCATCGATGTAGAGCACGCTCGGCGGCTTCTCGGTGGGGAAGCGCAGGGCAGCCATGAAGCGGTTCACCTGCACCGGATCGAAGTCGAAGTGATTGGTGGCGTGCTGCCGCAACCAGCGCTTCATAGCGTCGATGCCGCCCGGCTGGTTGGAGCGCGCCGAAAAGATATTGACGGTGAAGTGCTTTGCCGCCTCTTCCAGCCATTCCAAGGCGCCGGGCACCGGGCCGTCGGGGATGATATGCGCGGCCTTCCAGCCCGAGTTGTAGCTGTGGATCACGCCATCGAAATCCACGCACACGCTCTTGCGAGCCATTACCTTCCCTCCAGTTGCTTGACGGCGGCCGCGAGCGCCAGCTCGGCGGCGGCCGGGGTGATGACCACAGAGCGGTCGTCGCGCTTGGCCGCGCTCAGCGTCTTGAGCGTGCGGACCTTGAGATCACCGCGGCCGGCGACCTTGGAGAGCGACTGAAGCCACTCCTTCTGCTCCTTGTTGGCGGCGATGAGAATGGCGCCGGGCAGCGCCATCTTGATGATGCGGACGTGCTCGTCGTGGTCGCGCGGGCGCCCGGCGATGAGGCGCATTAGCTCCGCCAGGTGCGTGCCCTCCAGAGCCTTACTCGCGCTCATTGCGCTTCTCGTGCCGAACGATGAGGCCGACGGCCAGAGCGACGCCGCTGACCACGATGTAGAGAGCCATGCGTGGCTCACCGAAGGTGTCCCTGACGAATGTCAGCGCCGCGCCAAAGGTGAAGGCGGCCCAACAGATGCCCAGCACCCAGCCGACGCCCATCATGAAGTTGTTCATGTGCCTCACTCCAAGCCGATGATCTTCCGCAAAAACTTGCCCCTCTCCAGGTCTTGCTTGATCCGCACCGTGAACTCGCCTTTCTGGTTGCGACTGGCGGCAAAGAACAGCCGGCTCTCGCCCATCGCCTTTTCCTCGTCGGTGGCGTTGATCGAGATCACCAAGTCGGCGATGCGGATCTTGTTGAAGTCCTCGGCCACGTCGGTCATCTTCGCGACCGCGGCCTTCGCGCCCTCACGGTTGGTCTGCGTGGCGGTCAGAACGGCCAGGTCTTCCTCCTGGGAGATCGCGCGCAGGTCCACGTAAATCATGCGGCTGTTCTCGCGCGGCTCCTGGGTCCAGCGCTCGGGCGCCATGAGATCGCCGTAGTCGACCACCACCAGGTCGAACTTCAGCCCTTCCCCGGCGTAGCGATGAATGAGACGCCGCAGATCGGACGCCTTCATCGAGCCGGTGGGGTATTCGTGGATCTTGAGGGCGCCGGCCTTCTTCTGCGCTTCCTCGACCTTCTCCTTGACCTCGTGGAGCTTGTCGCCGAGCTCCTTGTAGGCCAGAGAGGAAATGTTGGCGTCGAGACGCTCGGCGATGATGCGCGCCGAGACCTCAAGCGTGCAGTAGAGCACGTTGTAGCCGGCAAGGGCCGCGGCGCGAGCGAACTCGACCAGGGCCGTCGTCTTGCCCGCCTTGGCCGCGCCCATAAGCACGCTGAGCTCCTGACGCCCCCAGCCGTGATGGTAGAGCAGCTTGTCGAACTTGGTGGAGCCGGTGGTGATCCCCTTGGGCTTGAGTGTGCCGCTGATGATGTCACGACGCTCGGCAGCGCGGTTCTCCGACTCCTCGAAGAAGTCGTAGCCCTTGCGTTCGCTCTGGGCGCCCACGTCCATCGCCTTGCGCACCAGGTCGCCGATCTTGTCGAAGTTGCGCTTCTCCAGCTCCTCGGCGCTGGTCAAAATGGCGTGCGTGAGCGCCTGGTGCCGCGCAAACTCGGCCACCTTGTCGATCACGAAGTCGCGGTTGGACACGTCGGTCTTCTTGATGAGCTCGCCGAGCTTCTTCTTGACCGGCTCCTTCATCTCCTCGCGAAAGCCCTTCGACGCGAAGCGATCGCGCAGCAGCGCCACCATCGTCACGTTGTCGGGCACGCTCTTGTAGCGCTTGAAGTAGCCCAGGCCGAGATCAGCCAGGCAGGCCGTCGCCTCGTCCTCGAAGTAGCCGGGCTCGATCAGACTGTCGGTGCGCCGGTTGAACTCCGCGTCGCGCAGAATGAGCGCGGCGATCTTGCTCTGGAAGCCGGCGTCGAACTCGAAGGTTTCCTTCTCTTCGGTGCTCAAGGCGCCTTACTCCGCCGGGAAGGTGTAGCCGACGATGGCGTGCTTGAAGATCGTCGAGGTGGTGCCGTCATCGTTCTCGACCTTGACGGTGAACTGATCGGCCTCCAGCAGCTTCACTTCCAGGCGCACGTCGCCGAGATCGATCCAGACCATCCGCTTGTCCGCAGCGGCCTTGTTCAGCTCATGCTGATGGCTCCAGCGCGGCTTGCGCGGGGCACGGGCGTTCTTGGGGGCGCGCAGGGCTTCCTGGGGCTTGCGCATATGCGTCATGCTGTCTCTCCGTGTTTGCGTGCTGTGTCGCTGTCTGCGTTGTGAGCTTCTTTTATAGCGTCAGCGCTGACTTACTTCAACTGGCGATCTCATGCGCCCGTTCAAGAACCCGCTTGCCGAACCGATGCTCTGCAATGCCCTCGTGATAGACGCCGCAATCATAGACCAGGCTCGCAAGAGCGTATTCCGGCGCCGCGCGCTTCTCGATCTGCTCGGAAATCCAGGTCTGATGATCGTCCTGGTCAGGATGCCCTTGATAGCTGGACGGCAGGAACCAAGGGTCGCTCGCGACGTAGATGCGGGCGCGGGTCATTTCGAGCCAGTGCTCGTTCATGGCGTCGAGCATTTCGGGGTGATAGAGGTGGCTCGGCCGCGGCGCATAAGAGCGATTGTGCCGGTAGCAGAACTGCATGGCGAAGTGCAGGCCGGTGCCGTAGGGGATGCCCTTCTCGTCGAGAGCCTGGCGGGCCTTCCAGAAGCCGGTGATGTCGGCCTTGCGCAGCTCCATGAAATCGGTGCCGCGGTAGCCCTTGACGAAGGGAGCGCGCTCCACATCGGCATAGCGGGCGACCGCGGCCTGGATCGCTTTGGTGAAGAACGCCACGAACAGATAGGTGGCCTTCACATGATGGAGGTGGCGATAATCGAACCACTTGGTCCGATACAGGCCCGCCTCCTTCTTCAGCAGATCCTTGTTGACCCGCTCCAGGGCGAGCCGTTCAGCCTCTTCGTCCGTCAGATCGTGACCGAAGTAGTCCTCGATCAGAGTGTCGCTCATGCTGTCCACTTCTCCCAAGGCCGGGGGCCTTCGCTGTCGTCGTTGCTCGCGTCGTTATGATAGTCGTCGTAGCGCAGGATCACTTCACGGGCCAACCCGCTGCGCATCACGTCATCGACGGTGAACTGGAAGGTGGCGAAGCCGGGGCAGCCCTTCATGCGCCGGATCATGTCGCTCAGGCCGTCCTCGCGCTTGAGGTCGTCGCGCTGGCTGGTGTCGCCCTCCACGATGACCTTGGCCTTTTCGCCGATGCGGGTGAGGAACAGCTTCATCTGCTTGGGCGTCGCGTTCTGCGCCTCGGTCATGATGACGCCGGCGTTGAAGGTCAGGCCGCGCATGTCGGCCAGAGGGATGCCCTCGACCTTCTTGGACTCGACCAGGTATTCGAAGAAGCCCTGGCCCATGGCCCGTTCGAAGTGCTCGCGCAGCGGCCGGACGTAGGCGGCATACTTCTCATCGATGTCGCCAGGCCGGAAGCCCAGCTCCTCGTCGCCGGCCTCCAGCGCCGGGCGGGTGAGAATGATCTTCTCGATATCCTTGGCGAGATAGAGTTCCGCGATCTCCTCGACGGCGATAGCCGTCTTGCCGGTGCCGGCCGGGCCGCGACAGGCGGTGAGCTGATTGGCTTGAATGACGGCGCCGTAGTTCTTCTGAACCTTGGTGCGATCGAGACGCTGAGCCTTGATCGGCGGAACTGGCCTGTCTTCTGCGCGATGCAGCGGTGTCAGCCCTTGGACCTTCTCCTCCTTCTTCGCGTGAAAGCGCTCGCGGCGACGGTTCTTCGGCATAAATCACCCCGTATTTAGACAGTGACGGGCGCCCGTCGCCCGTCACGCCTTCAGTATAACATCAGCGCTGACTTATCATCGACCACGAAGGACGCGCAAGTGCTCCAGACCGTCGTGCAGGTCGTCGAAGAAGATGGTCTTGTCACGCGCCGGGTCATGCACGACCGCCGGCACCTGAAACGGCATGTTGCGCCGGAAGCCCTTCTTCTTGGCGAAGCGATCGACCTCCTTGTAGGCCGGGAGCTGAATGCCGTGGATGGGACGATGCTTGCCCAGCCATTCCCGCTCGATCGTCACATGCCCCGCAACGTGCGTGTGACCGCCCCAGAACACTTCTTCGCCGCTCCAGCGCTCCAGCATCCACGAGAGCACGCCATGCGCCGCGTTGAAGCGCGAGTGCCCAGGGAAGATGTGCCGCGCCAGATGCACGAAGCTCCGCCCGCTCGGGGTGTTGAGCCGGACCCGCACCTCGTCCTGATCGTAGAGATCGGTCAGGCCGTGCTCCTTGAGCATCTGCTTGAACACATCCACACCGCCGCACATTTCGGCCCAATCGAGGTGATTGCCGCCGATGATGGCGACCAGCGACGGCGCCAGGATGTCGATGTAGTGCTCCATCAGACGCCAGGAGTCCTCATGAGTCATCACGTCCTTACGGCGGGCGCGCTCCAGGCGGCCGATGATGAAGTTGTCGATGGTGTCGCCGATCGAGATCGCGTAGGCATCAGGCTCCTCGGCGATAGCCTGAGCATCGTCGAACGCCTTGCGCAGATTGGCACCGGGGTTGTTGAGGTGCTGATCGGGCAGGCCGGCGACGAGAAAGGGGCCGGGACTGTTGATCGACACGTCGATAATGGCGCGCTCAGCGTCGTGGGCGGCAACCCGGTCGCTGTGATGGATGGCGCGGTCAATCAGGATGTCGAGCGGCTCTGTGGGGTCTGAGAGGCGCGCGAAGTCGCGCTTGCTGGCGTCGAGCTTGCCGTCGTCGGCGTTGGGGCCGCCGCGATAGATGACCTCAGGCACATCGTCGCGCCCCTGGCGACGGAGCCGACGCAGCATCACGGCCTTGTTCTTGACGGTCTGCACCTTGATGCCGAGCTCCTGGCCGACGGCGGCCAGGGTGGGGAAGTTCGTGGTGTCGTTGTAAACTTCCGCGAAGCGGTCGTAAGTCATCGGTTCCGCAGCCTTTCAGTTGATGCTGAAACGCGGGCAGGAACCCGTGCTTCTTAATATATAAATACTCTCTAACCTTAAATGTAGAGTATCTATAATTAAAGAGCACGGGTCCGAACCCGCGTCAGTTTTGTCGGATGATGTCGATCTGGTCACAGAAGTTCTTCAAGCGACCGAGATAATCCCATGCTGCCGGTGCCGTGTCGATCGGCAGACGCTCTTGGAAGTCCTGTGCGACTTCCGGCCCCGCGACGGGGCAGGCAGGCGGCTTATGAACCGCGCCCACCGTCTCGCATCCAGCCAAGAACGTCATCAGGCCGAGCAGCAGGGCGGCTCGCGGCATCCAATAGTTCATCGTTCACCTTCGCCTGGCGCTTGAGGGCCTCGCGCTGGGCGTCGCTCTCGCCGGCTTTGCGGCCTCCGAGGTAGACGCCCAGTGCAAGCACGATCTTGGCGAGGAAAGCCGAGACGGCCTGCCACATCAGTCAGCGGCCTTGCCGGGATTGTCGCGGACCTTAACGCCGAGCACGGTGGCGGCGCGCTGGATGAACTTGACGATCTTGTCGTCGGTCTTGGTCGGCGTGATCTTGGCGATGCGATCAAAGGCCAGGATCAGCAGCGCGGCGATGCCGGCGATCTCGGCCCAAGGGGCGTTCTGGATGATGTCGAGCACGGCTTGTTTCCTTGTTCAGTCAGTTGTGAGTTATGCTTTAGCCGACGATCTCGGCAGCACGTCCGGTGGCGATCAAGCCCAGAGCTTCCAGCTCGACGATGCCGCCCTGAACAACAGAATCGTTCAGGTCAATCTCACCCTGGCCGTTGATGAACGCCCAGAAATCAGACACCACCTCGTCGGTGCTGGCGTTGATGGCATCGCGCTCCGTCTGGGTGAAGCGGGCCTTGAACTCGAACCGCTTGAGGGTCGGCTTTGGAGCCACGTAGTCGGGGTCGTCCACCACGGTCAGCGTGGTCAGGTCCACCTTCTTGCCCAGCATGGGACCGTCAGCCGCGAGGGCGGCGATGTCGGCAGGAACGGCCTCGCCGTAGATGCGCTCCAAGATGCCTTCTGGAGTGGTAATGCAAGAGGTAGTCTGAGCCTGCTCGATGACGCCGGTCGTGGTCCTGTAGATGAAGAACTGCATCGTCATGTCTCCTTACGACGCCTTGATGCCGACGTAGTTGTATTCAAAATAGACTGTATAGACTTTTCCTCCGGAATTGCTGTCGATTGGAATTT